TCACCATTACGCACAGCTTCAGGTTCACTCCAGGGCCCTACGGGCTCTAGATTGAATAAACTATATAGAGATTAAATGGAATATAAGAATTCGATCTCCCTTTGGGAGGAGATCGAATATATTGATGCACTTTTTTTTTAATTAGAAGACTATATAGAGTACGTAGGTTAAATGTTTAATTTAAAGTGTAGTTTTGCTCTTCTACTAACCTTAAATCCTTACAATTGAATGAAGATTATAAAGGGTATCCCTAGTCTTCAATTTTATGTAACTGGATTCTGTATTGGAATCTATAATAGATTAATTAAAACTTTATAAAATTATGATTAAAGATAAGATTATTGTACCTAGAGGAATTAGGTATATAGGAGAATGGAAAGATTTCTGTTTTTCTAATTTTCCAAGTAAATGTATAATAAACAAACAACTTCCAGGATGTGGATTTACTGAATACTGTATTAATGGTCCTGAGAATGTTATCCTATGCAGTCCTAGAAAAATGTTATTAGAAAATAAAAAAGGACAGCATGAAAATGATGTATATTTAGTAGTTAATGAAATGGATAAGGATCCAGATTCTGATAAGGATATTAGTAAAGATACTAAACCAAAAGAATTTGTATTAGTAGAAGAGAAAAAAGATAATTCTGAAATCTATGAAAGACTATATAGAGAGATCGATACTTATACCTATCAAAGATATTTATCAGGTTTACCAGCCAAAATCCTCGTAACCTATGACTCATATAGGATTGTTAAAGATATTCTTGAAAAATTAAGGATTTTTGAAAGATTTGTGACAGTAGTAGATGAATTTCAAAGTATCTTACATGATGCTCGCTTTAAAAGTAATACTGAAATGAGATTTATGGAATATCTTAAACAATCTCCAACGGCATACTTTGTTAGTGCAACTCCTATGATGGATGAGTACCTAGAAATGTTAGATGAATTTAAAGATCTTCCTTATTTTGATTTAGATTGGTATAGTTCAGACTCTAGTAGAGTAATCAAACCAAAATTAGATATTTATCTAATGAGATCAGTTGGTGAAAAAGCTTCAGAAATTATTCAAAAGTATCTTTCAAAAGACTTTGATGAAGTAGTAGTAATGAGAGATGGTCAACCTGTAAAAGTAGTATCAGATGAAGCAGTATTTTATGTAAACAGTGTGAATCATATTATATCTATTATCAAGAAAAATGAATTAACTCCAGAACAGGTAAATATTCTTTGTTCTAGAACTGATGATAATGCTAAAAGAATAAAAAGAAAATTAGGAAAATCTTTTACAATAGGGAAGGTACCTAAGAAAATAGAGAAGCCAAAGATGTTTACCTTCTGTACACGTACCGTTTATTTAGGTGCAGATTTTTATAGCTTATGCGCTAAATCATTTATCTTTAGTGATTCTAATTCAGATTGTTTAGCAGTTGATATTAGTGAAGATTTACCACAAATTTTGGGGAGACAAAGACTATTCAATAATCCTTGGAAAAATAGTGCTACTTTCTATTATCGTACTACTGCAGATTATAGAGAAATGAAAAAAGAAGATTTTCAAGCAATTCTAGATAGAAAAAATAAAGCAACAAATGATTTACTATTATCTTATAAATCTACACCTGATACTGCAAAATTTTCATTAGTTAAGAAATTCGAAGAAGCAGTACAAATTAAAAATTATCTTAACGATTATATAGCAGTCAATCACATAATTAACTCTAATGGAGATATTATCTTAAAACCTGTTATTAATAAACTTGTACTAGTAAATGAAATTAGAGCTTTTCAGATTCAACAAGTAGATTATAGAGATAGATTTAGTGTATTTAGTTCAATTCATTCTAGTTTAACAAAAGATGATATATTAAATAGAGATGTAACAAGATTTTTATGCATTTATGATACATTAACAACTATTTATGATAAACTTAAAATGTTATGTGAATACCCTGTTTCTAGAGAAGTAATAGATTTAGTTTTACAACAAATAATAGATTCTGATGAAGTTAAATCTTACTATTTAGCTCTAAGTCCACAAAAGTTAAAAGCTTTGTCCTATAATTCATCCAGAATAAAGAAAGAACTTGGGATAGTAACATTTAGTCCAGAATTACTTAATAACACAATTCATCAAAATTTTAATCCAGGAGAAAAGTATAGTTTATCAGATCTTAAGACAAAACTAGGAAATTTATACTCCAATATTAATTATACAGCAACTCCAAAGGCTAATGATATTCTTAATTATTTCGAAGTAAAAGAGGTTCAAAATACTATGTTAGTAGATGGAGTAAAGAAACGAATTCGTAGTTATGAATTATTAAAAAGAAAATAACATTAAAAGCCTTATATATGATATTATAAATTAATAAAATATGAAAAAGAAGAGAAGAATATTTGAAGATCATGAACTTACAGATTATTATAAGGATCGAAAAGTATTAATAGAGATTACAAAAAAAGTTTTTCAGAATCTCATATCACTTACTACATCAATATAGAGTTATTGAGAAATAAGTATCTAAATTATACTGATTATGTAGCTGAACGTAGTATGTGCTTAATAGATCATTCAATTATATCTTGTTCAGAAGATTTAAATGGGTTAATGAGAGTTCTTTTGCAACATAAGTGTAAGAGAGCTAAGAGGTGGTTATTGAAAGTATTATCAAGTTATCCATTTAGAGGAACGGGTCATATTGTAGGAGAGTACATAGATCAGGAGACAGGATTTTTAGATATAGAGAAAGCTGAGAGAGATCAAGAAGAAATTTGGAGAAAAGAGAGTAATTAGTTTTACTCTCTTCAATTTATTATTTTTATATAACTAATATGATAATTAAACGAAATTTAATTCAAAAGGAATTTGCAGAAACTAGAACAGATTCATTATACTGCGTGTCCAAATATAATGATGAAATAGGATATGAGTTAATCAAAATGGCAGAATTCTATGATGAAAGGAATAGTAATTTAGAACACTGGATGGAGCAAATAGATGGATTTATTGATAGGATTAAAACTCAAGGAAAACTAGCTGTTCCATCTAATTCACCTCAATACGGATTTATTAAAATTGAAGATAAAGGTGTAATAGAAAGTAAATTAGGATCTGATTTTGTGGAAAAATATGTTGAAGATTCTGCAATAGATTATATAAATAGTCTAAAGAATGATATACTTAAGATGAAAAATTCTGGAGAATTAAAATATGTAGGTGCTATAAAAGCAAGAGGAGGATTTACTTATGACTCAGAAACCTACAGATCATTTTTCAAGTATATCGCTCTTTGTTTAACAGGACAAATGGACTATTCTTATAATAATTGTAATATTTATTTGAAATCCTCTAGTCTGTGATAGATCGGAGGATTTTATTTTTTTTTATTAAGAGAAAAAGAAAACGAGGAAAATTAAGTCCTCGTTTATTTTCTTTTTATTGTTATTAATTTACCTACCAAATTATTCTTCGCCCATTCAATAAAATCATCCCTGGTAAGTATTCTATCGTAGGACTTATAATCTACACCCCAATCATCCCAACGAAAACTAATTCCAAAACTCATTAGGTAATTCTGATAATTGTAATCTGAAACACTAGCCTTATCGTATAATAATAAAACTAGGTAGTAAAATTCTATAAACTTTTTATCACCAAGAGTTCTATATCTATCTAAAAGTTGTATAATGTAAGTTTTAAATTCTTCCAAAGACATCCTCTGTATATCTGGAAAACTAATTAATAACCTTTTTCTCTTCATAACATATATAAGAAATTAAAGCTCCTGTAACATTTTTTCGAGGACTAAGGAACCCATGTGATCCCCCTCCACTCCATGCTTCGCATTACGTTACGGGTCGCTAACGCTCACAAGACTGAATAAGATATATTAGGAGTTCTAGGACACCCCTTTGGCCCTTCAGGCCAGGGGGTGGTGTCTCCATTTAATATTAAATGGAATTTTTTCTTATTAGAAGTATCTACATAGTATATGGTTAAATAAACTAAGTTTAAATGACTATTTTGCACCTATAATTACAACCAAAGAAGACTTGATAACAGAAATAAAATCTTTTAACCCTTGATTTTCTTATATATGTAAACTTATAATAAAATAGAATAATGGAAACAAATGAAAGAGAGATTACACTAACAAAACAAAGATCTGTTAGTTTAAAAAAGGGTTTGAGTAAATTAAGAGTAGAAATTGTCTGGAAACCTAATTCTAGAGCTCTTAGGAATAGTAATTATGACTTTGATGTAGACTTAATTACTGTCGAACTCAATAAAAATGGAAAGTGTCCTAGCCCTGATCATTTAGTGTTTTATTCTAGCCTACTTCAAACTTCGGATGGAATGTTAACAGATCCATTTGAAGCAGTACAGTATGGTGGAAACAATACAGGTTCAGAGGATGAATCTGGGGATGATGGACTTTGTAGTGAAGAGGTTATAATTTATCCAAAGAAAGTTGATCCTGAAATAACTGATATCTTATTCTTGGTTAATATTTATGATTCAGAAACAAGAGAGCAAACATTTAAGATGATTGATGGTGCTGAAGTTAGGGCCTATGAAGACGGTAAGGATATTGCTAAGCTCGTATATCGTCTTGATGATGACTATAAGAATGATACTACTTTAGTCTTTGGAAAACTTTCTAGGATTGAAGGAAGTAGATGGGAATTTCAAGCTCTTGGTGAAGGATCTAATCAGACATTATGTATGGTCTTAAGTTTAAAGAGTCTGATTTAGATGTTGCGGATAGTTAGAAGTATTAGAGTAATTCCTAAAGATTTTATTCTAAATTCACGCATAATTCATATTTATACATTCTTAGATATTAACACTAGGGAGCAAGTATCATTTAATTCAACTCAAACCTTAGGAAGAATGTTTAAAGGAGATTTTAAGCGGAATTATGATATATTTCTGAGGTACTTTGTTAATCGAGAGACAGCATTTTCCCTAAGTTTTTGTGGGGTAGATGTTAAATATTTCTTAAGAGGAGATGGTACTCTGAGTCCTTGTGATCCTGAAACTTATCTTAAAATTTGGTTTGTTTCTAGTAAGAGACAGGGAACAAATATAAAAGATATAATTTTGAAGAGAAAGAATGTTAAAGTATCTTGGGGAGGTATAGAAACTCACTCAGGTCTCATAGAAAAAGAGGAATTACTAGTTACAGGAATTTCGAAGGATGATATTCTAGATCTTCTCTCTGATCCGGAAACAACAACAGATTTTAACACATACTTAGAAATAAATTTACTTAAACATTATAAATTATTGTAATTATGGAAGAAAGAGTGATTAGCTTAAGAAAAAATGGTACAAGAACAATTAGCCTAAGAAAAAATCAAGAAACAGAAGGTGAAAACTTTGATTATGTTTATGTAGGGCTTAGATGGGCTCCGGCAGTAATCAAAGGTGGAGTAACTGGAAGAAAGACTCATGTTGAAAGAAAGACAGTTAAGACAGGTAACTTCTTTCAAAAACTATTTGGTACAGGTCCATCAGAGATAATCGAAACTGAAGTAGTAGATAATCCTGGAACACTCCGACCTGATAAACAACTTGATATTGATCTTGATGCTAGCGTTGTAATGTTTGATAAGTCTAAGAAACAGTATGATATTGTTTATTACGGACATCAAATTTCTAAAGATGGTTCAGTTGCTAGTTTACTTGGTGATGACTTAACTGGAAAGAATAACTCAAAAGGTGATAATGAGTTAATTCGAATGGAGCTTGGAAAAGTTGCGCCGGAAGTAAAATATATGGCTGTGATTTTGAATATTTATCAGCACATGGGAAGAGATCCTAAAGCGCTTGTATTCGATCATATTCCTTCGGCGACTATGAAGATCTATAGTTCGGATATGAAAGTAACAGATAGTAATAAGATTAATCAACTTAAGACTTTCGCCGACTTCCAGATCGACAATAATCCAGACTTTATTGGTAAGAAAGCATTAGTTCTTGGTACTTTTGTTAGAACTGGAGAAGGAAACTCTTGGAAATTCTCATTATCAGGAGCAATGACAACTGAAGAAGGAATTCAAGAGATGATTAAAGGTTCAATAAAAGCTGCTCTTAAGGAACTGTAATATAGAATAAAATTAAGAAGAAGATAAATCAAAATATCTTCTTCTTTTTTGTTTGTTCGGGGAGGAGAAAAAAAAGAAGATAGGATTTTTGAATGTCCTATCTTCTATATTTTATTAGAGTCCTCTTACTTCAAAGCTTGTTTTAACGAACTCTGCTCCACATAATAATCTGGCAAGTGATACTACTTTTGTTGTTAGATTCACTTTCGTAGTTTTTCCAGATTCTACATTAATTACATCACCTCCTTCAATTGTTGCATCTCCAAGAGGTTTTACATCTTTTATATAACCCAAAGAAAAACAATCTCCGTTTGTATTCTCTAGGTTTGAAAGATTTAATGTTCCGACTCCTGTATCCATTGTAAGAGGAGCCAGTTTATATTTTCCTGATTGTCTGTAATAGTAATCTAGCGGTTTTCCTTCATTGATCAACTTCGTCTTTCCTTTCGAAGTCTTTAACCTATACACAATTCCTCCGATCACCAATACTGCAATTCCGCCAAAGATCAGTAATTTAACTGTTTTCTTACTTAATCCTTTCTTCTTTTTTTCGTCTTGTTCTTCTTTCATAATCTTTTAATTTTTATTTAATTATTTATACATTAATAAGGCTTTGAGGGGAGAATAAAAAGGAGGGAAATTTTAACCCTCCTCTTCTACTTTAATAATATAACCTCCAAATAAATCTTTATAAGTTTCTTCAAAATCCTTCATTGCTTCTTCGAATTTTCCTTCTCTAAATTTATCTCTCAGTTTTGATTTCTTTGCGATTAACCATCTAGATTGTGTTATGCCATATCTTGCTAACATAACCCATTCTCCATAATTAAATTTGAGTAAACTTTTTCCAGCCGTACATTTAAAAGTAACAGCTATAAATCCAGTATTAAGTGCTACAGCTTCTAAGTGAGTATAAAATAACATTCTTCCGAGTTTTGATCCTTCTATAGTATTTAAATTTACCATAGGGATTACTTTCTTTATTGTTAATTTACCTTCAGATTCATTTATTAGTTTTATTGCCCAACATACTCTTACTAGGATATCTGTTATTAATGCAGCTGGATATGTTGAAAGGTGATATCTAAAATCATATCCTTCCAGGTACATTTTCTCAACTATTCCAAAAATCAATTGTCCATAGTCGCCGAAATTTTCCAGGTATCCAATCACGAAAGTAAACGGCGCTGGTAATCCTCTGGTTCCATTTACATCTGAAAGTTGATGTTTTATTACTAGATTAAATGCATCTACTAATTTTTCAGCAACTCTTTTATTTCCGTCTTTAAAAAATCCTTCCATATCTATTGTTCGAATTTCTCCAGAGTCCATAAAAGTCGCCGTATTTTTCATCGTGTCTTTTATTCCTGTTACTATACCGGCGGGACTAGGATCATGACCTACTCCAGTAATATGATGAAGATTAGGTGATAGTCCTTTGATCTTATGTCCAGCTCTCTCTACAAATTTCTGAGAGTTAACTGATTGATCAAATGTTACTTTAGCCTGTTTTTCAAGTTCTTTCACTGTCTCTTCTGAAAGTTTATTATCGAAAAAACTCTGAATCATTCCCGAAATTCCTGAAACTTTCTCCGGACCACCTCTAAATACCATATCTACCGCAAAACCTACCATTGCTGAACCTATACAAATTAAATGTTCAGTTTGGTCTAAGTCTACTGTATCCTTGAACCTCTGATCTAATGTTTTATAAGATTCTGCCCAAGGATATATACCACTAAAATTCGGTTCTGGGTTTATTTCTTGTTGTGCTGCTAATACTAAGTGCTCAAACTTAGGGAGAATTAGTAATTTTTCCTCTCGAACCATCATCTTATTGTTTAATTCTTCGAGAGCAAATTTTTCTCTTATCTCCATAACGTCTTCATGATAACCTTTAGAAATCAAAACATTTTCTAGAAATGCTACTCTTTGTTCTGCAGATTTCCTTAGATTTATTAGTTGTTGATTATTAAAGGACTGATCTCTTGTAAGTTTATTTATAACCTTACCAGAATTTTCTAAAAATTCTTTCATACCACTTTCCTCCTTTCTTTTCTTGTTCATTAATTTTTTCAATTATTTTCTCGGTTAACGCGTCTCCTTGTTTAACCAATTCTGAAATCTCCCAAATATCTTGTCGATTATCTGATATTGCCATTGATAATCTTATGATATTATCTTCGATTTTTTCACACTGTCTTTTTAGTTCGGCAGTTTCTTCTTTCTTTTTATTTCTTCCAAATAAATCCATAATATTTTAATTTTTTAAGTTATTGTTTCTAGGGTTGTAAAAAGAAAATCTATAAAACTCTACTATATATCAAGTTCTATAGATTATTCCATACATTAATAAGGCTTTGAAGGGACAAAAAATAAAAACCTACTCATCTTCACAGACTTTCGGTTTTCATCAATTATTAGTGGGATTATAATGTTTCTAATTTACATCCTAATTCCTCTTTCAGCATAAATTCATTAAGCAGATTTATTCTTGTCTTGATTCTCTTAACTAAATCTTGATCAAATATATAACTGCTTAAGTTTTCTGCTCCGATGGATATTGTCGCTAATTGGATCCACTTCGTTAATTCAGTGAGCGATCCATTATAATATATTCTATAAAATCCATCTCTTTCGGTTATCATAGACAATGTTTCAGTTTCTGGAAAGATATTTTTTATTTCTTCCAGAGTTAGTGATAGTCTACAATCTACCCATTTTATGTTATTCTTGGGATTGAATTTTTCTTTGATTTCATCCCAAGTTTTCCATCCTCCTTCATTTAATCCTACTGCTGCTCCATATCTTACTACAGAAAATTCAGCTCTTTTTCTTAGGATTCCTTGAAGTTCAGTTTTTGATACATCATATCCTAATTTTCTCAAATTAGTACACAATGAATCAATATCTACCGCTTTATAGCTATGTTCAACAATTATTCCTGCAGCGTAATAATATAAATCTTCATAGGAATCTTCTTTAATCATTTTCTTATCAATGACTGATTCCTTCATTACTATTGCAGAACTAGTCTTACTTACTAATACTTTCGGTTTTTCTTTACCACTTAAGAGTTTTAAATATTCTCTTTTTGGTTCTTTTCCTGTAATCTTTCTGTATAATTCACAACAGATAGATAAGTCTTTTTCCGCTTCTCTGAATACCAACTTATCATTTCTTCCGTCATAATATACATTTAGCGTTACTGAATGTTTTGATAAACCATTTACCCAAGTTTTTATTTGGATTTGATTTATTCTTTTCACACCTAATACCTTGGCAACATTATTTCCAGTTACTCCGTCACCTCTGTTATATGTAATAGAATAACTTAGCGCTTCCATGATATTGTCTAAGGTGTTTATTCTAATTCTTTCTTCTTTATTCCTTTTCTTCGAGGGAGTAGTTATTTCTTCCGGTTCTTCTTTTATTTCCGGCTCTTTTCTTACTCTTCCCGATTCTTTTACTAATACCTTTTCAAGTATTTTTTCAGTGAAGATTTCAAACTCCTCGTCATTCATAGCTTCTTCATTTTTCAGCTTAATAACAAGTGAAGTTCTTTTTCCTTTCATTTCTTTCTTCACTATATTTAATTCACTGTTCATCCATGTGAATAACAACTCATCAGCTTTTCTCTTGATTAAAGCTTTATCCAAGCTTCTTCCAATTTCACTATGAACTTCGCTAATTAAGTTTTTTACATGTACGTCTGAGATAGTTTTATTTTCTCTAAGTGAATTTAACAGACCTCTTACCAATTTTTCCTGGTAAGCATTTTTTTCTAGTCTTTCCATTTTTTTTTATTTTTATTGTTTTACTTTAATTAACGGCATATTTCACAAACATATACTTCTATGATCGTATAGTCAGGAAATTCCGTTTGATCTTCTTTAACAGTTGTGTTACCAATAATAGTGTAAAGTACATCCTTACGACTAGGAGATAACACTACATCATCTGTTATTGTTTTGTACTTAACTCCAACTTTATCTAATGCGTTCTTATAAGGGACTCCATTCCCTAAAAATCTCATGTTAATTGGAGTATTTTCACTAATTTCTTTTAGTTCTTCAAGAGAGATAGTATAAAATATTACTTTCCCTCCTACTTTAAATACTTCTTCGAACATAGAACTGTGAAAAGTTCTATTAACCGCCCAATACTGACGTTGTTCTTTTTTAACACTTTCTTCCATATTCTTATTTTTAAGTTCTTTTTTGTGTCAATTTCCCATTCTGATAGGCTAAATTTTGAATTTGTCTCAGAAGGGATTTATTTATTGTTTGGAGATTTTGATTTTCTCCACGGACAATGTCTAACTTTTTTTGGGTTCTATGTGAATTAATTATACTGACAACCGCACATGTTAGACCTATTCCTATAAATGCTAATTTCCAATAATTTTTCTCTTTCTTTTTGTTTTCTTTTTCCATATTCTTTTAAATTCTTTTTACATATATAAGGCTTTCAAGGAATGAAACAAAAACCCCGATCTTCACAGACCAGGGAATTTTTTGATTTAAACAAAACTATCATTAATAAGGCTTTGAGGAGAATAAAAAAGGAAGCTTATAAAAGCTCCCTAAGTTTTTCCATTTTCATTTCACTATCAATTTGATCAAGGCTGATTTCTTCTGCTACTTTTCTAAGTAATTCACAGGTTTTTAAGAAATTTTCAACATCCTTTATAACATTTTCATCAGGACATTTAAATCTTGCAGTGTGTAACAGATCTTTAATTTTCCAAATAAGCATCTCGTGATTTCTTTGAAAATTTATGCAATCTTCACTGTACTTTTTTCTTACTTCCTCTATCCTATCAAAATACTCCTTTTTGAAGTCATTCCTCGTTTTCTCTAATGAATTGAAAGTTCCATTTTTGTACTCTTTGTATTTCTCGAAGAAATATTCTCTTTTAATTTTCCCCGATTTTTCTTCATAATCTCCTTGCTTAGCTAAAAACAAGTTGTGATTTATTGTCTCTACCCTCATTAATTCCATGAGACGTAAACAAATTTCTTCTTTTTCCATATCTGTTTTCTTTTAAGTTTATAATACACTTATAAGGCTTTTAAGTTATATAAGACATAGTGAAGAGAATACTTAAATAAAACAGAATCATAATATTTATTCATATATTTGTAATCTTCCAAGAAAGTCTTTCGATCCATCTTATATGGTGAAATTTGTTTAGGATTAGGAATTAGGTACTTGATATACTTACCTTTCTTAATCTTTTTCTCATGAAGTCTAAGTTCCTCAAGTTTTAATATATATGGTCGAAAAGATATCCAGTACCTAAGTTGTTTAATTCCAAATCTCTTATATTGTCCTCCTCGATTACTAACTTTTAAGACCATATCGAAGAGTATTCCCTTTTTAATTCTGTTATCTAGAATATTAAGTACTTTTTCTGGATCCTCCCAATGAGATCCTATAGTATCCATCATATGTTTTTTAGATCTGAATGGAAATTTTATGGGAATTATTATTTCTTGTTCGTTCCAAATCGAATATGGCGAGTTTATATAAATTTCTTTCATAACATATATAAGGAAAATAAAGGGAAGAACTTATAATCGTTCTTCCCCATTATATTATCTTTCGAAAAATCCTGGAGCGCTAACTTGTTGATTAAAGTTTCCAGATTCACCCAATCTCTGAGTTTTCTTTTCAAGCATCTGTAATCTTTCTTCGTAGTCAGTTCCATTATTTTCAAGAGTTGTAATCTTACCATTAATCTGTGTGATACTAGTATTAATCTTACCTATTTCAGTAGTTAGGTTAGTATTTACCTCTTCTATTTTTGTAGTTAGATTAGTTCCTAGTTCAGTTATTTTATCAGTAAGTGTTTTCTCTAATGTCTCTATCGTCTCCTTGAGTTTTTCATTTTCTGCTTCAAGTGCTGAAATATTATTCTCTAGGTCTTGAATGATAGTAGTTAGAGTTTTATTACTAGAATCAATTACTGCATTAGTTGTTGTTTGCAGAAATATATCTTCTCCGTTTTTTATTAATTTTGAAATCATACCTTTCTAAGTTTTGCAATTTCAGCCTCAAGTTCTTTTATCTTAGACTCAAGTTCATTAAGTTTTTCTTCTTTTGGATCGAGAGTTGCTACTTTAAATACTGCTGGAGTTCCATTAGCTTGGAAGAAACCGTTAGGAGCATTAACTTTACTAAATACAACAGCATCAGTAGTATCAATCTTAAGATGTCCTCGATTAGTTTCGTGAGGATTATCTCTTCTAGCAATGTGAGCGTTCATAGCTGCCTCTACTTCATCAATTCTCTTATTTAATTCAGCATCAGCGGCTTCACGTTCTTCTCTTTCATTTTCAAGCTCTTCCTGCCAATCGTATGTTCCATCACTCGGGCCTACTCTAAGTGATGGGTTACTACTGCTGGAAATTCTTACACGAGAAGTTAATAGTTGTGCCGAAGATGTTTTTTCGCTAACGGCACTAATAACTTCTTCCTCGTGAGTTTCTTCATCAGCAGAAATATCACTCATCATTATTCCTTCCGAGGCCATTCTTCCTGCAGATCCAACAGACATAAAGAATCCATTAGCTGTAACTTTAGAGAATGTAACTTCATCACTTTCTCCAACACCAAGCTGTTCACGAGTTACATTATGAGGATTATTTTTGTCTTGGATATGAGCATTAAGTTTATCCCAAAGATCGTCAATTCTCTTATTTATTGCTTCATCTGCTTCTTTTCTTTTATTTCTCTCTTCGGATATATCTTCACCCCAAGCAACTATTTTATCGATTTCAAGAAGAATTTGATAAGCTACTTTTGCAGATATTCCCCAGTTATCCCATTCAGTAGGTACTTCTAAGATTGTAGCTGGTCTCATTAATTCTTCTATAGTTCGAATCAAATCACGTCCAATACTTTTCTCTACAATAATACCATCATTCTTAACAATAAATGCAGTTCTTCTAAATTCATCTACATAAATAATATCATTCCAAATTGGATCTGATGCTGTCCAAGAAAAATCATTAGGATCACTAGAAGTTACAACAGCTACTTTGTTTCGATAAGCATTGTATACTGTATTATTTTCTTTATATTTATAATATTCAGATATATAATACTTTTGATCCTTTTCAGTTACCTGTGGATGATCCCATTTTAAAGCTTCAGATTGAAATGAGTTTGGAGTGTCAGCAGTTACTGGTTTACCTTCACTATCGATTTTACTAGGTTTTCCATTTAAATATACAAAGTATGCTGCTGGGTCTAAAGGATCTTCACAGAAGTCATCAGGAAACATGGCTACAAGAGATTCTACATATTTTCCAGGATATTCTAGAAGATCATTTGGTATTTTCCCAGTATCATCTACAGTAACTAAACCATGGATTGGAATACTATTATCATTTCCATCTACTACACCATCTTCATTAGTATCTACTTTAACTGTAGTAGATGAGTTCTTATTTAAGAATGCTAATGCTAATTCTTGATAGATACCTCTAGCTCTACCTACAAGAATTTTTTCAATAGCATTTTTATCATCTGCATTATTCGGATCTAAGTATGTGTAATCTCCATTTTCTTCAGTATCATGAACTTCTGCAATAAAAGCCATATCATTTTCGAGATCACTTAATTTTGTAGGAAGATATCCAGGAGCCCATTTTCTAAACTTATAAGGATAAACTTCCCTTTCAATTGGATCAGTAATAGAACTAGGTATCGAAGCTCCATCTTTTATGCTACTATCATAATAAAATTCAACTGCAGATCCTGAAGAGCTACTTGATTCCACAACTCTTACTATACAGCCATCTTCAAGTCTTCCTTTTGGAATAGCTTTAAGATCTTCTATTGTTCTAACACTTTTCCAACCACCTTTTCCATAAATTGCTTCGTGGGTAGGATATGTATCTTGATCAGTATAAGGAACTATAGGAGCTGAAACATTTATACCTTTTTTATTTTTTTCCATATTATTTAAATTCTATATTTAAAACTCCTGTTTGAGGATAATCAAATACTATTACAGAATAATCTTCTTCACCGAATTTACAAGAGAAAGCGTTATTTTCCATACTTCCAGTTAAAAGTCTTATAGGATTTTCATTTTCATTAACTTCTCCATAAATTTCGGTAGGGATCATGTAATATACATATAATCCTGAAGTATAATTATTACCTTCATCATCTATACTACAATCTACATTATCTAAAACAATTGAACGTTCTTTGGATAAACTTCTATTTCCGTAAGTTTTTCCATTAATTACTATTTTACTAATATCATTTGTCTTAGATTTACCCCAAATTCTAGAATTAATAAATTCATAAGTAATATCTTTAGAGATACTAACAGATCCAATAGAATCTGATGAACTATCATTACCATACAAGACAGATAAAGTAATTACAGTATCTCTTGAAATATTTTGATTATAAACCCATACCCAAGTGTATTCATCTTCACTAGGATTATTCATTCCTCCGGAAAAAAGACTTCCATTTATATATATGCTTACACTAACGTCTTCTCTTTTTAATTTCATCCCATTATACCAAACTTCCCAAGCAAAAGAAGGTTGTATTCTAGTTCCATTTTCATAAAGACCGCCACTTATTGTTGGGTTACCTGAAATTGTATAATCTGGAAGTAATCGTATCTCTAGAACTGTTCCAAGGCTATGTATAATATCTTGAATTCTTTCATTTAATCCATTTAATGCATTAGTTACAGCATTTTGAGACATAACATCGTCCTCAGATGAACCTGTGGTTTGAAGTACATTAATACCACCTCGAATTCGAAAAAAACCTGTAATTGAATCTTTTTCTATATCCTTGTAATAGGTATACCATTTTCCATCTACAAATACCTCAAATCCATCAGGAATAGGGTATTTATCATAATCCCATGTTCCTAATTCTCCTATTCCACTAACTATACCTTGTCTTTTATCTAGGAATACTTTAGCGGGTAATAAAAAATTTGAACCTATTTTATTTGCCATAATTTATTTTATTTATTAATATTTTCCACCGCTTATATTCTTAGCAGCTATAGACATATTAGAATCAGTTACAATACTAGAATTATCAACATTGACTCTAATTTCTGTACTACCATCTTCAAGCTGTACTAAATTAATTCCAGGACCACCAACAAAGCCTTCACGTATTGACAATCCTTTAATAATTTGTTCAAGTTTTCCAAGAGTATTGTAATTTATACTAGCTCCACCTAAAATCTCTTGTCTTAAATTTTCTAGGTCAGTTACGGTTACGCTAGAATCTTCTGTAGATGTTCCTTCGAAGACTGTTGGTAATGAGAATGAGAAAACTTGCTGAAAATTATTATAATTCAATGCAACATCTTTTATATAAACATTATAATCAATATCATTTACTTTACAAGATTCTATCGAATAATCAGTTATATGATTCATCCCAGAAGTTGTATCATAAATACTCATAAGATTTCCATATAGTTTTGGATATGCAAATGCTATTTTTTGTGAATTAAGATCTCCTTGGAAAGTAACAATTGAATTTTCATTTCCGACTACAGTATTTTCAAGAGAATTTAAAGCAGCCTCTGTTATATTCCATCCACTTTCAGGAATTTGTCCATAGTAGAAATTATAACCAAACTTAACTGTGTAGTATGAAGTTGCAGTTCTTATGATTCCTGTATCTGGATCTGTATACCTAACAGATAATCTATACTCTGTTGTATCTGTAAGACCTAAAACTGTATATCTATTACTTTCAGGGAGAGTTATTTGTGTGCCATTTAGCTCTAAGATACAATCATTAGTAACTTCGTATGTATTTGTTTCTCCAGTTTTTGTATCTATATCAGGAATAGTTACTCTGATTAAGAAGTTAACAGCGGTTCTAATTCCTGTTTGATAAAGAGGAGTAGTACCATCATCTTGTCTGTTAGAGTCATAAAAACTAACTCTTAATGGAAATGTAGCTGAATGGTTTTTATAAGTTAACTTCTTAATTTCTTCTAGACTTTTAAGAGCATCTTGAATATTAACATCCCAACCAGAGATCATTTCATTAATTTCTGACTTAGTATAGAAATCGTCTTCCCGTTTTAATACTCCATCACGATAAAACCATCTGTATTTATCTTCTATATTACTAAAAATGAAAGGACCACCAGTTATAGGTTCTATTTGTCTAACCCCACCAGTTTCGTATACATAATTCCAAATCCCATCTTCATCCTTGTAAAGATATAGTTCTCCATGTACAAGAAGAGATACGTCTGGGAGCTCAGTTACTACATCTCGAACTAAATCTAATCCGCCAAGTGTAACAACTTGATAACAGTCTTCTCCTATTCCATTTTTAATACCTAGAGCGAATATAGTATCTGTTTCTGTTTGTTCGGAGTTAGAATAATATCTAACCATAACAGGCTCTCCGACTAAGAATTCATGTTGATTTAACCTTAATCTTGCTATACTTCTATCTCGTTCTATGTATTTGCTTCTGGAAATTTGTATTTGAAAAGAATTTAAACTACTCATAATTATTTATTTATAATTGAATAAAATAATAAAAGAATAGACTTAGTTTTATAATTTTTCTAAGTCTATTCTCATAATTTAGGTTTTGAAGCTTTCAGAAGAGAATTTCTGTTATTTAATTTTGATAATTCGGAAAGATTCAACTAATTCTGCAGTAGACCAAATAATAGAAACTTTATGATCTTTATCCATATAAAATTCAATAGGATTATTAAGAATACCTAGATCATAGAATTTACCATCAATACTTACTAAAGCATCTGGATATTGTGATTTAAGTTCTTCACTAGGAGTAATAGTAACTTTAACCACTTCTTTATCACCAGTCAAACCATATTTATTGACTTCGTAATTAGGATATACAGGTTCTAAAACTGCAGCACTCTTATTTTCGCTATCGAATTCATACCAAGTACTTTCATCATCTCCTAACCAAGGACCTTCAATTTTATAGACCTGATAAAATCTACTAGGAATAATATCTTTTCCATACTTACCCCAAGTAGCATCTTCATAAATTTTAACTTCTTCGTTCATAAATTTTTGTTTTTATTGTTATTTATTTTATTCATAATTATAATCACTTGTTTCTATCGGGCGACTTTGATAGAATTAAGGCATTTATTCGTGGTATATAATTATAAGTAGCAGTTTTCTTAATTTCTTCTACATTCAACTCTATATTAGATTCATTTATCCACTCCAGAATGATTAATCCAATAGGTTGATTTATTCCAGGAATACTAATAAATATTTGTCTTTTAGAACCATCTCTACTATTTACTAATTCGTATATCCCAGGGTATTTTTCCATAAATACGCTATCCCTTGGACCATCACAGTATACAATTTCTCCAAACTTAATATCTTCATAGATACTAGTAATCAATCCAGTATTTATACTTTTATACTGTTCTGGATCTATGGAAGGTACAGCAAAACCGTTATCTTGTTGGAGAAGTTCTACGTATTTGAAGGGAATAGATACTAGATTTTCTTTAGAATTATGATATTCGAAGTATAGTATTCTATCAGCTCTAGAATTGCTTCTGAACTCTGTAAGGAGAGGTTTTAATTCTACTAATAACTGATCTCTAAGTTCCATCTTCTCAGAATGTATCTTATCAGAAATCTCAGAATATATTTCTATAGTATCCTTTATTATAGTTTTATAATTAAATATAGCTAAGACCAAACAGAAGATAAAAATATACTTCACGAACTTTGAAAATCCTATATTTTTATCTATCTCTGTTATAGCCTCAACAAATTCTTTTAAAGATAGTTTCATGATTTATTATATTGCAAATTGAGTTAACCTAATCTCTCCTGATTCTATAATACTTGTCTTTTTTGTTATTGGATTTAGATTAGTAATTTTTAAGACTATTACCGAACTTAACTCTTTTCCAGTAGTATTAGCAGAATATATTAATCTTTTATTTAGTTGATCTACCCTAAATTCTAGTCCATTACTTTCTTTTACCAAAATTTCAATTACAGGCAGAGATGTTATATCTATTTTAACTTTTTCTTTTATTTTTGAAATATTATAATCATTTATCAATCTATACATATCACATTCTAATGTTCCTAATAGATTTATATACCCTCCAGATTTCTTAAGACTACTAGTATCTTTTAATGCTGAAAACGATAGAATAGATGTAATTTGCCTAATCACAGAGTTATTGTATATCTTCTCACCGGATACATTATTATATAAGAATGAGCTACTATGTCCACTCGTTTTCTTATTTCTTATATATTTATAGTAAGATTTTTTTGTTACTATTTTTTCTTCAGGAGAGGTAAAAATATTAACTCCATAATCAATACCTATACCTTCCAAGAATACAGTATCACTATCAGCTATTGTTTCAATGTTTGCTTCTGTATATTCTGGAAAAGATAATTCAAAAAGATTAGACGATATATTTAAATCTAATTTATTGAACTTAATTATTTTTCTTTCAGCAGCCTCTAGTTCTGTTATTATAAATGCTATTCTTTCTGTTCGATCTGGATATATACCATAGCAATAAATAAAACAATATTCTGAACTAGGTTCAACTAAAGCTGCTTTTTCTTCTTCTGGGATATCAATGTTAATTTTTAAGAGTTTTTTATTGCTATCCCAGATTGAATTTAGAGGATATTCTGAGGTTTTTCTAACATCATTATACAGATAAGAACCTGAAAATAATTTCTCCATGAATTCTTCTCCAACTGTATATGAATTATAAATTGTTCCTATTACATATTTGGTTATCTTTAATGTGTTATCTATCCTTCTTATACTCTCTAAGAATTCCTTTTCAAAAATAACTCTCATAATTTTATATATAATTTAAGTATCCATCTTCATCAATGTAATATAGTAGTCCAGAGATAGATGCTATAATTTTTGGTACTTCTGTTTTGAGAGATGCTTTAAAATAGCTTCTTCTAAATCCTGTAAGAATAGTTCCAAATATACCTGTTGGGTTATTTCGATGAATTACTAATATTTTTCCCTCATTATAATATCCCTTATATTTTTCAAACTCTTCATCCTTACTAACTAATATTCCAAGTTCCTCTGAGTACTCTAATTCTGAATTTCTTGATGTTGCTCTAGCTCTTTCTGTATAATAACTAATTCCTGGTTCATAGTAGATAGTATAATAATCTAACCCCAGATCTTCATCTACTGTATGAATCATTAAAAGACTATTATTAATTAGTATCGGACTTTCATCTGTATTTACTGTATATACTAATCTATCAATACAACTATAGATATGAAAATCTTTTTGTGAGGATTGTTTATTTTTAAAAACATACCAATCTCCAACTTTTTTGATAATATTGATATTTGTGTATTTAGTATAATCAGTTAAATTTAAAAAAGTGCTATTAATGCTAGGAATGTAGTTAGTAATACTTTTATTAGAAATATTTCCAGGAATAGATATAATTCTACTTCTAGGATCAAGAGTATCTAAAAAGAAATTTTGATAATCTGTTGAGATCCATTGACTTTTCTCTGTATCATATAATTCAAGAATACTAGGATAATTAGTTCCAATAGTAATTATAAATCTCCCAGAAAAATAGAATATTTCTTGATTACTTTTCATATCCTCGAAAATAGAATAGTCTGCTCCTGATGAAGTCGTATATACTTCAGGATTACCAAATCTTGTCTTTTTTACCAAAGATTTAATAGAATATTTATTACCTGTCCAAGAATATAATACAATATCTTTTCCATAAAATCCAATTTGATGATTTTCATAATTATGTGAGTAAGGATCTATATTAACATCATGATTCAAATTGATTTTATGAAAACCAGTACTATTTCCAATACCATAATCCAAGAGAAGATTCATTTGTTCATTATCTTGAATATGGTATACATGAGAAGTATATCTAGGGTAATTATCAGTTCCTAGGTCCTGCTTTATAGTTTTCGCTCCAGGGTAGTTATATAAATTTATATCATCTAAGAAGTTTTTTCCAGTTGTTGAATTATTCTTTAGTTGATCCAAAGAATTACTAAGATTTATCTGGATTTGACTAGATATACTAGAATCTAAAGATACATAAATATTTATATTACTACCCTTTCCTTGAGGATTTAAAAATTCTGTATAACCAATAGGAGTATTATCTATTACACTCATATAAATTATTACAGTAAATCCAGAAGGAAGATTATTTTTGTATTTAAACGGTTCTTTAGAAGTAGTTCGACTTAATCTAATATAATTACCACCAGAGGAAGTAAGCAGGCTAGAGTAAACTTGTTTAATATTATAGAGAGATATTTTTGGTAACTTAGGATCCCAATCATCATTTTTATTATATAGTATTACTTCTAAGCTATTGGATATATTACTAGAATTTCCAATAACATAAGTACTATATCCTGTGTTATAATTTTCCATAAGTTATTGTACAATTACTAATAATACATTCATCTATGTCAGTTGATTTAGATACAACTCTAATAATATTATTAATACATTCAATTACAATATCAGATCCAATTTCTTCTATGTAGTCTTTAGAAACTAATTCTCCTTGTTTATTATATCTAGGTCCTGAGAATGTTGTTTCTTTGGAATATAACTTTTCGTTACCTACTAAAATTAATTTTTCTTTATCTTCAGGATCCTCGACATACTTAGTTTCATACTTAGAATATTGAATTCCAAGATCAATTTTGGTAGAAACTCCAGGACTAACGGAATAATTTATTAGTTCTGTTAAATCTACTGTATTGGTATAGATATCAGAATTGAATGGTATAACATCGATAGTAATAGAATTGTTTAGAATATCAACCACATTTTTTGAAGTACTATACAAATAAATTTCGTTATTATTCATACTATTATATAAGTTATATATTTCTTTTAAGTAATTATTTTTATTATTCTTGAGGTAATCTAGATATGAATTAAATTGAGTTTTTTCTTCTTCAGTTAATTCATATTTATCAATTTCAATACTTCTTGTATCTTCATCAACCTCATTTATTATTCCAGAACCTTTAGAATAATCATCAATACATACTCGTAGATTCCCTTCTGAGCCATCTTCACCTGGGATAACAAACCTCCGATTAGTTACATTCCAATCTCTGAGTTTTAATTTATTACTTAACTCAGATATTCTGGTCATTCTATAATTTGAATCATTACATACTAATGCTCGATTATTTCCAGTTAAGTAAAATTCTTTCTCATTTTCTTGTCCTGTTACTTGTGATATAGAAATATTATCGGAAGTAGTGGTTATTAATTCTATCTTTTTCATTTCTTGTACTTATCTCTATAAAATATATTCACTATGTTTCCACTAGTCACATAAAGTCTGACAATTTCTCCTTTATTTCCCTCTGTTTTTCCAGGAACTATAACAAGAGCGCTACTATCTGTTAAGTAATAACTAGAAATTGCATCATGACTCATATAGGCGTCAAGAAGATCTACAGAAATTGTTGTATTTGTATTATTTTCCTGTGTAATTACTGTAAGAATAAATGACTCCTTATCAAATCCAGATACAGGAAGGTAGTTATCTTTTGTATTATCAGTACATTGAAATTCTATTACATTAGCTGTTTCTGGAATTGGATATTCTTTAAAACGGAAATTATTTACTAATGATTTTTCTAAGTTATTTAATTCTTCGATTTTATCTAGGTAAAGTTTTTCAAGTTTTTTTATATTTTCCATCCAATCTTTATCAATACTACTAGGTAACCAAGAAGTAACGCTATCAAAAGTATTCTGATCTCCATTATTATAACCTTTTCCGTATCTATATCTAACAACTGAACCCATAGGATCTATCAATTCTTGAAGTCTATAAATAGAATCTGAGTTAGGTTCATTAGTATAAGTGTATTGTCGTAGAATTACATAATTAGCGTCTTCTGGATAAATATCAGAAGCATCATTAAATATAACCTCACTTATTTCTGGAAGATTTCTCGATATCTTAAATACAGCATTATTAATTTCTGGAGAGATTAAGATCATTGATAAGATATTTTTAGAGTCAATTCCAGTTCCGTTCAGAAAATCAGATAACTCAGAAGAAATAGATAATGAATCATCTCCAGAATTAAGATAAACATATTCAGAAATTATACCTTTTTCATCAAATCCTATCATGTATGTGGATAAAATTTGAGATAGAAGATGTGCAGTAATTAATTTATCTTCTTTGCCTTGTTCTTCTTCTGAATGATTTATATAATTAAAATACTCTTCTATGTTATTTAATTTATCTCCTAAATATGGTGAATAATTATCAGAACTCTCTTCAGGAATAACACCAGAAACAGTATTATTTGTTTTATTAGTTGGATTTTTAGCTGTACAGATATAGATAGTATTTCCATAGACAACAAAATCCCCTTTCTCATATTCAGTTTCTTCTGAATACAAAAACAGTCCTTGAACGTGTGTATTATTTAGTATCATATTATCTCTTTATAAGTTTTATGGTTGTATTATAATATATATTCATTAACTTCAAGGTATATTCTCCTTCTTCTGGAGTATTTATATTTGCAGACCTGAGTGATACCTGAGATGGACCGAAACTCTGAATACTTCCATTTGCTGTAAATTTATTAATAGTTAATGAATTTCCTTGAGAGTCTTCTATAATAACTTTTTCCAAGTTACTATTTGGATAATCTTCAGAAATAAACTTAAATACAGCATTACCTCCAGAATTTATCTTTAATGAATTATTAGATACTTCAAACCCAGAGAACTCTATAATACTAATAGTTACTCGTTTACTACTAAGTTCTAATGTAAGAGTAGCAGCCGAGAAATTAACTTCAGGAATCACAATACTATTAACGGTATTGATTTGTTCCGGATAATATATTTCTGGTGCATCTGGATCTCCATTTTCATATTTTGCTAAGACTCTTGAAATAATATACCCTGAAAGTTCTGGTATTCTAATTTCTGCTCTCTGATTAATTAGGACATCTACTTTACCATCTTCTTGTATATAAGGATCATATTTAGTTTCATCACCTATAATTAATTCAGATACTATAAAGTTATTTTCTCCAAATTTTCTTTTCCATTCACCATAATCATATACATCACTTTCTCCAGATATCATAGCTTTCAAGATTATATAAGATCCTGTATATTTTAGGTTGAAGATTAGATGATTCGTTTTTAGAACCTCTTCCCAATTAGTTACTGTTATTAGGTTATTTGGAATATTATAATTAAAATTATTACTTGGCGGAAATGGAATTAAATCTTTCACATCAAGTAGACATGGTATATCTTCATTCAAAACATATCCAGGATTAGGATATATTTTAAAATCAATAGGAGTTTTGACAGAAGGGATAGATATTATTCCAATAGGGTTGCAAGTTCCTCCGATTTCTGGGGTTACTGATACAACTATTCTAATTGGTTTATTTATATTTAGAAACTCTGAAAGAATCCACTTAGATGAGAGCGCCGGATTATTATTAAAGTTATTATCTGATACTGATTCCCAAACTTTTCCACCTAGAATTACTTTATCTCCAATTTTATACGTAGTAAAAGGAAAGTACTTAGGATAATCTCCGGCTCCTTTATACATCTCAATTAATCCTCGTTTATTTCCTAGAATTAATAATCTATTATCTTCTATTTTCTCATTTCCTAAGAGAGTACTAGAATTCGCATCAATTAGAATCTCTGGAACATCTTCAACAGTCTCTATTATCCCAACTGAATCTATTGTAGACCAGTATTCATCATTTCTAAGAAGATACTTATTCATATTTCTGTTAGGATTTGTACTATCTACCCATGATTTATAAGATAGATTTACACTCTCCACCTCAGAGTTATTAGAAATTAGCATCCAAATCATCTTCTCTCCAGTAACTTCATCAAGGAGTTCTTTCTCGCTTACTAAATCCTCGCCGCTTGTAGTCTCGTCTGGTTGTCCTAAAATTAATATAAAGTTAGGAATAGAAGTAGGTTTAATTCCAGCGGCGGCCATTGAATCAGTATCTATAAAGTCACTACCTCTAGAGTTGTTATTATTTTTATCGATTATTCCCTCATATAACTCCAGACGTTTAATTCCAGCGGCGGCTTTAAAAAGAGCGAATACCTGATTGGATATTATAGTAGTTCCGAAATATCTATCATTTTCCTCTGTTAAATTTTCTCTAGAGGATGTTGGGAATATTATTGATTCTATTTTTTCTAGGGAATTTGATGTTTCTCCGATTTCTTTCAGGGTTTTTTCTCCTAGATAATTTACTAAAAATTTATCATTAAACTTATCTTTAGTGATGTTATACGAAAAGTCATACTCACTAAAGTCTCTATTGTAAAGTAAAGAACTGTTAGATCTGTACTGAACTTTACTGTATTCACGGTTATCTAGGTCATCTTGACTGTAAAACACTACTGTTCCGATATCCGTAAAATTGTTATTATTGATAATCAATTTCATAGGGCGTTACTGTCATTTTGTTATAGCTTCTTAAGTTTGCTCCAATATAATTCTGAAACTTACTTTGAATAGTTAGATCTATACTTCCAGAACCTATATTAGTATTAAGTCTGGTATAATATATAAGTGCATCTAAAAATTTCTTAAGAAGTTCGTAAAATAAGCTTTCATTTTCTACACTTAAGTTCTCAAAGTTTACTGTTATTTCTCCTGAGTCATATATAATCTCTCCATCGAAATCTAAAGGAAGATACTGTATCATATAATTAAATACTTGAATAGTTCCTTTTACACTATAAAATAATTTACTAAGATAGTTTATAACCTCTTCGTAATCTTGATTATCTGGGAGACTTGATTTTGGAATACATAATCTCAAGAAATTTTTCACCGGATCACTTCCAGAATAAATATAATAATCATCAAATGAACCTTGTTGAGTTGAAACTACTGAAAAATATTGTTCCTCGTAATCTTCAATCATTCTATAAAGCTGATCTATGATTTCTATATTTCTTAAGTGTTTAGGTATATATATTTTCATGATTCTATAACTGAATTAATAATGTAGTTAATTGAGAAATATACAACATTCCCTTCTCCATATACAATCTCAGGAGAAACTACAGAACCATCTTCATTAGTATAAGTTATTTCCATGTCAATTATTCTCTTTACGTTAGATATTTTACTTATAAGAGATTTTATTTCTTCTGTTAACTCTGGAAATTTAATATTGAACTTATTACTATAATTATCCAAGATATCACCAACTTCTGAATCTATACTACTATTTTGATATATCTCTACATCTAAGTTAAAAATAGCTGTATATTGAGATCCTCTTTCTATAGTAATTTTATCAGTTATATAGTAAGCTCCTTTAGTTTCAATAAAATTAGTTTTTTCATCTTCTGTTAAAATTGTAGAATTAGAGTATGGAACATAGTAGATAGTGATAGAATTACTTTGTGCTGAACTACTAAATCTATAAGTTGTTCCACCTGAAATGATTTTATTTGGATAAGTCTCTTCAAGTACAGTACCAATATCAGAATTACTACGTAAAATTGAATTCACATATCTATCACGATTAGCTTTGTAATGGATAGTAATTAAGTTATCTCTATCAACTTCAGACATACTAGCAAGACCAGTTCCTAAGATTTCATAATTTCGTCCACTCAACCAAGAAGGATCAAATTCTACCATCTCAGCTCCACGAATATTAAGCTTTTTTAATTCTGAAGTATTATACCCCAAGAGTGTTGAAAATTTATAATAAAGAGCTTCTACTACTGTATTTGCTGGAGTCTGTGTTTCTTCTCTTTCCATCACTGTTCTAAAGATATCTGCTACATAAAGTCTAGAACCAAATCCAGGGAGAGTAAGATCAAAAATACTACCATCTAATATATGTCCTGAAAATAATCTAGTTGTTGAGAAGAAATTATCATTAACTTTAACCCAAAAATCATCAGAGAGATCATTTTCTAGACAATTAACATAATAAGTATTGTTTTGATTTAAGACCCACTTTCTAGAAACAGTTTCTTTTGCAATTAGACATATAATAGTATAAGTATCAGTATCATTCACGGCCGGAGACATTGTAATTGGAGAATATACAAAACCTTCGTCTCCAGCTATATCTTTATCATTTCCATAACCTCCCGGCCGTGTATAATTTTTATCATAATACCCTAAGTAATAAGCCTTAAAACTATTAGAACTTATAATTTCATCATAGATATTAAAACTTAAATACTTAGTGGGTTTTATATTAAGAATTACGCGAGGACAACTACCACGAAACACCGAATACATATCATCTACACAATGTTGAATCTTTGAATTGATAAGTGTAGATTTCTCAAGAGATGCTTCTTGTGCATAGGCTATGTTTTCTACTTCACTAATAAAAGATGCATTAGCTAACATCTGAGATAAAATCTCTACAGAATCTCCGGTAATATTAAGTTTATTAGCTATTCCTCTATAAATATCTATATAATCTTGTAATGATTTCATAATAATTATCCTGTTGTTTCATTTATATCAACTAGTATATCATCAGACTCTACCTGATTAACACTTATTACTAGTTTTACTTTTGTTTCATCTATTAAGTCGAGTGAAACAATTTTTATATCAAGTGTTTTTGTAAATTTCTCTTTTATTTTTGTTATTAACTGTTCTACCCTACCAGTAATTTCAGATGCTAAATCTTTTTTCTTGGTATTAGTAAAAATAAAGTTAAATCCAATTTTAGATGCTCCTGGAATATCCTTTGGCCAGATATTTAAGTAGAGTTTGAAAAGATCTATAATATAATACTCCACTTGATTTGTTATTTGACCTGTTGAAAGTAGGTAATTCATAATCTTGATTTATAATTTTTACAATTATTACATTTAACTGTAGGATCATCATCATTGAGAGCTACAAATTTACTACAGTTAGATGCTGATATATTCGTAAGATCTAAATCTTTTGGAGAAAAAGCAGAACAATTTGCTGCACTTAAGTCAGGAATAGGTATTGGTATTTCTATTTCAGGAATAGGAAGATCATCAATGATATCACCAACATTAGCTCCAACTAGTGCAATTAATGGTTTAGCAACTGCCTGTGTAGTTTCTACAATACTCATTACAGATCCAACGACCGGTATAGTTCCCATAAGAGATTTTAATCCTAGTTTACTTACCTTAGCATCAACTCTATCATAAACTGCACTAAGATTATCTCCTTCAGCTTTAAGTTGTTGAAGTAATGGAGGAGCTAATTGAGCAGAAACGCCAGGACCCATAGGAGTTACAGAAATCAATGCTGGAGGAACCATTGCAATTCTCGCAGCAAATTGAGCTGTTCCTACTGAAAGATGACCTAAATCTTGTCCAAGCTCATTGAAATCTTCTATCATTTGATTATACATCTGACCAAGTTTTTCATTAGCTTTATCCAACATTTCCTCTCCTCTTTTCTTCATATCCTCCTTAGCATTATCTAGAGTTTCTTTATATTTCTTTTTTGCTTCAGGATCTTTTATTTCATTAGATTCATCCTTAAACTCAGGAAGAGAATCTTGATATTTCTTTAATGATATTGATTGAGCTGCTTTAGCAGACAATGCACTTAATAAATTTTTCATAATATATCAACTCTCTAATAATATAGTATCTGATGTAGGTATAGGAGATCCTGGAGTTAAGAAAGTAGGTGATAATACAAAAGGTCCGAGAGCTGTATGTCCTCCCGCTACTACTTTACCCTTTACTGTTAATGTTCCAGGACCTTTAAGTGTAATATCAGATCCTTTAACTACTGCAGATCCAACTAATTCTACATTTGTTTTCCCATTTATAGTAACATCACAATTTTTTCCTATATTGATAGTTACATTAGATCTCATATTAATATCCATGTTTCCATCTTTATCTATAGTCACCCAATCGGTTGGTTCAGGTCTAGGATTATTATTTGGATCATTATACTCAGTTCCTGGATCAAAAATAGCAACCCTTATATAATCAGGTGTAATATCTACCATTTTTCCATTACTTCTAAAACCTATATAATCATTTTCTTTTATTTTTTGATATAAGTAATAACTCTGAAATACTGGATCAAGACACTTAAGAAATACGAAATCACCTACTCTTGGCTCATCTACTTCTCCTCTAAATGGAAATGCCTTAACTCCCGATTTTATTCCTGGGATATCCACCTTTATTTCATACAATACTTTATCTAAAACTTCTACAATTGTTCCAGTATAGTATAAATCTGCTTCTTTCATATTTTTCTATTTAATTTGTTGGATCTACAATTGGTAATATTTCTTCTTTTTCCTCTACACCTGATAACAATGAAGTCCAAGAAAAACTCTCTCCATCAGGGCCTACAGAACTGGAATCTTCAATAGCCATAAATAATTCATTAGATCGAACTAAGAATAATTTAAATGGTAATTCTGTTTTTTGCTCACCACGTTTATACTTCAAGATATCACCAAGTTTATATTTAGGCATATCAAAATCTTTTATTCTAAATGCAGTGAAGAAATCAGAATTCATATATCCTAAGTTTCTCCAATAGTTATGCATAAGTTGTTCAAAATCTTTTCCAACAATTGTATAATCTTCATAAAATTGGAGAGTTCTAGAATTTTTAGGTTGAAGATCTGTATAATCATCTGTACTATTATTTGCTTGCTCCCCATTATTCTCATCTCCTTTAACCGGTTCCCATGGATTAGTTGGAGTATAATAAATTAAAGGATTATAATTTAGGTTATAAGAATCTAATTGTAAGAATTCAGAAGAACCCTCTATACTATAATATGGTTCTTGATTTCCTCCATGATCAATACCTATAATCTCCTTCATTAAATACCCTTCCCATCCATAAGCAAATATAGACTTTTTCTTAAATCCATATGATAATTTAGAACATAATGATTGATTTGTTTCTGAGTTTTGAAAAATTGTAAGTTTATTATTAATATCACATTTACATCTTATATCCTTTTTTCCTGGATATAAAGATTCAATAGCTGAAGTGATATCATCCCACTCAGCTTGTATAAGTTCTGTATAAAATTTCTTATCTTTTATACAGATAAAGTTTAGAGTTAAAAAGTTTTTAAAATATTTTTTATTAATTATGAAAACATCAATAATATAAATATTTCCACCTTCCTTCTCCAAAGTTATCTGTCCAGTATATTGATCTGTAATTAATTTAAGAGCTTCCCCAGAACCGTCATGTGACATACTAATTTCCCCACTAGCTATTTTTCCGCCAAGTTCTTCGTACATATGGATATTATCAAATTTATACCCAGAGTCAAACCATGGAGTGAAATTAATAGAAACCTTATAAGAATTAATATATTTCATAAACTTCCTAATATGTTATCTAATATTCTTTTTGGAATTAATTTTAAAATTGCGCCTCTTTTATAAGTTTCAAGCCCTCTAGCAGCCTGTAACATTAGGAGGCCAGCATATGAAGTAGAACCATAATAATCCTCTGCAATAAGATCTGGTCTATATTCATATGCTGTTATTTCATAAGATTCTCTTTCTATAATTGGATTATTTAAGTATACTAATATACTAGAGTTATATACATCTATTCCATCTATATAGTTTGAAAGATTTTCCTTATTGCTAATTATCTCATCTTTTTTAGTATACATTTTATCCTCCTAATAATTTTTTATTTTCTTCTATTTTTTTATTTATATTATCTTGTAATATTAACTCCATCGCTTGTCTTTCTTTTTGTGTAGCATCTCCTCCTATTAATCTCTTAAGTCTAACATCAGTAAATTTAGATGCTGGTTTGAAAGTCATTGTAATATCACAAGATAAAGGACATAGATCATTTTCTTTAGATCCAGTATCCCATCTCTTCATCATTTGTTTAGACATTTGGAAAGTAGCACTCTCACAAACAAGATTATCAATAGCATAAAGTGAGCCGAATTTAAGTTTAAGAGTTCCAAATTGTATTTTATCTATATTATCCAACTCAGCTTTAAATCCACCAGGAGGGATCTGCCAACCAAAATATCTATCAACTAATTCTTTTATCAACGCTACTTCAGTATCATCTTTACTTGCTGGCTCTCCACTATCATTTAAAAACTTAACTAATTTTCCAAAACAATATGGATATAATTCCATAATCTGATCATATACAGATTTGAATTTCCCATCTACATAATCAGAAAATATAGTAAATTTTATCGTTAGATTACCAAATCCAACTCCAGTACCAGAATAGTAAGAAAATCTTCCAGTCTTAGTTACTAAAGCTCTATTTAAATAATCAGTTCCTGCTTTTGCTAATTTTTCTAGAACATCAGTTGTTTTATCAAATATTTGTCCAATAGTACTAAATATAGCCATCCTATCCTCTTCTGATCCAGTCTTCATTTCCTCTTCTGCACTATTCATTTTTTCAAGTTCTTTAGAGAAAAATGATAGATATGGTGCATAAGGTTTAAATTGATTAAATACATCATTAATCTTTTCATCTCCAAATTCAGACCAAGAATTAGAAATAGCAGCTTGATAATCTTCAGACATAATAGCTCTACATAATGGTTCATAAGAATACCCATCATCGTCTTTTGCACCGTGATATTCACCCCAAGATCCATCATCATAAAGAACGGAGTTATAATGAAGAGAAACTGACATTAAATCATTACCACGATTAGTATCATAGTAAAATCCACTAACTTTGGTTCCACTACTCATTCCTTCTCCATAATGTTTTTGTTGTGGAACTTCAATTCTTGGGGCAGAAGGAGATGATTTAACCATACTTCCTAATGATGGAGGATTAGGAGTTTTTATTTTTCCCGGTTTTTCTGCTGTATTTAATGGCATATTATTATTTTAATAAGTTATCTATTTTATCTTTTTCTCTTTTCAGACCATCTCTCATATTATTTTTCGCAGCAGTAATAAAATCTTTTGTAGACTGTCCACTAATAAATTTCTGAAGTGATATATCAGAGTATTTAGTAGATGGTTGGAAATTAAGAATAACATCACAGTATAATGGACTTAAAGTATTCATTTTCTTTGATGCATCCCAATATTTTACTACTTGCTTTGAAAAACTAAATTGAGCATTAGTACATACAAGAGAATTTAGTGCATAAAAAGCCCCAAATTTTAGCTTGAGTGTACCAGTTAAGATAGTATCCATATTTAAAAGATCCGGCTCATATCCAGCAGGAGGCATTTGCCAACTAAAAAATGTATTAAGCAATTTTCCATCTTCTCCAGTAATTCCAGTATTAACGCCTTCTTTATTAGATTCAATTTTTGATCCTAGTACTGTTCCATTTTCATCAACAACTCCTTGAGTATATTTACCCATTATATATGGATATAACTCTTGAAGCTGTTCTGAAACCGTTTTAAATACTCCACCAGAATAATCAGGAAGTACTGTAAATTTCATAGCTAAATTTCCAAAACTAGTACTAGTTCCAGAATAGTAAGAAAATCTACACCCCTGAGTTACAAGAGATCTATTAAGGAGTTTAGATGCTGTACCAGTTGCAGTAGCTATACCAGATAATACTTTTTTTGCTAGTTTTTCAACAGTACTGTCTCCAGTTGTATCTCTCAACATTGATTCAGCTGTTTTCGTAAGTTCTTTCGCATATGGAGCATAAGGTTTTAGATTATTCCACATACCACCTATAGGATCATCTCCAAAATCAGTCCAGGAATTACCAGCTTGAACAATAAAATCTTCATTTAGAATTCCTTTATAAAGAGGTACTGTATTATAACCTTCTTCATCTAAAGAATAGGATGAACCCATTTTTTGCCATTCCCCTTTTCCATCTAAATAAGAATTAGCATGAAGAGTTATATGAGTAAGAACTTTATCTATTTGTCTATCATAATAAAATGCATGATGTCTAGAAACAACTGCCCCACTATTATCATCCTTAGGGTTAAATCCACATCTTGCTAGTTCCCTATCTAGTTCTTCATCAGTAATACCAGCCATAATTATGATTGTTTAAATAATTTATCCTCTATAAGGGGGAGTAGTAATACTCTGTACTTTAGTTCTTCCATCTCCACCACCCATATTTATATTTCCTCCAAACTTAAGAGATGCTATGGCTGTAGAAACATTATTAATTGCTTCTGCTTGTGCTATAGATGTTTTTGAAAGAAGTTTTATATTTTCATTAATATCAGAAACTTTTGTATAAAGATCTTCCGTCTTATCTTTTTCTGCATCAGCTATTAATTCTCGTCCAGCAGATTCTGAAGTATTACCTGGAATAGATTTTTCTGAAGTTGGTGTAGTTGGTGTAACTTTTTCTGGAGCTAAAATACTACTCTGAGCCATTATCAATCCAGAATCACTTCCAAAAGAATTAACACCTGCAGTACTCCAATCATAAGTAGATATACTAGATCCTTTATCTGTTCTCTGTTCTACATAATTATCTGGAGTTGTAGATGAAGCATCAGCCATATAAATAGACTCTTCAGAATTTGTGGAATTAGTATTGGTATTTTCTAGAGTATCACCTTTAAAAGAGTTGTAAGTTAATAAAGCATCTCCTGCAAAATTTTCTCCTTTTTTCAAGGATCCCCAACCATCTTGCCCTTTATCTTCCATATGTTGAGCTGATTTTTCTGGACCTGCTGAAAATTCATAATATCCAAAAACATTTCGAGCTGCTTCAAGATGATCTTTTGAAGCTTTTATTTTCTTCAAACCTTCTCTATAAGCCGGAATATTTTCCATTTCCCACTTAACAAATTGAAGTTGTTCTTCAAAGGATGCATCTCCCAAAGATTTACCTGAACCTGGTCCATCATAATGTTTCCATCCAGCTTTTTTTTCTTTCTCACTAAGTTTACCATGTTCAAAAGCTCTTCTTCTAACTCCTAACCACTGAGCTATTCCAGTTGCTGGAGAGTCTGGATTCTTAGCAGTAGTAACTAATTGAGACTCTCTTAAAAAATTACCAACTAACCCGGCAGCTTGTTCTTTAGTCATCCCAAGTTCCTTCATAGCAAAATCCATGGCTTTTAGTATTCTAGCCTTTCTCACCTCATCAGTTATCTTTTCAGGTGGTCTATTTCCTGTAATATACCCTTTCACACCATCTACTGCATCACCTATATATTCGCCACTTTTTTTCATAGGAGAATTATTCCATACTTCTTGTTCATAAGCACGATTTTTGGCTTTAAGATCCAGTACATTTTGGATGCCTTTGTAATTATTCAAATCATAATCTACATTTTCAGCCACTTTTCCATGAAGAGCTGTTTGTATGCCTCTAACATGCTTATCCATATTAGTTCTTATTTCAGAATCAGTTATATCAAATGATTTATAAGATACATTTCCATCTTTATCTTTCGTTTTAAAACCACCAATTCTGTCTTTAATCCTATTTATTACCCCTTTTTTAATTCTATAACCATTAACTATAGTAGCATCTTTCTGATTTTTAGGTACAGTAATTGTTGACATATCTCCCATACGACCTAAATCTACTCCTGGTCTAGGGTCATTTACATCAACTAATCTCATAGTATATCTAGGAAGTACTCTTGCTTTTTTTGTATTTAAAGCAGCTAATCCACCTCTAACCCATGGTGATTGAGATGCCTGCGCAGTTAACTCACCAGCAGTTAATCCACCAGCTATCAAAGGAATTGCTAATGCTTGTCCTCCTGGAACAAAACAAAGTGCAATACCTCCAGCTAACCCTGCCAATCTAAAACCCCATTTCTTTAAATCCCCTATACCAGTAACATTTTCTAAATGAGTTTGTAATCCAGCTTTTAATGCAGCCTCTTCTGGTCCTGGGGGTTGATTTTTATACTCAAAAGCTAATTCCTCTAAAGTTTTTGGTTCTAAAACATATTTAAAACTACCTTCAGTGATATCTCCACGTTTTTTCAATTCATCAATATCATCTAAAGTTAGTCCTGTTCTTGTTAAAAATTCTGAAGATTCGATAGCTATACCCTTCTTATCTCCTGATTCTTCATTTTTATCTACTGCCTTTTCAATATCTCCGAGTAAACTAGTAACTCCAACAGTATTGACAGTTTTTTTATCACCTAACATACTTGATACAGCATTAGAAGCTCTAAATGTAGAACCTACAGTACCAGTCAATTCTCCTGATTCAGTAACATCTGAATATCTTACATAATTATTAGCATCTTTATCCCTTGTATGAATTATATCTCCTCTAGCAATATCAGTTAACCTACCTTTAGAATCTATTAAGTCTTCATAACCTTTTAAATTTCCATAAGATTCTCTAAAATGTTGTGTATAAAAATTTGATAATTTTTCATTAACATCCGCACGATCATCTATCCACGATAAATCTTTCTTACCATCACTAGTTAATCCATATTTAGAATTTTTAGAAACCTCTTTTATCTGATTATCAATTCCTTTTTTTAATCCATCTGCTCCAGTAAATAGCGTAGATATAACGTTTCCAAAATATCCAACTATATTTTTTAAAGAACCTAAAAGATCATCTGTATCTATTTTTGGCAACTCTAAATTTTTTATCGCCTCTGCACCTTCTGAAAAATAATTCTTTATCTTTAAAAATAAGTAGTCGAATGCTCCAGGACGCTTTTCATCACCTGTATAAAGCAAGTCTTTTAATGAACCTAGTATAGTAGATTTATTGCTATTAGGATCTCCTCCAAATAAACTAATTAACATTTTAGAAAATCCAGATCTGCCTCTTGGAGCTTTGGGATCATTTGGATCAGGTTCTCCAAAAAAGAAAGTCTCTACATTAGCAGCAAATTTAATAATTCTTTTCCAATTTTTTGCTAAGAACATAGTACCAAAGAGGAAGAGAATAGTTTTAAATTGTCCACCTACCGAAGATGCTAATTTCCTAGGGTCTAATCTCTCTGAAACACTCTTTCCTAAGTCAGATAAGTGTTTCATTAATTTATTAGTACTTCTTGTCAAGGACCACTCACGACGTTGATATTCTTTTTCTCTGGCCGCTGCTTGTTGATTCTGTTTAGCAAAGGCATTAGATATCCAAGTTTTAAATCGAGCCTGTCCTTCATCTGGATTTTGTTTTACTGCTAATGTTCTCCCTTGGACAGGACCACCAATATTAGCAGCGGGAACAGCAACGTTATTAGTCGTTGTGTTCGTAGTGTTATTATTTATTGTTATCTTCTGTGGAGTTACTTGTACACTCCTTGAAGATGTTCGCTGTACTTTAGGTTGTCCAAGTCCATATTTTCCTAAGACAGCCTGAGTTTGTGGATTCATTGCCTGTACTTGTTGTTGTACTGCTGCTCCACCTAATCCTCCAAGTGCAGCCATCTCTACAGCTTGACTCATAGTTTCATTATTAGCCGCATCAGCATTATTTTCGAGTCTAGCTGTTTGTAAGTTTCCCTGACGTTCTGCATTTATCTGAACAATCTGGTTTTGTGCTTCTTGGAGTTGTTGTAAGTCTTTCCCATCCTCTGGTTTCTGGGAAGACATTTTTCTTACTTTATTTTCTATATCTTCTGCAGCCATTGTTTATTTTTGTTTTATATAGTTTCTTATAAAGTGTTCTATAGAAAGTATATTATCCAAGTTAAAATCTTTCTTAGTATCATCTTCTTTGCGAAACTCATTGATATAATATTTTTCATCCTCTAAAGAATAAGGAGATAATAATTCATATCTATCTTTTGGAGTTTTTACATATAATACTGAATAATCTACGAATTCACTTGTTGGTATATAATCACCCGAAACTTTTATCATTTTTGGTTCATGTACAGTCACTTTTTCCCGAACTATATCCTTATTACTTAGTGGATATAATTTTATATACTCATTCAATATATCATTCATTTCATTAAATAATATACTAGATGAATATAGATAAGAATTAATAAAATTTTTATAATTAATACCTATACCGCCATCATCTATTATATTTACGATAGTTGAGAAAATATTAAAAAATTCTTTATTATATTCCCTACTTAGATCTAATTCATTAAGAGAAACTCTTTTAGATATATAGTCTTTCAGAAAATTATATAAATACTCTCGAGACTCCAAATCGGTTTCTATAATATTACTTAATTGATCAATATTAGAATATAAGATATATTGAATATCTTCGCAATTATGAAAAAATTGGATATCTTTCCCTAAATACTTGTTATGAAGACTTTTTAGACCTTCTACACAATCCAATAATCTCTCCGTACTATACTCATCTAAATAAATATATATATTTCCGTTAAAATCAAAAAAGTTTCTTAATATATCATGTAGTTCTACTTCTACCTTAGACCTAAACTTCTTTCTCTTTACATATCTTCTGATAAATCCAAACATAATATAGCCTCCTTATTTTTTTATCTCTCTTTAATCTTCATATAACTTCAAAGCCTTATATATGTAATATAAAACCAAAGAAATATGAAAATAGGAATAAGATTTATTAAAAAAAGTGAATTAGATGTGTCTTCATGTCAATTTGAATTTACCGAAGACGCTGAATTAACATTTAGGGATGAAGAAGATAAACCTAAATCAGTAGAACTATTCATATTTACTAAAAATCCTATTAATAGTGATAAAAGAATAATTAGACTTAGACCAATGGTAGAGTATAAAGGTAATACCTCAGATATTCAAATTATAGAAGATGATGGTAAAGAGTGTAATTACGTTTATACTGCGCCAGGAGAATGGCAATTCGATATACCTAATAATATAATTGAATTTGATAATGGGGATCTAAAAATAATAAAGGATTATTTAAGTAAGTATGATTTGTAAAAAGTAGAGATTAACAAAGATTTCTACTTTTTATTTTTTTTACAAATTAGACCCTAGATCTACTGCATTCCATTTATATTTTCTATCTTTCATTAATGATTCTATTGGATTAACCGAATTTTTTGATTTAAACATGTCATATACTTTCGATACAATTTTTAAATTTCTACTACTCTTATATGTATCTAAAGCTGCATTTTTATATTTATTAGTATACTTTAGATCTTCTGAAGTAGCACCATTTCTTTTCAATGCATTTATTCCGTTCTTCCAAGCATTCTTCTCTTCAGAAACAATAGAGTTATTTAATCTAGCAATATTCCATGTAGATTTTGCTTTTCCAAAGAATCTATTAGAGGTCGTTTTGTTTTCTTGATTCTGTAATCTTCTAATTCTCATCCCTACCTTTCTAGTTCTTGGATTTTTAGAATTTAATATATGTCCATATTCATGAGACATAGGAGTTGTAGAATCTAACAAACTTCCTTCAAGGTTTATTATATTTTTCTTTGTTTTAGCAGCTAGTAGTGCTTTTGATTCTGAAAGATCTATACAGTCTTTTGGAGAAATTTTTGTATATTTAAGATTATTTATCCCTAATGTAACTCTATTTACTGGAGCAGCTGATTCTCTCGCAACGTTATTTTGAAATTTATACCAGCCATTATTATCCAATACCCAATTTTCTCCATCCTTTGTTATCTCTTTTGTTAGACTCTGATTTAACTTAGGATTCTTGGGAACATTTGTTTTTAAATCAATTCCTAGTTTTCTATTTGCTCTAATTCTTCTAGCTTTCTGATCTCTAGCGTACAATACTAATGGATTCTTTATTTTATTAGATCCATCTCTTTTATTAATAGGAGCAATAAAATTTCTTATAGATTTCATTATACTACTTGGCAAGCTAAATTCTTTCTGTTCTACTATAGATTTTTCTCTCCCTGTTAATGATTTATTTTTCAATAGTATAATCATAGCTCTTTATTTTTAATTTAGTTCCTGGGCAGTTATATCCCAAACTTTCCCAGGATTGTATGTTTTTAAGGAGGATTAATTTTCTATAATCTATTAATTTTCCTCTCCATCTTTTCTTCAAGAGCTATTATCCTATTTCCATTAGGATGTTGTTTCCACTCCTGACCTAAATCATCTTCATTAATCATACTATTGAGAAGAAAACTCTTAAATTTCAAGTCACTCATAGGAACTATCTTTTTGAAAAATATCCCAGTCTTCTTGAATAATACTCCATCTTTATAGTAAACTGTAGGATTATCTAAGTCAGCATAATCTTGATTTTCTGCAAATAAAGGAATATATCCATCTTTATTAGGTTTTTTATCTAATATTGGAGTTGGAAATGGATTAAATCCATGACATCCTTGGAGATTAATTAAATCATAAAAATCCTTATTAATTCCCTGTAAGTAATAATTTTGAACGATTTTTGGAAATTTATCGAAATCTCCAGGTTTTATTAAGTATTCTTCTCTAATTCGTTCAGTTAGTAAAGAAAATACTTTTTGTCTTAATACTCTCATAATTATTCCTCCCTATCTTTTCTATATTTTCTATATCCAGCATAAGCACCTAATAAGGAAGAAGTTACTAAAGCTCCTTTTGCTATAGATTTCTGTTTTCCTAATTTCTTTGCTTTTTTTAATATATTCATTCCTTTCTCTTGTGCTTTTCTTTCAATATTAATATCATTTTCTACAGCTTCTCCCGCTCTCTTATAAATATCATCAAAGTTACTTACTCCTTCTTTTTAACAAGATCTTTTACGATTTTTGCTTTTTTTCTGAAAGATCCAGAAGAAAATTGGTCAATTTTAGATCTACCAATAACATCATTTTGTTTAACTTTCTTTAATTCAGTCCTAGCAGTTTTAATTCCAGATCCAATTGCTCCAGCACTTACTAAAATTTTTTCTGAATTATCGATACTGTTAGATTTAGAATTTTCTGCATTATTCCGAAGTAATTTTCCTCCTATATAAACTCCGGAGACACCTAAAGATAATTTTCCAGCCCCTCTTAAAAATTTTTTGGGATTTTTCTTGATATAACCTCTTAACTCTTTAGTACTTAATTTTTTATATCCTTTCCCACCAACGATATGTTTAGAATCTATATTTCCTTCAATCATTCTAGTGTTAGAATTCCTATCTCCTCCTAAATCTTTCCAAAGAGATCTATTATATTTATTATCCTCTCTATAACTTCTATTATTTAGAAATTCTTTATATGTTTTGGCTCCTTCTAGTTCTGGATTTCCATTAGCTATTTTCATTTTTTTTTATAGTCTTCATGTGGTATTTCTACTTTTAGAGTCTTTGATTTTCCTCTACCAGCTTCAATCCTAGCATCCGAAACATTCCTAGCTGATTTTTTATTTTTTGCTAAATATACTAACTCCCTTCCATCATCTTTTCCGGCACCATGAAGAAATGAATTTGTAAAGTTTCCATCCTCTAATGCTTTAGAACCTTTAAGACCACTTTCTAAAATAGATTTAACATTCTTCTTTTCAGTTGAATGATAGAATTTATGCCTTCCTGTTAAATCTCCTTTATTATTTGATTTAGAAATTAAATATCCACCTCCTATAATAGAAGATAATCCTACTCCTTCTTTTAATTTCTTATTATCTTCTTTTTTAGAAAATAATTTTCTCTTAATAATCATAAAATATTATATAGGGGAATTATTAAACTTCATACCCCCCCCCGTTTACAGGAAGATAGAAGTTTTTATTATAGATTAATTTATTCAGTATTATCTTTCTTTTTTCCACCTTTGATAGCTAATGCCGCTCCTCCTGCAATTAATCCAGCACCAAGAGAAGCTTTTCCAAGACCCTTAGCAAAACGTTTAGGATTCTTTTTAATATATTTTCCAACCTCTTTGATAGAATTTTTTTGATAACCTTTTCCTCCTTTTATATATTTAGATTCAATATCACCTTCAAAAATTCTTGTTCCAGAAGTTCCTTTAGCACCAGAAAACTTATCATAATATTTATTAGCTTCTCTCTTAGTCATTGGATGAAATATATTATTCTTCATATCCTCAGCAAACTCTTTTTTAGTTTTTGCATTGTGAGCGATAGTAAATTCAGGATTCTCATATACTCTCCTAGACCTCATGTTCTGATACTCTTTGTAGGGAATTGACATCCTAACCATAGAAGGTGTTTCAGCATTCATTGCGTGAGATACTATCATGTCAATCGCTGGCGCTCTCTTTTTTCCAGTATATACTATCTTCTTCCCAAACTTTTTACCAACATCACCTATTCTTTAATTAGTAATAGCATCACTAGTAAGAGCTTTTTCACCTTTCAAACCTTCTTCTAGTATTTTCTTCTTATTTTTCTTAGTAGTTCCATGATATAATCTAACCCTACCAGATACTTCTCCAGATTGATGTACATTATCTAGTATATTCAATCCTTCTTTAGTAACTACCGCTCCTCCGGCTATTGATGCGGCCCTCTTAAGTTTGTCATCAGATTCTTTTTTTTCTGACTAAATAATTTACGTTTTATAATCATAAGTCTAAAATGTTTACATTTATTATTCCTCCCTCACCCATCATTTCTTTTCTCTCAGCTTCAGATTCATAGTAGGCTTGGCGCTGTGCTGCTGATATACCCTTAAGCCTCTGTCCCTTCTTACCACCAAAATTAAGTAATGGGAAGTCTGGATCAGTTCCTTCAGTAGTATCAAGAAAATTCTCATAACATTCCCTAAGAGCTTTAAGAGAACTCAATGTATAATTCTCTATTCCATCTGCCTTAAGAAATTTATTTAAATAAAATTTTAGATCCATCAATTGGGGAATTGTTACAGATGTCTCGAAAGAAGTCGACAGTAAGAGATTCTACACTTACTGCCACACTCCTCCTTTCCTTCGGTTTTTTACCTTTATTACATTCTGAACAAAACAATTGAACTGGCTCAAGACGATCATAATATAAGTCACGTAAAGCTAAGAGAAGTGTAACATCAGAGTGAGTAGCCCCAAGGACATCTTTTTCAATCTGTGTTCCCTGATAATCAAAATCTTTAATCAGTGCTATAGTTTTAATCATCTTAAGATCAGTTACAGTTCGATATCTAAGGTAAGTTTGAAAAACCTTCATAAATTCTCTAACTGTCGGAACTATAGTCTCGTATCTATGTCCACCGAGTTCAATAAAAGCACCATTCATAATCTTTTGATCGATCTGTTTAAAGTGTATATCTTTCTCGAAGGATATAGTTTTTTTCATTTTCTTTCCACATTCTGGACATGTTACCTCAATTTCATAAGATAATTCTCCAGAAACCGTACAAAGCTTTTTATAAAATATCAAGAAATCTACATCCATTAAATAACAATCTAGGATAGTTTCATCTTCCTGGATAAGTAAGTTGATATCATATAAGTATTTTTCTAGTGGATCATCAGAAGGAAGATTCTCAAGATATCTCGTTATCTCTAAGAATGTCATAGGACTAACCTTAACACTTGGGAATTTATATCCATATCCTCCTGATGGTAATTGTGATGTTAAAATATTCATAATCGTTAAACTCTCATTTTTTTTATTAATTAATCTTCTTTTTCTCTACGCTCTAATTCTTTACGAGCCTTTCTTGCTTCTGATTTATGATGAAGATGTGCAGCTGCAGCAATTCCGGCACCTGTAGCAGCACCGATTCCAGCTCCTATTAAACCTCTTTTTAAAGATAATTTCTTAGCTAATCCAATTGAAGCTCCTGTCACACCTAAACCTATCATCGCTTTAGCAGCAGTCTTCTTTATATTCTTTTTCTCTCTATCAGTCAAACCTTCATTATATCTAGCTCTTTCTTTAAGCCATTTATCTGACTTTCGAGAGAATTTAGAATCATCAAATTCTTCTGACATCCCAAGATATGTTTCTTCATCTAAATCATTATCAGCCTTAGAAAATTTATTCTCTCTAAGTTTTTCTGCACGTTTCTTCATTGAATGGTTTGAAGCTAATCCCGCCGCTGTTCCTAATAAAGCTGCTCCTACCAAGATCTTCTTATTTCTCTTTGAAGCTTTCTTTGAAATTCTATCCTTTAATCTATTAGAAGCTTTTTTAAGAGTTTCGATTTTAGCATTATATTCTTCTCCAGCTCCTGTTTTATAGACATTTTCGACATAATCAACCTTTCTATCAATATCAAGTTCATTAGCAAGATCTTTTATAGGATTTCCAGTTTTCTTCAATCTCTTCTTAGCCAATTCTCGAACTTTATCTCCAGTATTTCTTATCTTATCTAGTTTATTACCATAATTTTCGCTAATTTTATCTACATGTTTATTAGTTTGTTTAGTTACTTTATACATAGCTTCATTTCTGGCAATATCAGAACCTAAAAGACCTACCCCAGCTACAGTACCACCAGCTAAAATTCCATGCGCAGTAGATACTCCTTTACGAGTTTTATCAATCTGATCTGCAGCTCTCTGTTTTCTCTCTTCGGCTGTTAATTTCTTAGAGAATAATTTTCTTTTTATTATCATACTATTTATATACTATTTAAGGGGAATATTAAACTTCATACCCCCCCCTTTAGAGAATATGATTTTTTACTTTTCCGATCATAAATAAAGAACGGAATATAATAAACTAAAAGCCTTATATATGTAATGATAAATATATAAGAATATGAAAAAAGATATTATTAAAATTGTAAAACCTAATAAACAGATATCTAAAATGTTCACTACAGCTAAAGTTTTTGAACAAGGGATTTCGTTTATTACATTAATTCAAGTATCTAAAGAAGAATACGATGTTCCTAAAGATATGAAAATATTAAATATTAAGAAAGAAGATTTAGAAACTTTTAAACTATTATATAATATAAATCTAGAAGATCCAGAGAAATATTATATTATTGGATCTTTCAATAATAAATTTAAGACAAAAGAATTAGCTGAAAAATATATTAATAGTTTAATTTCTAAAATTCAAGAAAAAGAGGCCTAACGTCTCTTTTTATTTTTCTTCTTTATTCTATTCGGTTTTACTACTCCCTTTAATATTCTTCCCTTACTTGCTTTATAACCATGCATATATGTTCCAAAATCTGCTCCTAATTGGCTGCAATCATTTCATTTGGAGTTGCATTAGCTGATTTTAAAAGACTCATTGCATTTTTAGTAGCATTCTTTTCTTCTTTTAATAAAATCTTTCCTGTTGCAGAAGTTAGTAAATAATTTCCTAATCCCTTTTTATTTCTACTATCTTGATAAATCGATTTTGTTACATCATTTACTTTAGATACAATCCCTGTTTTTGTCTTACTTCGATTCATAATATGTCCAATATCATGAGCAAGTACTGCCTGACTTCCTTTTTGATTTATTACAGCTTTTCCTTTAGATAATGCTTTTCCAAGTTCTCTATCCTCTGGAAAATTAGATTTAGTATACTTAATTATATCTTTCTTTTTTATATATTCTTTAGGAACTGCCCAAGGTTCACTTCTATCATAAGAAGAGCGTTTTATTTTTTCTCCACCTTTCAATATCTGTTTATATTCTTTTTTACCTTTTATTACAACTATTCCTCTTTTCTTTGCTTCTTGACCTAAAGCTTCCATTACTTCTGATCGTTTGGGAAATTCAGTATTATTAGTATATTCATCAAGAGCCTTATGAGCCTTTTCATTTGCTTTAATTGATTTATCAATATCATCAGAAATCTTAAATCGAAGTTTTCTTATTCCTTTTCTTAACCCGTGGTCTTTAACAGACCTCATTCCATATTTCGCATACTTTTTCCAAGGAATCCCAAACTCTCTTTGTTCAGGACTATCAAAAATTAGTTTACGTTTTATTATCATATCTTGTACTAATTTTATTCAAAATAAAATTCCCACTCACCTTTACTGGCGAATGAGAATTATTATGTCTCAGGTAAGATCGAACACTTACCTCATAAAATATTGTTTTATTGTTTTTTCAGGTTATTATATATTCCTTGATACTCTGGCTTAACTCCTATTATCTCTAATGCATCTATTCTTTTTTTTGTACCATCTAAAAGAACTTCACTAACTTTTGCTCTTTTTATATTAAAGAATTCTTCCAAATCAGTAGCCTTTGGAATAGCAGAATATCCAATAGAATTATATAGACTTTTAAGAATTTCTTTTATCCTTGCTTGACCTATTCTATCTCCAATAGAAAACTTGGAGAGAACTGTATTAACTAAGAGTTCCCTACTGAAGGTTACTATACCTAGTTCCTTCTTAATGTTAGTTTTATTATAATAAAGTTTCCTTAATCTATCAGGACCCAATGCTATATAGTGAGATGCTATCTCATCTCCTCCTAACTGATCTAATATTATTCTAACCCCCTGCTCAGATAAGTTATATTCACATAGTAATTTTATTTTATCATAGTATGTTTTTAATTCTTGATACATACTTAAAAATTCAGAAACCTCTCGATTTATTAGATCATTTGTATCTAGTGTATTATGTACTGAACTAAATACTGTAAATCTATCCTTATAGTCATATTGTTGTATCCTGAAGGCTCTAATTTCATTTACCAGAACTAGGTTATTAATAACAGGAATTAGAGTAGACCTGGAGTGTTCATTTACTGCTACATAGTCATCTTTATAATTAAATGACTTTGCCATTTTTTGATATCTCTCAGCCAACGTTAATTTTGCCTCATCAGGAGTTGAACTATATGACAGTAGTAAATCATTAGTAGCTTTTTTCTTTCTCTCAATCTCTCTATCAAATTCCTCTTGACTAACCTTCCTATAGTCACATGTAGGTCTATAATAAAATATTGCACTATTTTTCCAAGGATTATCAAACAATCTCTGACGTCCTAATATCTGAGGCAAGTCTTCTGAGATATCTACGGCTAGACTATCTATATTACTATCACTAAAGATAAAAGATCTAGCACATAAACTATAGAAATCCGCGCCTAGGTAAACCGTTCTTGTACAAAATGTAAACATTTTAGATTTTACTCCTTTCAATGGAACTTCCCCTATTACAAACTTCTTTCCTAATTTCTTTTGTATTCTTTTTAGATTCTCAGGAGTATTAGAACAGAGGATATTTACTTCTTCAGGTTGTAAATCACATTTCTTGATGATAGATATAATATGATTCACACTGTTTACATAAAGCACTGCTTCATCTGATATTATTTCCCTAGGATATCCATTAACCATTTTGATAAATTTTTCAAAGTTACCCTCTTTATATGTTTTTATGATCTCTTCTGCTTTAGATCCAGTAGATTTCATAGATAAAACCTTAAGATTTGGTTTAATAATTCGTGTTGAATCCTCCTTACCCCAATCCATATTAATATAAGGTAAACCATCAAACTCATCTAACATATTAAGATATTCCTCTAACATAGGAGTAGCTGATACAAATAATGCACTATGAGATTGCTTAAGAATATCTAAGAATTCTAATTCAGTATCTGATTTAAATTTAGAATCATGTAGGATAGTTTGAAATTCATCTATTACTGTATAGAAACTCTGAAATATTCCAAGACTTTTTAGAATATCTTTTACTATTCTATATGAATCATATGTAACTAAGATCTTAGCGGGCTTATCCCCTAAGTACTTCCTCTCATTTAGATAATCTTTAATTTCATTCATTAATTTATTATAAACTGTATCCTTTCCATGAACTACTTCTTTAAGAGTATCCATAAATACTTGAGATCTAATTTTATCTATCTTGGAGAGATCTTTATCAACCTCTATTTCCTTCTCAAGTTCATTTACAACCAAATAAACATCTCTACCATGTTGATCCTTCTTATTCTTTAAGAGCATTTTTCTAGGACTACACAGAATAACATTTTCTGGTCCATTAATACAGTATTCTGTAAAACCACATCCAGGAAGTTGCTTATTAATTATACACTTTACAGGTAGTTTATAAAATCTAAATAAACTATCCATTTCTGAAATATATCTAATACCTCTTGGTACTACGATATTAGGTAATTTTAGTATTGACATATACGTATAATTTTTTATTAAATTTATTATAATCTAATAGAGAATCCAGTTAAAAGAATTTCTATGTCTCTTTAAATTGAAGACATAGGAGGATTCCCTTTTCAATCATAAGGGATTGAAAGGATATTATACGCATTTTGTCGATTTAATTTATTATTTTTGACTCTCCACTATAAAAGATATTATCTAAAGAATTTGCGACACTTGCTCATATAGATAAAGAACATAAGATTATGTCGGAGACATGGAATATTTATGTTTAGGATTTCTATGAGCTTTTAATCTAGAAACACCACCCCTGGCCTCCGGAGGCCAAAGGGGTGTCAACTTAATTAAAATGATATTATATTAAAATTTCCTATATATCTTATTCAATGTTTCTTTTCTAAGACACCTCTAGCGGTAGCGGTTAGAGGTGTAGGATAAGGGAAACTCCTTTGTCCTCATAAATAAGGGACAAACCTATATAAAACCTCCTTTTTATCAATTTGAAAGCCTCGTATATGTAATATAAATTTTAAATACGTAGAATTATGAAAAGAATAGTCAAAGAAGCGGTAATTGAGAAAAAACTTACTGATGAAGAGAAAGATATAATAAGATCTCATTTAGAATGTAATTATAAAATAGTAATGTTATATCCTATTAACGAAAATACAGAAGTACCTAAAAATGCATTATCTTCTGAGATATGGAATATTCCAGAAGGTTACTACACTATTGAAATTAACATTTAAATATTATAAAATTATGGATGATAAAGATATTAGCTCTATAGAAAATCCTATGCTAAGATTTGAAAAAATAGTAGAAAATCTTAATAAATCTAATAAAAGTATGAGAGTAAAAAGAAATGAATTAATCTTTTTAAAGGATTATCATAATACATCAAAAACTCCTTGTTCAGATTGGCTTGATCATAAAAGAGTAGACTTGTATCCTATCAATGAAAATACAGAAATACCCACAAATGCATTAGATCCAGGGGTATGGAATATTCCTGAAGGTTATTATGCTATTGAGATTAGAGATTTGGATTAGTTTCCAAATCTCTTTATTTATTTCTATTTTTCCAAGAAGTCTATTAGTATTATCTGAGATTATTTTCTTAACTTCATTAATTTCATGGATTCTAAATGCATTACTTAAATGTTTCTTTCCAGATTTTTGTACTTCTTTTGGAATATCATATAGCTCTTTATTTTTATTTAATTAGTTCCTGGGCAGTTATATCCCAAACTTTCCCAGGATTTATAGTTTTACACTCTATATTCCTTAAAAGCCTTATATATGTGATATATAAAATATATAAGATTATGAAAGGATTAGGATTATTTATTGGTTATCGTAACTTTTTTAAATACTTTCGTCATTTTGGAAAGATATTTTAGTTACGATTTATAAGAAAGATGATATTAGTTATTTATCATCTTTCTTTTTATCTTTTTCCTTCTCTAATTTTTTCTTTTTCTTTCTATATGCAATTCCTCTAGCTAATTCTGACATTCCTGCATTAGTTACAGCAACTCCAGCATAAGTTCCTAAAGCTACACCTAGGTTTTTTCGACTAGCTTTCATTAATTTCTTAGAGGCACCAGCTTTTTTCATTAAATCTAGACCATGTTTACTTGCCATAGCCTCTGATACTAGCCCTGGAGATTGAACAGCTAAACCAGATGCCCATCCACTATGTCTGGAGAGTTTTGATTCTTTTTCTCCGGCTGCTTCTTTTTCTGCTGCTTTTTTACCTGATCTAACACCTGCTATTATTCCTGCTGTAGGAGCTAGAACTGTATGATTCAACATTCCACCAGTTTTTAGATAAGCTTTATGAGCAACTTTACCAATAGCATCACTTACTGATTTTACTTTTCTTTTATCATAGTGAGCATGTCCCATTTCATGTGAAAGAACATCAGCTGCTTTTGTTCCACTTGTATAAATTTTATTATTTTGATATGCAGGTCCCATTCCAGTATATGTAATATTATCTACTTTATGTCCTCGTCTAGAAGCTAATCTTTTTAGTTTTTCAGCTATTTTTGCAGATTCTTCTGAGGGTTCGTCTTGCATATGTTTCATCATTATAGGTGCAGCGATACCTTGACCCGCTACCGCACCTCCAAGATATAAAGCAGTTCCTTTTGCTTTTGAACTAGTGTCATTGAAGTTTTTATTCTCCTCTTTTTTACTAAACAGTTTTCTTTTGATTATCATAATTTTAATTAATAAGTTAAGTTAGTTTTCTAATTCTTTTTTAGTTCTCTTTCTATACGGATCTATATATTGCCGCTTCTTTCTTCCATCGTTAGTGATTAGTGTTACGTATCGTCTACCAGTTTCAGTAATGCCAGGTTCAAAATAAGGGACGAGAACTTTTGAATCTTTAGAAAATAGTTTACGTTTTATAATCATTTAATATTTGTATCGAAGAGGAATTGTTTATACTTTTACCCCCCCCGATATTAATTTTTGGAAGGAGTAAAAGCCTTATATATGTAATAAATAAAATATATAAAAGATATGAAAACATTATTAAAAATTGGATTAGCTACTATATCAATTATAGCAGCTTTTAAATTGGTAAAAGGTGCAGGGTATAATTTAGGTGCAGAAATGATGTATAAATATAAGAAAAATCCAGATTCTCTTTCTGAAAAAGATAGACATTGGTGTAAAGTTGTATCTAATGTATTAGATAATACAGATACATTAGAAAGTGCAGAAGGTATTTCTGAATTGATCTATCAATGTGGTAAAGAGATAAAAGAATATAAAGAATCACTTAAATAGTCCCTACAAAGAAGATTGACGAAAAGTTGATCTTCTTTTTTATCCTTCTAATGTTTTTTCTTACTTTTAGAGAAGCATTTTAGCGCCCTATCATTTTTTTCTAGTTATAGTTTAGATAATCTTTTCTTGTTTGAAATGATTTATTTCTAATATAATGTGGATCATAGAAAAGAGTTTTTGTATCTCTTTCGGTTAATCCAAGTTTTTCTTCAAGACTTTTTATTTCTTGATTTATCATCCTTTGTCTAGGAAGTAATATATTTAGTAGGCTCATAGTAATTGTTTTAGTAGAAGAGTAACCGATCAAAGTTACTCTTCTTTATTGTTTTTTTTTATAATAGTATATAATTATTTAGATTTCCTTTTATTTATTATTTTTCTTCTTAAATTATATTTCTGTCTTTCAGTTCTTCCTTTATCTCCAAAAAGTTCCATTAAATCTTTTTCTTCTTTATGAGATCCAGGAAATACTTTATAGTTATCTATTTCTTTTGGATGTAATTTATTTAATAGCTTTTCATTTAAGTTATTTCTTAAACTATTTCCTTTTCTATATGTATCTACTGCAGCATTTTCTAGACTTTTGGCATGTTTAATCTCTTCTTTCGTTGCACCAGCCTTTTTTAAATCCTTTATTCCATTTTTCCAGGCATTATTTTCTTCTTGAATTCCAATAGTTCTTTTCCCAATATCAGCTAATATTCCTTTACTATTATTAGATTTATCAGCTAGTTTTTGAATTGCAGAATTAATAGATTTTTTACTATTTTTAACATGACCTAGTTCATGGGCAACAAACGGGGTGTCTTTTCCTATTGCATCAGAGTTAAGATTTATAATTGCATCTTTGGCCGAACTTGATCTGGCTAACTCTCTACTAGCTTTATCCAAATTTTTATCATTAGACATTTGCTTAAGTAGATTTCTCTTTTCTTTATCGAGAATATAGGATTTATCTCCTTTAGGCTGATGTACTAGTTTAGAAAATTTATTATCGGGTATTATATCAGTGTTTACTCTATTAGCTTCTTTTTTCAGATTATTGGCTATTAATTCATTCTCTTTTGTTTCTTTTCGAAGATTAGTCAATTTTCTTTCTGTCTTCTTCGTTTTTGCAAGAAAATCTCGTTTATTTTGAATTAATTTGTTCACCACATCTCTTTTTTGTTTCCTGATATAATTTTTCGTTCCTTTCCTTAAACCCAATTGAGATATTTCTGAAAGTATACTAAATTCTTTCTGTTCCTCTGGGTATTTTCTTAATATGATCATATTAGAGATTTAATAAATTTTTTAGCGTTTTCATCCAATTCTTTTATAATATAGTAATCCTCTATATTATCACATTCAGAGTTTGTACTTTTTATTTTATATTCAGTACTGTTCTCTATTTTTATCGTTTTTGGGATATCAATAGTTTTTCTTATTAATACTACATACACTACCTTACTTGGTTTAGGTAATTCTTTTATGATTGGGTTAAAAGTATCTTTTTCATTAGAATTACCTGGACTAAAATATCCACTAGCTCGTATTACATTCGAACTCTTATACCCATTGTTTAATCGTTTTCTGAGGTCTTCTAGGTATTCCTTTCGGCCTTTAAGATCATATTTTCTTCCTCTATTTCGTTCATAGAGTGGATCATAATAAACTTCTGTTCCAGTTCTTCCAATTAATCCAAGTTTTTCTTCAAGATTTTTTATTTCTGGCTCTAGTTTTTTCAATTCTTCCTTTTCTCTTCTTCGTCTAGGGAGTGGGAGTAATATATCTAGTAGGTTCATAATAAATAATTGTTTTAGTAGAAAAGTAACCGATCAAAGTTACTCTCCTTTATTGTTTATGGTTGTATTATTTTTGGCTGAACTATTATATTTGGAGATTCACCACCAATTAAAATTCTTCTTAGAACTTCAGATATTTTCTCATATGTATTGTAAGTATATGGAATTTCTATGAGAATTATATTATTTTCTTTACAGTATTCTCTAACATTTTCATCCCTTTTTAATTGTTTTTGGAAATCTTCTTTTGTTTTATGAAAGAAATTTATAAATTTGTAATGTTGCTGACCATTAACTTCTATCCAATATTCTAAGTTATTTATATTTAATTTAAAATCTATCATTATTTTGTTAGAATTCCTTCCCGCTATCCTATTTAAAATACTGTATTCTGAATTATATGATAACGTTTTATCATTTTTTACTAAATATTCAAGATAACTCTCAACCATAAATTCATATCCAGATTTCTCTTTCATTGCACAGAAAGGACATCCATGAATATTTCTAATATGATGATGTGGAGATTGTTTAAACCATTTTTTACAACTATTACAATAAATCCATACATCTAATTTATTATTTATGTAATTAACTTTAGAGTAATCAAATTTATCTCCAAACTTATCTTTACATTTCCTTAACCAAACTTCTTTCTGTTTAATAGACCTTCTTTCTCTGGAATCTATTACTGCACATTTAGGACAAGATATTTTCTTTCTATCTCTTAAATGTTCTGCTGGTGATTGATAAAATATATTCCCACATTTCTTACATATTAGTTTTACAGGAGTTAATTTATCAATATAGTTTACTTCAGAATAATCTAAAGCATCTTCACCATATTTATCTTTACTTTTTTGAATAAAACTTTCAGTATCTTTTGCTCTAAGTTTCATATTGATTGCAATTTTTTTTTAAGGAAATATCTAATATATTTCTTATGAAGAAGGGCAGATTGATCAGATCCACCCTTCCTTGCAATCATAAGAAATAATAAATTAGATACTTCTAGTTTATTAAGTTATTTTTTTAAATATTATCAAAAGTTCTTTCATACGTTAATCAATGAATTTCACCTCATGACAGACTATATCACCTAAGGAATTTCCTCAGTCTACATACATAGTCGTTGAACCTAGATTTATGTTAATATCTAGGATGCTGATTATTTGTATACAAAGATACAAATTTTCCAGCAATTCTTGTAGAAAACACCATGAAATTTTCCAAAATGTTCAAATTGCTTTAAAGTCATTAATTATTTTTATCAATGAATAGACTATATCATCTAAATTATATTTCAAACTTAGTTCTATATTTAGTCGTTGAGAAATTAGATCTTTTCTAATTTTTGCTGATTATCTATTTGATATTCCAGCATTTTAATAGAATTTTTCATAAAGTTTATATTACTTTATGCTTCTTCATTTGAAAAAGCTGACTTGGATATCTGCTCGCATTTGTTAATATACATTAATATATTATAGACTATATCATCTTAAGAATTAATACTTCTTAAGTTATACATTTAGTCGTTGAGAAACTATTTTTAATAGTTTTTGCTGATTTATACTTGGTATAACCAAGATTTTTCCAGCATTTTAGTATAATTTTCTTAAATTTTATTATTTAAGCGACTAAGCTATTAATCGGTTCCGTCCTCAGTCTGCCCATTTTCATCAATCGGTGCATCCTGAAGAATACAGTTATAGAAATTAAGAGTACGAACTTTGATACGGCTTGAGTTAGTTAAGATTAATCTAAGGTCGCATACTAAGTCATCCTTTCTGAAAGAATATTTAGTATCACGATCTGCAATTTTCTGGCGATAGTCCTTATGGTTTTTGTTTTAAATCATACTAGACTATATCATAAGAGGAACTATGGCTTATCCTCTTTCTTTGTACTTAGTCGTTGAAAAATAGAATCATATCTATTTCTGCTGATTATTTTTCCGCTCTTAGTTTTTATTATTCTTGAGCGATTAAAATTTCCAGCAGTTCACAAAGATTCATTAAGGAACTTTTAATCTCTTAATGGACAACTTTTAAATTATCAAACCAGTAAGTAATTGCCTGATCTTCCTTATCTACAAAAGCCAACGACAGGGTTCCAGCTGTGTTTTGACCTGTCTTCTGAATGATAGTATAATTACCACGCATTCTCTTTTCAAAACCTGATACACTATAATCAATACCTACCTGAACGGCATTTAATCTAGCATTGAAAATATCAGTACCAGGGAAATAAACTCAAACATTTGTTCTATGTTTAGACTATATCATAAAAGAAATCTATGGCTATTTCTTTTCTTTGCTAATAGTCGTTGAGAAATAGATTTTTTATCTATTTTTGCTGATTTATCTTTACTTGATCTTCCAGCAGTTTACAAAGTTTTACTAAGACAATTATTTATCTTAGGTACATTAATGAATTGAAGTTCCCACATGTCACCACGAAGGAATTCTTTATTATTATCTTTATATGTACTTTGATAGTCAATAAATTTCATGTATCCGTCACTTCCGCGGACTAAACTTGCTACGCTTGCCATAGTTTTTATTATTTTTTATCGTAATTTAAAGTTATATCGATCGTCATATCATTATCTACTAAGTCACTCATTCTAGATTCCACTTCAAGTCCTAGTCTATTATTTGGTAAGTCTAGGTAAAATCCAGTAATAACTAATGAATCTATATATGAGTACCCAGTTGATATCCTATTTAAGATCTGTTCTATTCTAGCTCTTATATCTCCGGCTGATTTAGTACTAAGAATTTTCCATTTATTCTTTTCCAATTCTCTCGCTACTTTTCCTATACAGAATCTCATCCACCCTGAAGTATTGAAGTCTTGTCCATTTTGATATTTTTTATAGTAATATATCTGGTTATTGAATACTAGATAATTACTTTTGTATTCCTCAAGTTTATCTTCTGGTGATTCAAAGGTGTAAGGATCTGTTGTAGGTGTTTGATATAAGATTTGATCGCTAGTTATTGAGTAAATATCTTGTAAGAGCCCTCTAATATGTAAGTAATATCCAGGTCTATCTTGCCCAAAAATTGTCTGCCCTCGATAAAAATATAAGAGTCGATTATCAGCATCAGAGGTATAATTAAAGACGTAGTTATTTCCGGCCGTATTAGTTTCCTCAGGGTCAGTTGTTTCTATTAAGTTTCCATTCTCTACTTTATAGAATTTTACTCCTCCAGTAGGTTGTGATACTATATAAATTGTTCCTGAGGTTATATCTTCGGCCGATGGAAGTTCTTGAGTTTCTACGTAGGTCCATCCATTATCAGAATTTTGGAATAATACTTGAAAACCTAAACTCTTCGCATATCCTAAAAATCTCTCATATTCTGGATAATAACTAGTCTCCGAGCCTGTCTTCATTCCGGCCGAGTATTTATAGATATCAGGGACTAAGAAATAATCAATAATTCCAGCGTTGTCAGATCCAAAAATAGCCTCTGCCGCTTTCCAATATTCCCCATTTATATCTTCGGCCGTTTCTTTCCAGGCTCGTTTAAGATACCATGTTCCAGAGGGTAATTCAGATTCTTTAGAACCTTTTTTATACTCTACCTCTTCATCTGTCTCTCGATTTACGTAAGATGTTGAAAGAATACATCTAACTAACTTAGACTCTGAAGTAATTATAGTATCAAGCCTTTCCTGTCCAATAGTAAATAAACCACCTTCATAAATTTCTTGATATTTATACCTCTCGATTGTTACTCTATATTTATCATCTCCCTTCAGTTTCTCAATATTTACACTAATATCACTATCTAAATATTCGGAATCTCCACCTTCAGTACCAGTTGTTTTCGATATAAATCTCATTCTAGTACTTCCACTCGAGATTTTTGATAGTATATTGTGTGTAGTGTTAAAATCTGGTTCGAATAATAGACCAGTAATATTAGTAAAATAGGTAACTTGAATAGAATATGATGTGTATATTTTGTAACCCTCCGAGATATTTCCTTCGATAGTATAACCTAATTGACTTGGAATTATAACTTCTACTAACCTCTTGAAAATTTCCTTATTACTTTCTTTTGCTTTAATTTCAACCTCAATTGCTTCATCATAATATTGACTTGGAATATTAGGGATACTATTAATTTCCTCTTTAAACCAAATCATTATATTTTCATAAGAGTCATTTTTAAGTTTTTTCAGGATTATATATTTAGAAGTTAATCCCTCGTCTACCGGGTAAAAATCTATCTCAGGGTTATATACTAAGGAATAAGCTAAAGTTTCATACCCTTTTGATACTCTTAGCAGATCAGGAAGATGAGATAATAATACTTCTTCATCAATTTTTTCAGTATAATCAACATCTCCTTCCTCTATATATTTCGGATAACAATATTCAGGTCCAATAAAACCTGGATAATTTATATTTAATACATCTCTATTTTCTAGAGAACTCGTATTATTAGTGTCAAGATTTTGTGGTAATTCTAGGATTTTCATATATTCTCCTAGATAATATATATAAAGAGTATACCACAAATTTCCTTCTTTATATTCGCCTTCTCCTGTTACTACTTTATACAAAACTTTATCTTCTCCGACTTCTGGAAGTTCTGTTAAGTTATAGTATAATTTTTGATCTATAGAATATTCTTTTAGATCAATATAGTCAGGAGCATTAGTATTTTGTTCAACCTTAATTGGTCTATATAAAAATAAAGTAACTCCAGATTCTAAAAGTTCATCGTAATAATCTTTCCCTGGAAAATCTGATCCAAACCAGATGTCAAGTTCATCAGGAGTTCTCACAAGTACTGGTTTCTCATATGACATCTTAGAATCTACAACTTCAGAAAATACTGTAAAATCATCTTGTTCAGTGGAGTACTTTATATTAGTTGTTCCTAATCTTAAATACATAATCTTATTTTATTTAATTAGTTTCATTACTGAATTTACTCCACTTTCTACTATAGAACCATAATCCGTTTTTGAAGAATTATCAGGAGCTTTATGCTGTATTACTTTAACTTTTGGAATTTCTCCTTCATTTGGATTCTCTCCTACAATACTAAATGATACTGTAAGATCTCCTGCACCATCTCCAATATCTCCTGTATATTCTTCAGAAAAATCTTTCATTACTAAAAGTAAATCAAATTTTTGAATTGTACTATATTGCGGTGTCATAACGTATATTCTACATCTGAAGCATATATTTTTATACATAGCAATACATACATTATTAGTATCTATTGCAGTTAATCCTAAAACTCCTTCAGTACCGCCTTCTTTATAATAAGATTCATCATGTCCTTCACTATTATAAATTGCAGCTTTAGCACATTCTTCAAAATATCGTCTCCAAGACTTATATTGATCGTCAGCTATAGTTAATCTAAATTCATTAGTAAATTCCATTGAAACAGGATAACTGATTTCACCATCATATAGATTGAGTGTTTTATTTGTTAATTTAGATTTTTGAAGATCAAAACTAACATAAGGAATCCATCTATTATAAGCAGTATTTACTCCGTGTTGAGCTATATTTCTAGTATTGATTTCATGAATTCCAGGAAGATAATTAAGATTTCCATTTTCAGGACCTACATAGGGTTCTAAAACAACTTCCCAGTATGCATTAGTATCTAATGTTTGAGTTCTATAATCTGAATATCCAGTTGAGGTAAATTTATCTGGAGTAGTAATAAATGGGCTAGATTTTAATACATTATACAATCCTTCTACAGTATTTGCATCATCTGTGCCAGAAATTCCACATAATTCCTCTAATGTGATATTTATTCCTTTTCCAGATACATAATTAGATTTAAATTTATAAGTTGTTTCTCCACTGCTAGAGCCTAGAAGCATATCTTTTGCTGCACTTCCTACTTTTTTCCAGAATTTATTACTATCCCCACTACTTCCACTACTTTTAGTTATCTTGGATAATAGATTACCTTCTTTTTGAGAAAACTCTGAATGACTTTGTGTTGGTAGAAATGGATTACTTCCTGATGGTCGTATATTTCCTTCTTCCCATCCATCTCTATGCTCATTTTTTTCTGGTCTATTTATAGGATTAGAGATATCTACAGATTTGCTCCCAACTATTGTATTAACTGCATCACCTAGTTTATCTCCCAAGTTATCAAGAGCACCAGAAACTCCTCCAGATACTAAATCACCTAATAAACCTCTATCATTTCCAGGTAATCTATATCGATTTGATTTAGATAATTTTTCTAACTCATCTCTAGCTACTACAAGTGCAGCTATTGTTTCATTAAGAAGAAGTTGTCTCGCTGATCCATGTACTCCAGTCCATCCAATAGTTTTCTCAGCTGTCCACCTAAGATAATTACTTAAGTTAAGAGATTCTAATCCAAATTTTGGTAATTTCATAGAAGGACCTTCCACTCTCGAAGACTCTTGTTGAATTAAGATCTCCTTTCCAAGTTTATTTATATATTCTTCTGCTCGATCAGGAGATATGGCTTCTGAACTAAGATATGCACTTACTAAAGATTGCATTTTCTTACCCCACTCTCCAGCTTCTTTCTCACTAAGTAAACGAATAGTTTCTTTATAGAGATCATCTTCGGTTAATTCCTTTAAATATTTCCAATCTTTTTGACTTTCATCTACTTGTGCTTCAGGAATTTTTTCTTTAATATCATCATTTAGCTCTTCAATAATATGTTCAGTATCTTCTGGAACTTCAAGAATAGAATCGTAAAAATTTCCAAGATCTCCACCAAGACTATCTAATTCTTCTGGACCAAGAGGAGTATAATCCCCAGATTGTCTAGGAGCATCACCTGTTTCAGGAACTTCAAGAAGAGAATCATAGAAATTATTGATATTCCCACCAAGACTATCTAATTCATCTGGACCTAATGGATTATAACCTTCATACTCATCTCCAGAAGTTTCAGGAAGTTCAAGTATTTCATCTTCAAGTTCGGTATCTCTAGAGTCTTCAAGTTTATCTATAAAATCTTCAAGACTTCCAGGTTCGAATTCCTCTGTACTTTCTAGATTTATCCTTTCATCCTCTAAAGAACTCGATTCATATTCTTCAGTATCCTCTAAGTCTATTCTCTTGTCTTCTAAAGATTCAGGTTCTGCTTCTTTAGTCCCAGTTAAGTCTATCCTAGTATCCTCTAACTCAGAAGCTTCATAATCTTTTGTATTATCTAATTCATCAAGATAATCTTCAAGTTCGGATACTTCAGCTTCTTTTGTTCCTGTTAGGTCTATTCTAGTATCTTCAAGAGAATTATTATCTTCTACACTTAAGTTTTCTCTATAATCCTCTAAAGTAGATATCTCAGATTCTTTAGTGCCATTTAGATCAATTCTTTCATCCTCTAGCGCTTTAGGTTCAGACTCCTTTGTATCTTCTAGGTCTATCCTTTTATCTTCCAGACTTCCAGGTTCGAATTCCTCTGTTCCGGTTAAGCTGATTCTGGTATCCTCTAATTCAAAAGTTTCATAATCTACAGTACCTCCTAAATCTATCCTTTCATCTTCAAGAGAATTATTATCTTCTACACTTAGGTTTTCTCTGTAATCCTCTAAAGTAAATATTTCAGATTCTTCAGTACCATCTAAGTCTATTCTAGTATTTCCTAGTTCTTCTAATGTTTCCGCAATACCTTCAAGAGCTATTTTATCTTTAGGTAGGTTTTCTAATTCTTCCCCACTCCTAAGAGATTCTTTGTGATTCTCTAATTTATCTAATTCTTCGGGAGTTTTCTTAAGATTTTCCCTATAAGTTTCTAACTCCTTATCTTCTGCAGTTCTCTCTAAAGATACTTTGGTTTTAGAGAGTTCAATATCACTTACTGGATTTCTAAGCTTAACCTTAGTACCATTAAGCTCCTCTAGTTTATCTTCTACATTCCCCAAAGACTCTTTATAACTCCCTAATTTATCTAATTCTTCGGGAGTTTTCTTAAGATTTTCCTTGTGATTAGATAATTCAGGATTTTCCGTGGTCTTCTTTAATGATATCCTAGTAGTATCTAATTCATTTTTAGAATCTACCTCTAGTTGTTCTTTATAAGATAAATCTCTAAACCCTTCAAGATCTATTCTCGTTAGGTCTAGTTCTGGATTATGATTATCAATAAGAGATTCCTTTTCTTTTCCTAGTTTTAGATCTTCTTCTGGAACCTTAAGTTTTTCTTTTGTATTTATATAAAGATTTCTTACATCCCTAACTCCTTCTAGATTTACTTTTTCTTTGTTAAGTTCATCTATCCCCGAAGAATCTGTATCAAGATTTTCTCTGTGTTTTTCAAGTTTAGGATCCTCTAAAGTATTTTTAAGATCCTCACGTTTATTCTCTAAGAATATTTTTCTTTTATCCTCTAAATTTTCACGTGACTTTTCTGTATATAATCCTGTAGGTATCTTTTCTCCTTGATCATCACTCAAAGATATTCTACTACTTTCTTTATATAAATTCTTTACACCCCTAATTCCATCTAATCCTTCTACATGATCTTCGAGAGAATTAATTTCTGGAATCCTCCCTGTTGTTCTTCCAGGGAGTTCTAGATTATCTTTCTCTAGGGAAGTATGATTTTCTTGAGTTGTTCTAATACTTTTAAGATATTTACTAAGAGCTTTTACTTCCTCAGGTCTAGTAAGTTGATCACATCCAGGAATTTTATTTTGCTTCAGAATCTCATTTTCTATATTTCTTTCTCTCATAATTACATATCTAAAGTTTCAATAATACTATTCAATGTATAAACATAGAATACTTCAGCTACTTCAGAGTAACCCATTTTAAGAGATATTTTAAATCTGAATGTATATTTTCCACGAGTATATTGTAATTCATCCCCTACTTCAAGAGATCCATCATCTGTATATACTTCTAGATTATCTCTGTTTCGATTCCATACATCTCTTAGTTCATTCTGATTTAATATCAATATTGTAGTAAATTGATCATAATCGTTCTCTAATGTACTACTTGATGAATATGTACCTCCAAAAACATTTTTCCATTTTGAATTACTCTTTGGTCTGAGTACTACAAATTCAGTCCCAAGAAGTTTTAATTGTAATTTTATATTTTTCATTCCAATAGAATAAAGCCTATTTGCCTTATCTAAGTTTTTTGAAATCATATCCGCCATAATAGTATATATTTAGTTTAAAGATTAATCACAGTCAATAATAGTACAAAATTCTTCTGTATCAATTATTTCACGTATTAATTTATATATCTGTTCAAAAGTAAGAGATCCTGATAGTTTCATTACATATATATCTCTCTCTAGGATCGTAGTTGTTCTAATATGAGCTGCCATAGATCTAATGAAATCATCAATTTCGTACTGACTATATTCAAGATCTTTTGGAATATATATTTTAATTGAAGATGGATCAGGATATATACTAATTACATCTTTGGGAATTTTACTAGAAACTTCATAATCCCCGATACGATCTTTATCCAATTTCTCTGTTAATTTCGTTATCATCTTTCTAGCTTGTAAATCTGAAAAATATCGAATTCTAGGTACTATCATTTTTCAAATATATTAGGTTTTACATCAGTTGACATGAATTTTTTTAAGATAAAATCAAATTCATTTCTTGTTTTAATTGTGTAGTTATATACAACTACTTTTCCAGTATCTACCCTATTTACTATCGTTTTTAGGTGATTCCAGAAAATAGAATCAATCTTCTTAAGTTCGTCGGTATCCTCTTTATTTACTGTTATTACGAATATTCCAGAGATCATTGACATATTAATACCTATATCTCCACCAAATTCCCCAACAGTATAATCTAAACCTTCAACATAACGAAGTCTTTTAAGGCTATTTTCTAAGTACTTATTTCCAAAATCTCCTCGATATGTAGGAATTATATCAGGATCATTAGAAAAAGTTACTGCAGCACTATAAATTAAACCGATAAGATCTTCAGATTTACCGGAAAATAGAAATTTTCCTGTCTTTCCAATGAATTTCTTTAAATCATATTTATTTAAAGACTTAACTGAAAAATCCTTCTGTTCAACTTCCTTAATTCTATTTTCAACTAAAGCTTTGTTATCAAGAAGATTTATTTTTACTCCAAGAGTATTACTGAGTTCCATTATAAAGTTGGCTATAACTTGATAATTTGTAAATACAATAGCCACTGAATAAGAATTATTTCTAGAATTGATTGCATAACTACTATATTCCATCCCTGTATACTTCTTACAGTAATAGTCTAAACTATCTGAAGTCTTTTCCAATTCCTTAGAGGTCATTCCAAAAGTATACATGGTAATGGAATTATCTTGTATTGAAAAATTTAATTTATAAGCTGTTACATTTCGATCATTAAAACTAAACTTCTCATCTATTTTTGCTCTTTTATCTAATGAATCTCCTATAGTTACTCCAGAAGCTCTATAAATACCAAACTCACGACGAATTAATTTATCTACTTCTTGAAATTTAATAGATGACATTGGATTGTGTAAATAGTTTAAGAAGAATTTTAATACTACACCTGCTATAGTTCCATATTTACCTCCAGTTATAGCACCACTGGTAATACTAGCATCTTTTAGGAGACTACCTGTAACTCCTCCAATACCAGCACCAGCTAAGGCAGATTTTCCGATTACTTCTATAGCTCCTGGAACCTTATCCATATCCTTAGGACCTGTATAGTGACCCTCCGGAATTGTATATTGTTTTTGTCTAAATTTTGTCATACCATAAGATTTTTTAAATAATTAGTCGAGCTATTTACTACATCTTCTACAACTCTACCTCCTTTACTATCTACATACTTAGATGCAGCCTTAGACATTTTATCACCAACTCCAATCTTTTTCCATATAGTTTTCTCTGGTTTTCCTACTACACTAACTAAAGCAGATGTTCCAGGAATAGGTACTGTTTTCATAGCTACAGAAGTTATAGGTGCTTCTATAGATGGTTGAATTACTTTAGTATTTACAACTCTTCCTGGATTAATGGCTGCTTGATTTGCCGCCATTTTTACTCCTTCTATCTTATTTAAACCTCTTGCTGTAGCTTCTAAGACTTTATTTTGTGTTTTTATGGCGGATCTTTTTGCAGCCATTGGAGTCTTTCTAAGAACTTTTTTATTAAATCCAGCCAATACTCTAGTTCCTGTAAGAGAATACAACTTTCTTTTTATTATCATAATTTTATATATTAAACAAGTAAATCTCCATACCATCCAGATTGGAGTATATAATTATCACACCTAGATCTAAGCTCTTGATATGCAGCGTCGATATTATTAAGAACTTCCAAACCAACATTAGGTAACATTAATGAAGCCTTTAGGTTCCTAATATAGTCTAGTAAATGAGTCATACAGAGATCCATAAAAAATGTACCTCTCGACCCTTCTTCTACATTCAGCCAATAAATAGCTGCTTTAGATGATCCTGGATTAAACGTTTTATCAGGAAGAAAGTCAGGAATTATTGGTCGACTACATATTCCTCTAATATAGAATTGATCGTAACTGGGCATATCCATCATAAAAACATAAGGACGTCTATAATCTGTGAAGTAAGTATAGTTTCCTGGAGCTGGATAAGATATAGACCCCACCCTGTACATAGGAATAGAGTTTGGAATTAATATAATCTGATCTTCCGATATTTTACAATCAAGAAATAATGTAAAATTACTCTTAATCTCACAATACCCTTCAAGTCCCATGTTCTCACAACTACACATCTGAGAACGGTTCATTTTCATCTCCAGAATCAATGGCAAGGTATGTTCAAATTCTCTTAACGACTCCTTAATTATCTCCAGTAATATCTCATCTGGACTCAAAAAATCGTTCAAGGCTAAAATTTCATCAAGAGACGTCAAACTTATAAGAGCACTCCTGATAAATAACTTCTTTTTAAGATCTATTAATAATGTTTTATCCATGATATAATACTGGTAATAATTTAGGTTCTACTTTTGTTGTTATATCTTTTCCTTCTTCGAAAAATATCTTTATGATTTCAGGGATTCTATTATTGTCTTTATAAGAAATTCGAAGAAGTTTTATATTATTTTCTTTGCAATATTGTTCTAAACATCTATCTCGGTTAACTTGATTTACGAAATTTTGATATGTGGGTTGAAAGAAAGAAGTAAATTCATAATGTTGTTTTCCATCATACTCTATTATTACATTTAATTTTGGTATGTAAAAATCTAAATAAAATATTCTATTATTTATTATTAATTTATATTGACGAATTATGTTTAAATAATAACTATTTAAAATAGAGTATAAAGAATTTTCCATAAACGAAATACTACTAGTTTTTGAACAATATATACAGTATTTTCCTTCATGTTTTAAAAATATACCTAGTCTAGTAGTATCCCAAATATGATTATGAATATTACATTTTAGTATTAGATATGTATTTTGATAATTAAATTCTTCTTTAAATCCTAAAAATTCTAAAGATATATTATATTTTTTATTTAAATGATTTACTCTATCTATTATTAAGTTATGATATCTTTTCTTTTCCTGTTCACGTTCAAATAATTCTCTACATTTAGGACATAGTATAATATTTCTACTTTTATCAGTCATTAAATAACTATAATAACATGAAAATTTTCCATGTTTATAACAAACTAATTCAACTGGAGAATTATAACCTGTGTAGCTATTATGAATATTACAAAATATTGACGATTCATTTGTAGAAGATGATTTATGAAATTCGATTATATTATTTTCTGCTTCTAAATTAGTTAATTTTCTTTTTTTTCTTTCTTTTGAACATTCAGGACAACCAATTAAATTATTCGAAATAAATCCATTATAGGTCGTTGTTTTCCAAATAATATTATGAATATTACATTTTAAAATCAATTTTGTTGATGAGCCTTTCCAAAAATTTACAAATCCTAAAAAAGATATATTACTCCCTTCATTATTTTTCTTTAATATGGATTTTTGTATTCTTTCTATTGCTATATTTTCTGGAAGTGTTCTTTTTATTTTTGAACATTCAGGACAATGCCATCCATTTAATATAAAACTAGAATATTTTATAATTTTACTTATATTATGTAATTTACATCTTAAAATAATTTTTAATTTTTTTGTAGATATATCTTTTGAATAGTTTTCTAATCCTAGGAATTCAATATCTTTAGTTAATTTTGAAATAATATTATATATTATTTCATCTTTTGTAAATTTTTGCATATTCTATTATTTATAAAGGATAGTATGCCAGATCTCTCCAGCATACTATCATGTTATTTATTATTCAAGGGCTGCTCCTCTAGTATCTTCGTACTCTGAGACTGCAAGTTGCATACCAACGTCGAAAATGTCGTGATATCAATATGTTTGCTAAGTATTATCTACTCATGTTCAGACTATATCTTTTAAAATCTTCATGAAATTTTAATTATACATCTAGTCGTTGAGAAATAGAATTATATCTATTTTTGCTGATTCTTTGGATTTATTAAGTTCCAGCAATTGGTATAATAATCGCATATACTTTACGATGACATATTTCAAAGCTCTCTGGTATCTAACCAAAACGTTAACCACCATTTTATTCTGCATTATTGTTAAACTTAAATATAAGATTAATATTTAAGATCAGACTATATCATTTTAATAAGTACATAGTCGTTGAGAGAAAATTTTTGTAAACTTTCTTTGCTGATTTATTTTATTATCTTCCAGCAATTCTCTTATTTTTCTTGGTAATATAAAAATCCAAGGCGCAATTATTTACGCTGAATTTGAACAGGGTTATTTGTCTCATCGATGATAATACGGTAATCATCGATATTATAAGACATTGGGAGAATAGTTGATTTAAACCAGTAATCGATAGTTCCAATCGCACTTTCCCATAGTTTTGGTGCAATTCTCCAGCCTATATACTGTTTAAGTAGTACAGGCATAGCTTTTGAGATACGAATAGCTAAACGAGAGTTACCTTCATCTGAAACAATATTATCCACACTTTGCTTAGTATAATTCGTTTTAGAAAATTATTTGGTAATTTCGCTAGACTATATCTTGAAAAATAATAAAATTTATTTATCTTTTATACTTAGTCGTTGAGAAAGGATTTATATTAGTAATCCTTTTTGCTGATTTTTATTTTTTTATATAAATCCCAGCAGTTCATAAAAATTCAATTTCAATAAATTGGACAATTTTGTTTATCATTCATGTTCCAAGCATTAGTTTGATAATTCCAGAGTACAGTATTTACTCGTTTAGATAATAGAAGTTGACGAGTTTTTTTATTAAACTCTGTCATAGGTCTCTGATACTGAACAATACCATTAGTTTGTCCAAGTACAGGAGCAAATTCTGCATTATTTCTACGGTTTCTAGCTACAGCTTCCCAGTAAACAACAGCAGGTGAGCAATAATATTTCCATCCAAATGTACCAGAGTCGATATCCCAAGGTGCAGATAGATAGAGTTTATATGAATCTTGTGCTATCTTAGTTGCATTATTAGCGATAGTCATATAATTTGTGCTCTGAACTGTTGATATTGGATAGAAATAGTTAGAGTTGATAGCCATATTAGCCAAGTAATTCTGGAAACTTAGTGATGTATTTCCAAGGTCACATAATCCTTCAACCACATAAATTTCCTGAATATTGATTTCGTCAAGTGCTTTCTTAAGATCCGATTCAGATACGTCAAGAATATCTGTTTCAGTTGGATCTACGCCTAATTTTGCATAAACTTGATCTCCACCATTTTCTTGATATTCATAGTACTTATATGAACTTCCAGATCCAACTCGGTAAACATCTCCAACTGACATACCTATTGAGTTGTAAAGATCAGTCATTGAAGAAACTGTTTGCTTATAAGAACCTGCATTTGGGTCATTAGGATCAAGTTCTACCCATACTTTATCATCAGCTCCGTATCCATAGTAGTTCAATCCAAGCTCTCTCATATCGTCAGGGAGTTGAAGTTGAATCATACTTAGGAGTTCATTGAGTTCTGATACTTCCATATCTCCACGGCCGGTTACTTTACCTATATTAAAGAACTGTACTTCGTCAGAAATATTAGGATCAAGAACAGCGACTTCATAAAAATCTCGCTGTAGGATACTTTCTGACGGTTCTACTGTTCCTTTCTTAGTATAGGTATCTAGAACGGCCGATAGTACCATATAAGGAGAATCAGAGTTTTCGTTCAAAGCGGGGTTAGTTAATTCTTTGGTAACTACTGCATCATGATTAAAACGTCTAATTCTAACTCTCAGATCAGTATTAGAGTTATATTGATTAACTGCATAATATTTCTGTTCTTCGAAACCAGACCAAGCGGAAGCATTAATATCTATAAGTTTTTGATTAGGATTATCACTAGTCCAATCAGGTTCACAAATCACGATATACTGCTTTCCTAGTGGACATCTAGAGTCTGAAGTATCTAGCATATCCTGTCCTAGATAAAGTTCATAGAATACAACTGCCTTTGCTTTATCGGGATCAGTTGTTTCATTTTCAGAGATGATATTATTAGGATCTGTGAAGAATTTATAAGATGGAGAGAAGAATTTATTAGTTTCATTCATTTGATTTACTAAGTCGGGGAGAGTTCTTACATAGTAATCATATTGAGGACCATCATCGGTGGTACGATTACCAAGAATACCTACTCCATTCAAATTAATTGACCATCCATCTTGATCATGTTCTGCATCATCACCATCAATATCAAGAACAAACTTAACGACACCTTTATCAGCATCTCTAAATCCCTTCATTAAAGCACCATCTCTAAGGATATATGTACTATAATCAGTTTTAGTCATGGGTTTAGCGTAGTAGATATCGTTAGCTTTAGATGCTCTACAAACCAGCATAACATTAGAGCCAGCCAATCTATAAGCATTCATCCACATTGTTGCAGCTACATTTTTATCTCCTGTATTATTAGCATCATGATAAAGATTATTCAAGGATGCCATATAATCTTCTGTTAAGTCCCCTGAAGCATAAGTTTTTAAGAATTCAGATTGACTAGAGATCAGTGTAGGAACTGCTGGGCCTGCATCAGAAATTAAAGTCACTCCGATAATTAAACTTTCACCTGCAGTAGGATTAAGAGCTGCGGTATGTACTCTCTCTATAACTTTTACATACGGTTCGAGAGTTTCAGTCCATTGTGCCATAATTTAAATATAATAATTAATTGTTTTATTTAACCAACTTCTACGAGATATACTGGATATTTATTTCTTATAAATTTTTCACATATTCCAGCTATTAAACCAACATCAGCGGTTCCATCAGATATAGTAGTTATAGAAATCTCATTATATCTACTTTTACTTTCTTCTGTTACTGCACTTGAGTTTGGTAGATTTCGTATTATGTTTTTTGTTATATCTTTTAGTTTATTATCTGCTATTGTATTTACTAGAAGTCTAAGTTCACCAGAATTTCTTGTTATAGCTACACTTATTGCTGATTTAAGAGAATCCGCCGTTTTAGGATCTCTTGTAAAATCGGAGCCTTCTTTAAAACCTGTTTTCTTAAGATCCTCTACTACTCTATCCATTAATCTATTGTCAACTGTTAACTTTCTGGAAATAGCCTCATCACCTTTTTTTATAGTACCAACTAAGGCTCCAAGAGCTGCTCCGACTAATGTTCCGGCGGCTACTACTCCAAGTCGTTTAGCAAATGGACTTAGAGCATTTAATTTTCGGAAAGTAGGGTTACTTCCTTCATATTTAATATTTTTAGCATCTTTTCCGGATAATGGTAAACTTAGAGTAGCTACGTTTCCACCAATTATAGCTCCTTTAACAGTATCAGATAATATACTAAAGTCTTTTCTTCTAAATGTAATCATATTATTATCATTTTTCTCGGAAAAGATTTTTTTAAATTTATAAGAGGTTGTCTTTTTAGGTTCTTTTACTTCTACCTCTTTTAAAGTTTTATTAACTCCTCCAAGTGCTTTAGTTAATCTATCCATTGCTTCTAGCTGTTCATCTTGATATTTTTTATCAGAATTTTTTCTAGTAGCATTAATAGCAAGATTAGTTCCAGAAAATCCAGCAGTGGCAGTAGTAATTTTTGCCGTAGGGTTATTTTTATAAAACTCCTTTACATCTCTGATTATTTTCTTTGGTTTAAATTTTGCCATAATTTTTTATTAATTTTAATAGGAATAACCATCTCTTTGAGTCATATTTGTCTTCCAATCCTGTTTTTCTCTTCGTCTAGCCTGTCTCTGAGCATAATTAAGTCTTTTATTATACCATTCATTATTTTCAGCTTGTTTATTTCTATTTCGAAGAGCCATTCCACCTGCTAGAAGACCACCAACAACTAATCCAGTTTTTCCACCTTTACCCATTCTTCCGAGTAAACTACGACCTGCCTTATTCTTTCCAAAAGCTCCAGCTACAGAACCAACTGTTCCACCAAGAGCAGCCCCACCAAGAGCAGCCCCAGCTACAGAACCATATCCAGGAGCCTGTTTTGGTTTTTCAGCAAGAATATCTGAATCCTTCATTCTTTTAAGATTATCAGTATCGTCGTATTTAGTGAATAATTTTCTTTTTATAATCATTGTATTTCTTGATTTTTAGAATCTTGATATTTGAAAGCATCTTTATCTAGAGCCCGAGCTGTTTTATTTACTATTTTCTCTCCAGTTCCCCATGTTGCTCCTAAAACTGCAGCACCGACTGGAATACTACCTGCTAAGGCTGTTTTGGGGTTATCCATAATGAATTTACCTGCTTTTTGAGACCATACTGAACCTGAGTGTTTTCCATATCTATTTAACTGATGACCGAATTTGTATACACCTTTTCGACCACCTCCGCCAGATAAATTAGAAAGTCCACCTAAAATTGTTTGTCCAGGAGTTTTAAATATCTGTGAATTTCTTACAGATTTAGAAGCGCCAGTAAGTAATCTTTTAACTGCCATTACTCCAGGGACTGCATAGTTTCTCTGAGTTAATGCCATCTGATCTTTATATTGAGCTTTTTCAGCAGAGTATCCGAGAGCCATGGGAGCAGAACCTAGAGCAGCCATCGTTATTAACGTTCCTTTATTTTTTTTTGCAGCTTCTCCTAAAACTTTTCCAGTACCTTTTACTGCTTTCATTATAGATCCAGCAGAATAGGTTTTTTCAAGAGGCATTCCATTTTTCTTCATATCTTTTTGAATTGCTTTATCAGTAAGATATGAAGCTCCTGCCATTGTAGCTCCCATCATAGTTCCACCAATCAGCTTATTTTTTCCTTTCCACACAATTTTACCAACATCTTTAGCGAGACCTTTAGCATTTCCTAAAGTTTTATTATTCTTAAGAGTTGCTGTAAGTTTTGCAAAATTTATTTGAGCAAACTGTTTTTGTCCCATTACATCTGCTGCTTGTTGTGCTGCTTGTGGATTATTTTTTGCGTTTTCTGCAATTTTATTTAAAGCTTTAGTCATCTTTCTATTTTGCTCTTCTGCCTGTGCTGCTTGTTCCTCAGCTTGTTTCATTTGATCAGAGCCTTGTTTTAGAGAAAGACCTGTACCAATAGCCCCTGCAGCATTTAAAGCCATTCCCCAAAAAAATTCTTTTTGTCTAAACTTAATCATAATCTAAATCCTCCTATAATTAAGTCTGCATATCTTGACCGGCAGTTTTAAGACCTTTTCCAAGACCTCTAGTAGCTGCAGAACCTAAGAGATAACCAGCTCCCATACCTAAAATACTTCCAAATGGTCCCCCTATCATTGTTCCAATAGTTCCTCCTAATTTAGTAGCTCCTAAAACACCACCAGCGATTCCGGCTACTTTATTATCAAGAGCTTTACCAACTCCTTCTGTAACTCCTCCAAGTGTATTTCCGGCAGCTTCAGTTAGTGCATTGTAACATTTTCTTTTTAATCTGTATCTTGCCATTTACCTCTTCCTCCACGATTTAATTCTTGATTTAATTTTCTCATTTCTTTTCCTAAATTACCGATTCCAGCTAATTCACGTTGAGAAGTATTCATTCTACCCAGTCTATCCATATCTGTATCATATTTTCTCCCTTTAGTGAAACCAAGAGCTGGGTTATTAGTATTTAATATCTTGGTTTGAGAAAATCTCTTTACAATCATCATGCATTAAGTAAATATATCTTATAACCTAATCCGAAGGGTAATATATTCAATGCATTAATAGCATCTTCGATAGATTTGAATTCTAAGACCAATGATCTTGATTTTTTATCATATTTGATAGCCTCTCCAAGCAATTCAGAAACTTCATAAGATAGATCAAAGGAAGGAGAGAATGAACCAGATAGATAGGGATATTGTTTATCACCGCCTTTACTCTTAAATTCTCTTTGCTCTAAAATTGATCCTGGAAATTCTGAATACTTCTTTTCTTTCTTTTTTCCACCTCTTCTTTCTTCAGGATTATCATTCCTAGGTCCAGAAGTGTCTCCTAAAGAAGTATTATTATTTCCTCCATTATTGTTATTATTCCAATTTGGATCACTATCTTTTGGCGCAAATATAGAATGACTTACGTTTAATTGCATATTTCCAAGACGTTTATCATATGTTTTACCTGGAAGTCTAACCTCATCTGGTAACTTTGCTTTGGCACCAATTTTTAGATACATTCTATATTTATCTTTTCCAAACATAGAAGTACTAATTACAAATCTTTCGATTACTACATTATTTCCTCTAAGAACAGGAATTAATGCACTAGTATCTATTACTCCGAATTTATTTCTATCAGAATATCGCATAAGTTTTACATAAAGACTTCTCATTGCATCATATTCTGTAAATTCTTTCTGTCTAAATTTAATCATGCCACAACTGATAAATTATATTTTGTAGCGAGAATTTCTATAATATCAAAAGCTATTCCTAAGTGATCAGTTTCTGCTGTGATTACTCTGGTTTCTTTATTAATATCAGTTATTCTCATTCTAAAAATATCTTTGATTAATTTTTGAGTATAATTGTATAATTCCTTATCCTGTACTTGAATTTGATAATATCCAGACTCATTTTTTATAAATGAAACTAAAACCATAGCCTTAGAATTAACTCTACTAACGCTATCTGCTTGCTCTGGAGTTATAATATTAGGCCGTAATCCTTGTTTCTTTAAATATTCAATAGCGTCCGGCATTAAATTTTGGATAAGGTATTTCTTCTTTCTAAAATTTATCATAACCCTTTGTTTATAATTGTTGTTTCAGTATCAACCGGAACTTCATAATGATAATCTGGATTATTTCGTTCAAACTCTATATTCTGAACTATTTCTTCTAGGAATTTATATCTATCATCAATTACTTCATAGAAAAATAGTTCACATCTGAATTGACATTGATAAGAGAAATTTGAATTATCATCTTGTTGATATGTCTGGTTAAAATCTTCAGTTATTCCTCCCCATTTTATTGCAGCTGTCCATCTTTGTCCATATCTATCTGATGTTTTGAATTCACAGAAATTAGTAAGTAATGTGACATTCATATATCTATTTTTAAAGTCAAAGAATAATGGCATATCAGTACTTCTTAGATAAAATTCAACTGGTATTTTATGCTGCATTACTTTATCATCAGAATACTTAGGATGATTATCTTTCACTGGAGTCTGAAGAAATTGATAAACAACATGTGATGTTTTAGTTAATGTAGTTTCTTTATTAATTCTAACTAACTCTAAACCATAATCATCTAAAATTTTACGTAATTCTAGAATAAATTGATCTTGATAATCTACAGCTCTTATAACATAATCATTATATTTCCTTCTTAATGTAAATATTGTTTCAGATTCAGATTCAAGTGTAACATCATCTGAACTAATTATAATTTTAGGAAAATTTCTTATCTCATAACAGCTTGGTCTAGGTCCAATAGGTTGAAGATATATAAGATTTCCAGAGTAAAACAAGAAATTTATAAACTCAGGATTTTTATAATCTCCTTCCGAAACTACTATTGTTGTATAATTATAGTTTTGGATAACTCTAGATTCTGAGTCATTTACAATAACTATATTAATAGTATGTGGATCATAAGTTAATTTTCTTAACTTAAGTCCATTTAATGTAACATAAGTATTTTTAAATAATTTAGGAAGTCCTGTAGGGAGCATGTCGATTCTTTTTTCAGTACACGGTATTCCTAAAAGATCTGATAAACTTCCAGAAGTACTTCCTGGAGAATAAGTTAGAGTGAGAGTAGATCTTGAAGTATCCTCTACTATAGAGCTTATTTGTCCTTCTTTTACTTGAAAATACCTACATTTATTAGAAGAGAGTTTAAGACCTCTGTAAATTACATCACTCATAAAACTTATTTTAATATTTTAAAATTAATTTTCAGGGATTAACTTCTTCCTTAACTATTAGCTTTATTTTCTGCTGCTAAAAATGTACCAGCACCTAATGCAGCAGTTCCGGCGGCAGCAACACCTAATCCTTTACCTATTCCAATAGTGCCTCTTCCCACAGTAGAAGCTAAATTCTTAAAACCTTTGGCATTTTCTCCTGCTTTAAAAGCTCCTTTTGCTGCAGTCCAATTTGCCGCTGTTTTGGCGAATGGAGAAAATAATCCAAAATTTTTTCTTTTAAGCTTATAAGTTGCCATAATTATTTCATAATTTTTCCAAGTGCCTGCATACCTTTTTGATCAGCTTTTGCATTAAAAGCTTGTTTTGTCATCTGAGATCCTGTTTTCTTTAAAGTGCATTATCAATTTGTTTAGCTCGTGCAACTCCAAAATCCTTAGCTCCAGACATCATCATTCTATCTCCAACTTTTCCTCCAACAGCTTTACCAGCTTTCATTAGTCCAGTATTAGTTTTAGCCATTATGTTAGCACCAAATGCACCTTTTTTAGCCCCAAGAATGGCTGCACCTGCTGCGAGGCCACCTAAAGCTAATTTTTTCCCAGTACTCATTCCGCCTTTATCATCAGAATATAATTTTCTCTTTAATCTAAATGTACTTGCCATAATTGTAAAAATTAAAAAGAGAAGGAACCTTAAGTCTATAAGACCTAGGGAATCCCTCTCTTTGTTTAAAATCATTTTATTCTTTAGGGATCTGAGAGTTTAACGATCCAAATGATTTTTATGGTTTAATTAGATACCGAATTTGAAAGTAACCTTCTGTACCAATTCAGGAGCCATATACTTAGTACCTTCCTGATAGTAGATACCAGAAGCCATCTGAGTTGGGTTATTGTAGTTACCAATAGTCGGAGTATCAGTCAAAGGCATATAGATACCACGTGCAAGCGGAGCCATCTGACCATCTTTTGTTTTGTGAATTGCATAGAAAGTACCTTCACCCGGAGCTTCAGCAATATCAGTAGAACGAAGTACAGGAATACCATTATACCAACCCAACAGGTCATTGATATAAGTCATCTTAGTATTACGTTCCCATTTACCAATCATTCCACCCTTCTGGAATTGATTAGATGCCATATTACCAGCTACATAGGCAGTAACATCAACACCCTTAACAGCTTTAGTTGCCAATGCACTTTCAACATTAATCAAGTAAGCATCGAACAAGTCAACTCTAGAACGATAATCCATGAACTGACCAGTCATAGCACCCTGAGTCAAATCCAAGTCAGCCATAACGTTACCATTATAACCTTCTTCCAAAGTAGAAACCAATTTATAGTTAATTACCTTAGTATACAATTCACGAAGCTTAGTGAACAAGAAAGTAGCCATATCAGAACCAGTTGCTTTCTTCATAGCACCTAAAGCAGCAATGTTATATTCAGCTACCAACATATCAGGTACAGTAGCCAAACCAAGCTGTTGCATCTTAGCGATAAATCTCTTATCATTAGCATGTGCATTAGAAGCACCAATAGTATTACAAGGAGTACCAGTAACATCTTCCTTACCTACAATAGTGATAGTTTCTGTAGCAGCATCACCAGCCAAAGCAGTAGCCAAAGTAAATTCTACACGACCATTCAAATAGTTGATAGTACCGTTAGAAATCTTACCAGCAACAGCCATGAAAGCACCCTGACCATTATCGATCAATTCGAATTTTTCAGTTGCAGTAGCAATCTTAACACGTACTGTACCAGGGATAATCTTACGACCAATCAAAGAAGAGTAGTCAGCATTAGTAGTCGGAGTAATATTCAAAGTAAAGTTACCCATAGCTTGAATATCCTGATAGTTATCCGGACCTAAGTTAGGAATAACAGAACGCATATCAGTTACACCCAAAACGTCGAACCAATAGAACAAACCATTAGGCTGATCAAAGTCACGTTCGATAGACATATAACCTGCGAATGAGCTTACATAAGAAGCTACAGAAGCATTGAAATACTGAGTAGACAGCAACGGAGTTTCTGCATAACCAGAGAAAGTCTTCTGCAGCAAATTACCTGCATTACCTAGACCAAACAAATCTTTCATTTCATCGTTACGAGAGAACATCTTAGCATATTCACGAGAACGAAGGTTAGCATCTTCTGCTGATACTGAGCTATTAATAAGAGCCTCCATCATTGAAGGAGTCTGCATCATTTGCAAATACTGTGTATTCATAATGTATATAATGTTTTTATTATTTTTGGTTTATGTAAAATGGTTTTTAAGGATAACCATAAACCTATCTTATCTATTTATGTTCAATTACTTACGAAAACTATTTCCAGTCAACCATGATACTAGAGTATCATTTGTATCACTGAATTTCTTTTCTGAGAACTGAGCTTCCTGAAGATCTTGTTCTTGAGCCTGTGCAGGAGCTTGTTTTGCTTCCATAATTTGCTGAGCTGCTTCTTCTGCTACTGCTTGGATACTTTGAACTGCCTGAAGTGCTTTATCTTCAATAGCTTCAACACTAGTAGCACCACCTTGTGCAGGAGCAACACCTGCCGGAACTGCTACTTCCTGAGGAGCTACAGCATTAGGATCAGCTAAAGGAATTACAGGAGTATTAGGATCTACTTCTCCAGCAGGAACAGGAACTGCACCTACAACATCTGAGAAGAATTTATTAAGAATAGGATCTTCATAATCTCCTGAGAATTTCTTTTCTTCTTTATCAATAGAATGTTCTTCAAGTTTGTCAGCTTCTTCTTCTGATAATGGATGACATTCAATATCATCTTCACTCATAGTAGCCTTAGTAAATTCACCATTTTCCTTATCTTCTATAATTGCTTCTGTAGCTGAAATTGGAGTAATGATTTCTTTATCTGTTTCTACTTTCTTACCAGTTTCAATAGCTTTTTCTACTGGACAATGACCATCTTCTTCAGAGAATAGACGAACCATATATTCAGTAAATTCCTCACCTTCAGAGAAGAATTTAGTTTCTGCCTCATTACAGTAGATATCTTCAGAAAATTCTTTTTCTTCATGATTTTCAACTTTATCTTCTACTGCAATACTGTTTGTTAGATTATCGGCTTCTGCCTCTGAGATAGGATTAACATCAAGAACTTCTTCATCCATCTCAGCTTTAGTAAATTCGCCATTTTCTTTATCCTGTATAACTGCAGTCTTAGAATCGATAGGCGTAATAATTTCTTTATCTGTTTCTACTTGTTCGCCAGTTTGGATTGCGCTTTCAATTTCAGCAGAATCAGCCTCTTCAGAGAACAAACGAATCATATACTGAGTAAGTTCTTCATTTTCTGAGAAAAATTTAGTTTCTGCTTCGTCACACCAAACATCAGAGAATTCTTTTTCTTCTTCCTCATCTTCGTCTTCCTCTTCTTCAGAAACAACGATATGATCTGTCAACTCTTCTGCTTGATCTTCGCTTATCTTTTCAAGCTCCATTTCTTCACCTTCTAAACTAACTTTAGTAAATTCATCTTTATTTTTATCCTGTATAACTGCAGTCTTAGAATCGATAGGTGTAATAACTTCAGAATCTGTTTCAATCTCATCACCATTTTCAATAGCATCTTCAATAGCATCCTGAGTTGCACTAATACTATCTACAGATTCAGAGAAGAAACGACACATAAAGTCTGTATTATCAGCTTGGAATTCAGTTAAGTAAATAGTATGATCTGAAAATTCTGCTTGTTCAGGTTCTCCAAGTTGTTCATCTTCGGTTACACCAAGACCATTCAAGAGATCGATAGCATATTCACGAGCGTCTTCGGGGTTATCAAAAATTCTAACTCCTGCTACTCCTTTTTCTGTTAAACTCTGAACTAATTCTTGAGCTGATGCTTCGTCATACTCTGGAGCATCTACAATAACATGATTTACTGGATCTACTCCTACTACAAACAACGGATCAAACTGTTCTGCTTCACTAAAATTCTTAGATTCTAGCTCAGTAACATCCATATCTTCACCATTAAACTCTACCTTTGCTTGATCACCTGTAGATTCTGATGTAACAACTACTTCATTTTCACCAGTTTTCTCTACTTTAAGATCACCTACTTTAGCTGTTTCTTCTGATTCAATAACTTCTGAGAATAATCTTTCACAAAATTCTTGATCTGAGAAAATTCTAAGAACTACGCTATTATCAGTACTTACAGAGAATTCTTTTTCTTCGCATTCTTCTACAGCTTCAGGACCTTCTTGTGCAGTAATTTCTACACTTTCTTCATGACCAGCTGCTGGATTTAAACCACCATCAGGAAGATTCGGTGCAATAACAGCACTACCATCCATATGACTTTCAACTTCCTCGTCAACTGCACCTACCTGATTACCCGGAGTTACTCCATCCCCTTCCGGATGAAGATATCCCTCGATTTGTTCAGATTGTTCAGCTGGATACATATCATAAGTATCATCCTCATCAGAAGCCTTTTCAACGATAGTAACTTCGCCATTTTCCTTGTCTGTTACTGAAACTTTACCGTCACCGATATTTTCATATTTTACTTCTTCAGTATCAACAGAGCCATTAGCCTTAGCATCTTCAATATCTTTGGCTACTTGCTTTGCTAATTCTTCATCCTTATCCTCTACAGCCGAGAATAGGACTTCCATAAATCTTGTATTTTTCATACTGAGTTTTATAAATATTTTATTTCATTATATCAACTTGATTTCCTTGAATTTTGATTACTCCACGATCAATTAATATATCTATTATATTATCTGGAGCATCATCATATCTCTCTTCTAGGATCTTTGTAAATTCTTTAATTCCCATTGCAGAATTACCAAACTCTATCTTTAAGTCTCCAATAATTCCAGAATCTTTAATCCAATCCTCTACTTCTTCAGTGCTAGAGAACTCAACTTCTTTCATTTCTTCAAGTGGAAGAGAATGAGCTTTTTTAATTAGCATTATACCTTTCGGTCCTAAAGATCCTTTAGATTCTAACATATTAATTATGTCTTCCTTAGGTCCTTCTATTGGGTCTAAATCCAAAATCTTAGTCACTGATACGATTAACTTAGAGAATAATTTAGATTGTAAGAATGCAGTTTCAGGAATAGTAACTTTATTATCTTCATCAATACTAGCAAAACCTTTTTCAACTAAATCTTCGGCGGAAATACCAAATGCCTTAACAACTTCTGATTCATTTAAAGTTTTGCCAGAAAATTCTTTTAATTTTACCTCAAATTCGTTCAACGGTTCTGAAAATTCTTTTTGTACAGCGGCATTATTATCTCCGCCGAATAACGAACGTCTTGAGAATCCTTTTTCTACTTCTTCAATTTTTGATACTTCGACTTGTACAGCTTCAGGAGTATTTTCAGGACTTGGTGTAACTTCTAAAACATTAAATCTATTTACAGCTCCACATTTAGGACATAAGAAGTTAGTTGTAGTGGCTAAAGTATCCATAATATAACCACAATCTCTACACTGAATTTTCTTATATTCTGCCTGAGTTACTCCACCTGAAAATAACTTGCGCCGTGGAGAAATCGAAGAAGAGAATAATTTACGTCTTTCTACTTTCATAATCTTTTTAACTGTTTTCTTCAGGGTTTTCTTCTTCTACTGGCTCTTCTTTCTTCGTACCATTCTTCGGCGCGAATATTTCCTCTAACATTGCATTAACAAAGTCAGAATAAGCAGCTTGAATTTTTTGATATCTTGCCTTAGATATTGCATTAGTTTTAGATACCTCAGACATAGCCATCTTATATGGTAAGAACAATTTTTGTACACTTATCAATGTATTTATAAAATTTATTTATAATTTAGACTATATCTTCTGTCTATTTTGACAGTTTATATACATAGTCGTTGAACAAATCACTTCTTTAGATTTATCTAAGTATGATTTGATGCTGATTTATCTCATTTAGATATTTCCAGCAATTCATATAAAAAACGCATATTATTTACGTACATTCTTACCTAAACTAGAAGCACCAAGTAATGTTCCTGGATTTTTTCCATTCATGATTTCTGGTGTAATCGACTTCATAATATCCAAAAGATCTGTAGTAAACAAAGACTTCATGATTTTAAGTGTTTCTGGATCTATTTTCTCTGGGCCGCCTTGCTGTTTTAGAAGTTGTTTGTAAGATAGAATCAATACACGAAATCTTTGACGAGTTGAATACTTTGATTCACGAATTCTATCTCTTAATGCAATTACTGAGAAATCTTTTTGAACAGGTTCTTTTGGCATCTTACTAACGGATTCTAAAACTTCTTCTACCATTCCATCTGCGGAGAAAACTTTTGCTTTTAACTTTGTAAATTTTCCATCAATCTTGGATGATTTTAACATATCTCCACATCCAAGAGAATTTAAATCAGAGAAAGCTTTTACTTTAAGTCCTTTAAATTCAAAATCCTTTGGAGTATATTCTATATCCGAAAAGTTTTTTTCTTCCCCATCAGATATTAGATTTCCTTCATCATCCCAAGTCTGTACTACTTGAGCTTGTTTCCAAGAAGGGTTCAAAGTAACATCTAATCCCTTGATACTTACTAATTTACGTAATGTATCTACTCCAGAAGTAGATGAATCCCAATATCCCAATTATTTAACTAATTTATAATTAATTGTAGACTATATTATCTAAGAAAATTTCTTAGTGTTTACTCTAGTCGTTGAGAAACTATTTTTATTAATAGTTTTTGCTGATTTAATTTATTATTTTTCCAGCAATTAAAAACATTTTCATGAATTAACTTTGAATTCATGCCTCAGATATTGTTTAAGGATAACTGCACTTACTCCAGGACGAACTCCGGCCTTTAATAAGTACTTTAATCTTTTTATGTTTTGTGCAGCCTCATCATCTGCTAAGGCTTCATCAAATAACTCTATTTCAGCATAACACCAAGAATCAGGCATAAGCTCTAATTTTGTTACATAAAATACAGGAGCAGCAGCCTCTGTACAAAGTAACATCATATCATCTTTACCCACAGTCTTAGATAATGCTGTTCCTGAGTTTTTTGCATTAGCCAAATTTCTTGCTCTGTGAGTTAAACCTCCCAACATATTCTTCGATTCAATAGAGCTTTTATAAGCATCACTATTGAGATAATCTTGAAGAACTTGTGCTGGAATATGACTCCCATCACTTGCTAAAATTTGGCTGCTTGTTGAAAATAATTTAACTCTACAGCGCATAATTAATTTTTTTTATTTATATTTTATATAAACTTTTATAATCTATTAATGTATTTGGATCTATTCCATATTTTATTGTTTTATTTAAAAAATCAGATACTTTTTCATATGTATTTAATATATACGGAACTTCTAAAAGAATAATATCTCCATTACTATTTTTACAATAATCTCTAACGTCTGTATCTCGTTGAAACTGTTTGATAAAATCATCTTCTACCCAATTATAAAAATTTTTAAATTTATTGTAGTGTTGTTCTCCGTGATATTCAATCCAGTAAGTTTGATTATTTACTACTATAGAGAAATCTATTCGAACAGATTTAGTTTTATCTTTTCTAATATTATTTACAACTACTTCATCTAAATAACTTATTTGAAAATTTTTTAACCAGGTTATAATTAATAATTCTCCAGTAGATTTATTGATTATAGGATTTCCCATTTTTCTATGTATATGATCTACTGGGGACATTTTAAATACATCTCCAGTACAATTATCTAAAATAGTTATTGGAGTTACGTAATTGATATAATCATCTAAATATGTATATCTATCTCCATGTACTTTTCTTGCTTCTACCAAAAATTGACTATCTGTCTTTTTATGTTTAATAGCTCTTTTATAAGCTCCTAATATAAAATTATCTTTCTTTTCTACAATAAAATGTAAAAAATTAGTTTCCCAATTTCCTATTGTATCTCCAGTAAAAGGATTTATTTCATTTACAAATACAGAAAACTTACTAGTTTTATTTTTAATAAATTCACATGTATTCGTAAAATCATATTCATATTTATATTCTGAATATTCCCTTGATAAATTAAACTGTTCAATTAAATCACTTTTTATCATGAGAAAATCACAAACATAATTAGGATCTTCTCTTAATCTATTCTTTATGTATTCAGTAGTATGAAAATACTTATCTGAATAATAGTACTCTATTTTCTTATCTATCCAATATTCAGTATATAATTTACTTATTGGCAGTTTTAAAATCCATCTACACTCCCATTCTAGAAAATTAATCCCTAATCTATTTTCAATAGAGTGTTTTAATTTTGAAAAATTATTATACCAAATTCCTAGTTCAGGAACATAAAATAATTTAACTAACTTATTTCCTTCTTTTATTGTTAATACTATCTTATAATTTTCTGATAATTCTATTGGAACTGGTAAAAATTTATTATCAATTGACTCATTAGTTATCACATTATCTACATATTCAAATGAATCTATCCGTTCTACAATAAATTCATTCCCTCTCTTAGGTCTATTAATTTTATAAAGTTTTACTAAATTTTGTATAGTATTAGCAGAAACTTTATAAATATTTCCGATTTCTTTATAGGTTAAATGTTTTTTGATAAGATTTTCAATATCTTCTTTGCTAATATTTCTATCAACTAAAGATATATTTTTCTTTTCATATTCAATGCCTAATCTTTTTATTCTAAGTCTAGTTGCACCTTCTGTTAAGTTATATAATTTAGAAATTTCAGAAATAGTTAGTTTTTTATCAAAAAGAAGTATTTCTATATCTTCTTTAGATATTATAGTTTTTCTTTCTGAGATATCAATTCCAAATCTTTTTATAGCTTTATGAACAGCACTTTCACTTGTAATTCCATAATGATTAGCTATCTCTTTATATGTTAGTTTCTTATCAAATAATAAATACTCCAGTTCTTCTTTGTTCCAATCAATCTTTCTTTTCATTTATTCTACTTATAGCTTCCCAAGATATCAAACTCTAAATTTATTTAATTTTCATTAGTGGAAGAGTAACTCGCGACTTTTACTCTTCCTTAGTGATTTTGAATAAATGAAAATTAAATATAAATTCCACGATATCTCATCGTCTATTTATCTAGGTCGAGACGACACGACTCAAACGTGCGACTTCTTGGTCCCAAACCAAGCGTTCTATCTACTGAACTACATCTCGAATCTATTCTATTTATTCTTCTTTCTTTTTTCATTCCATTTTCGAATAGCTATTTTCCCTGATACATATGCACCACCAATAGGAAGTGCTGCAATAGTTCCTGCGATAGCTGCTTGTTTTGTTTTTCCAGCTTTTGCAAGTTTGGCAGCAACAACTCCAGGAACAATATCAGATGTCCCAAGAATTATAGCTTCATCTGGGTGTTTCTTTACATACTCCACCACCTTCTTACCAGTTTCTTTAGGATGAGTTACTGTATGTTCAATAGATTTTCCTATTTCTTTAACTTTATCAGTAACTTTACTAAATCTTTTAACTCTCAACATAGTTTTTATTAGTTATTATTATTTTCTTTCGTTGAACTATCCTGACTCGAACAGGAAATCCCAGAACCAAAATCTGGTGTATTGCCAATTATACTATAGTTCAATCATTTCTCCATAAAATATATTTTTGGAGTTTCTGATATAATTTCAAATCCAAGTTTCTTATATAAATTTATCGCATTTATATTTTTCTTTGATACTGTAAGTTTATTAGCCCCAGAAGAATTTATCAAATCAGTTGCTATTCCTTTTCCTCTATACCCCGGAGAAACTTCTAGAGCAATAATAGTATCTTCTTCGCACGCTATATATCCCACCAACTCATCTTTGGCTGGGTTTATTAATAATTTTCCAGCCGTTTTTCCTGGTGTATTTCTTGCGTGCTTTAACATATTCTCCTGTGACTTATATTTTTCTATATTTTCTTTGGTCCAGGGAAGTTCTTTATATTTTTGTTTTCGTAGTATTATCATAAGCTCTAAAAACCTTATATGTGTAATAATAAATATAGAAAATTATGAAAAATTTAAAAGTAGGAGATAAAGTTAAATCTCGTAAAACAGGATTTTATGGAGTAGTAACTGATGTAGATATTACTCCTAATAAATTATTTGTTAAAGTTAAATTAATGTTAAACGATAGAGAAGTAGAAATTCCAAAAAGCGTTCTGGATTATGTTACTCCAGAAGAATGGGAATTTGTAAAACGTATGGAAGAAAGAGATTGAAATATATCTCTTTTCTTTTTTTTCTGTTCCTAGGACTTGATCGAACAATAGACCACTTTCCTCTGGCCATCCTAGGAATTGATTATATATTATGGAAAAAGAATCTTAAAATATATTTTCCAACATGTTTTGAAGTTCTTTTTGTGACTCTTCTCTTGGATCCGCTGTTATTTTAGTAAGAGATTCGAGTTGTTTAGCTATTCCTGAAGAATATCCCATCTCTTCTCCTTCATCAATAGATAATTTTAAAGAATAAACACTAGAAGCTAAAGCATCCCATAAATCCTTGCTTCCTGGCTTAGAACCATCAGGATTATCAAATAATGGAGATATTGATGCTTTTTTAGGATGATCTACTTTACGTTTTGGACCAACATATCTTAAATCATATGCCTCTCTTTGTAATCTTTTATATTCAGGAATTTCAAGAAGTTCATTGTTTATTATATACTTCAAATAAAGAGCCGGTTCACAAGGAGTATTATCTGTAGAAATTCTCCCATTATTTCTAATTCCTTCTCTTTCACAATATTGAAGTATTTGTTTAGAAAAAGCTTGGTCAGCACTAACTATAATATTAAATTTCTTGTTAAGATCTTCTATAAACTGCTCTATGTGAAATAAACTCGTCTCTTGTCCTTCTAACCTAGATACACCTAAAACAAAATGACATTTAACCTTAGGAACTAAAGTACCATTTATATTTTCCCAATGATCAAAACTAACTGCTGCTATTCCAGTTGTATCATCTACTACACCTAAGTCAAGACCTAGCCATATAGGAGTACCTCTTGGAATAAGATTAATCATTTTTTCTACATGATTAATAATCCTATCTTCTTTATCATAAAAATCAACTGTAATAATTTCAGGAATTCTATTCTTTATTGTTGAACATTTAGATAAGTGTTCTATAGTACCTCCAAAAAAACTATCTGATGATCCTGTATTAATACCAGATTTATCTTGAAGAGCTTTAATCAAATCAGATTTAAATTCTCCAAATAATTGAATAGGTACATGTTCCACTCTATCAGGGTCTTGATCATCTTCTAATTTATAGTTCTCTTCTTTATCATTTTTATTTAATATTCTTGGAGGATATTTACCATCTCCAGTATAAACTGAGAAAGTTATTCCCCTTGAACGTTCGTACAGATTTTTTCTAACTTCATAATGAGAAGGTCTACAATCCCAAGTAAATTGAGGTTCTGCATTCTCAAGAAATATTTCAGTTGGACCACCTGCACCTCTACTAGAACTATCAATTATTAGATTTCCGGCTAATGTTAAACTTTCTTTTACATCAAAACGAGATGTAATACGAATATACGTACTATTTACACGTTCCATGGCTTTTTCTTCGTTAGGCCAAAAATTGACCTCAGACATAATTGCAAAAATCTTATAATATTAATATTTAAAATATTAAAATAGACTATATTATTTATTTCAGTACCTACTATAGTCGTTGAGAAAGGATTTTATTATTATATCCTTTTTGCTGATCTGATTTGATATCTTTCCAGCATTTTAAGGTATTTTCCTAGATAAAATTTATTTATTATCTAGGCCTCTATTTCAATTAAAGGTCTGTACCAAGTCCTCCAGCCAATCGTTCTATAATATACTTTTAATTATAGTTTAGAATATAAATTTAACCATTCTTATTCTGGTTAGTAAGTCTTTATTCGTTACACTAAAGAAATCTATTATCTTTAGTTCGGTATTAGAATTTTACTCCCTTCACCGAGTTTACTTACTTTAATTACTGTAAAATTTCTCTCACAGAAGGCAATTTTTTACCTCTAGGACCTGATGTTAGTATTCTTATATTATGTTTATGTGGTAAATTTCTAAAAAACGGACTTTGTTTTAAAACATCATCCAACATCCATCTTCGAAATTCAGCATTAGCTACATCTTCATCTCTATGGAATATAATGAAGCTAAGTGGTTTTTTACCTAATTTAAATGTTCTCCATGGATTAGATAAACAGCTTAATCTAGCTAGTGTATTTGCCATAGCTAATTTAGATACCGTAGATTTACCTATACCGCAAATTATTTAATATATTTATTTATATATTGCAGACTATATCATCTCTAGTTCTCTCATTCTAGAGTTATACATTTAGTCGTTGAGAAAGGATTTTATCATCCTTTTTGCTAATTAGATTTTATATTATCTTTCTAGCATTTTAGTATAATTATAAGCCACCGATATATTAATGGCTCCAGATAAACAGAGTAATGGTTTCGCTGTTGTTACTTCATTTGGAAAAATCATTTTTAATCCATCTTTCCAAAAAGGAAATATTACATCTCCATGATCAAAAAATTCTTGACTTCCTAGATAATAATCATCAGAATACAATCTTTCAATCGTAGGTGGTCTATGTGTGAATCCTTTAAGACGAAGAAAAACCATTATCTTTTCATCTTCTGTTAATGATGTATATTGATCCCTAAGATCTACTTTTGCTAAATCTTTTTCTATATTTTTAGTGGGATCAAAATGGTCTGTGAAATTAATCATAATTTTGATCCTTTCTCTTTTTATAATTTCTCAAAACCAGGAATATATAACCCATTATTTTCCCACCTAGCTTGTCCATTAGTTTTTACACGTTTAACCCACTCATTTTGTCCAGGTGCAGTAGGTGTTACTTCCAAAGATCTTGTTTTATGAGAATTATACCGTTTTAAATTCATTCTTTTAGCATCTAAACTACTAATTGAAGAATTTCCTCCTTTATTACTACTGCTGCTATTAATAACTTTCGGTTTCTGTAATTGATTAGGATTCCCAAATAAATCTCCTACAAACTCAACTTTCTTTCCTTTAGGACGTCTTTTAGTAAAATAACTTTTAGTTACATATCCATTACCATTAGGAGATATAAAAGAATTTTGAGCATCTTTAGTTACAGAGTGTAAATCTAATGCTGCATTCTTTGCTTGTGTTGCTATTTTAGAATTAGATAGTCCGGTAGCTTTTCTAGTAGTAGTTGTTATTATATTTTTCAATGGAGTTAAACTTGTTACATTAGTAATATTTGCAAACAATTTAAGTTTCATTCTAGTAAGACCTCCCCAATAAAAATCTTCTTCTGGGGTTGTCAAGACTCCATCATCCTTAAATCCAAGCTTCTCATAAATATGTCTAGCATCAGGAGATCTACCAGGCACTTCAAGAGTAACATATTTATAACCTTGAGACTTAGCAAATCTAATCAACTCTGTTAGAATAGCCTGAGAATATCCTTTACCTCTATAATCTTCATAAGTTTCAATCCACATTATATTTAATTCTTCTTTGGACTTTTCTATAAGATTTAATTCTGCTACTTTCTCAGAACCTAAGTAAATATCAAATGACGGTCTCTTATTACTCCATTCTCTAAGTCTCTTAATAAATTTTCCAAGAATATCTACAAAAGATTTAAATCTATTTATTGTGAGAGATTCTCCTGTTTTCTTACTTACAATTTTTATAGAATCTTGTAGAGTATCTAATTTACTAAATCTTTCTACTTTCATATTTATAATTTTATTTTATGTTGTGTGAGAGAGATTCGAACTCCCGAAAGCAAAGCTAATAGATTTACAGTCTATCCTCGTTAACCACTTGAGTATCACACAAACTTATTATTAATTAACTGGATAATAAAGATTTCGCTACATCAAATAAAATATAATCTTTCCAAAAGAATAAATCTGATTCATCTTTTTCTTTTCCAAAATGAATACGCACCTTATATTTACCTTCAAGTATACTAAAGGGAACTAATAGTATAATATCAAGTACATAATTATACAAGGCAAAGAAATCTACTTCACCTTTTTTATATAATCCAGATTTATTTTGAAGATTGTACGATAATGCTCCATCTTTATCAATATAGCCAGCAGTAGATTTAACCTGAATTTTATAAAGTATTCCTCCTATATCTGCAATTACATCATATCTATCTACTCCACAAGGTTTAGATGACATAATTCCAACTCTTGCTAATTGAAACATTGTCGCACATTCACCTACATATCCTAATAAATCTGAAGTTAATTTTCCATCAAATCTAGACAATTCAGTGGTACATTCCTTAGGAGGAGCTATCTTTACAGACTCTTCTACTTTTTCTTCTTTAGTAGATTTATCTTCTGGTTTTTTACCTTTGCTGAAACTAAGTGAATATTTCTTTGCACAATCTGAACAACAAAATCTTCCAGAACTAAAAGAACCATCATGCTCTTTACCACAATATTCACATTTTCTTAGTTTCTTTCTATCTGATACTTTTATCCCGTATCTATTTGCTGCTTTACGTATAGCTTCTCCAGTGCTTCCATCACCCCGCATAGCTGCAACTTCTTTATAAGATTTTCCTTCATGAATTAATAATCTTATTAATTCTTCTTTGTTATATTTCTCTTTTCCCATAATTAATTGTTTTTTTTTATAATTTTTCTTATCTTTAAAATTATTGCGGAGAGACAGGGATTCGAACCCCGGGTACCTCGCAGTACAACGGTTTTCAAGACCGCCGCAATCGACCACTCTGCCACCTCTCCTAAAACAGCTCTCCGTGGTAATTACGATATACCGACCCTTTGATTAACAGTCAAATGCTCTGCCTCTGAGCTAACGGAGAATATTATTTTTGAGCCTCTTGTCGGATTCGAACCAACGACCCCGAGATTACAAATCACGTGCTCTGGCCAACTGAGCTAAAGAGGCAATTCTGATTTAATTATGAAATATAAATCAGAAAATATCATAAAACTTAAAAGCCTTATATATGTGTAGTAGAATAAACGAGTGCTATTTCTTTACTACACTTTTTATATAGAAATAGTACTAATTACCTATGTCGTAGTAGGTATTATCATAATTTAAAGTAGAGATACATAGTTCGTGAGAATAGTGTATCTCATTTTTTATTCTATTCCATGTTCTTTTTGAAATAATCTCATAAAGTCTGCTACTATTTGCTTAGACTCTTCACTATTCAACTCTTCATTTCCAGATTCTTCTGCAATTTTTTTCAATTCAAGATCAGAACCTTTAACAATTATCTGACTCTTCATATCTTCTAATTGTTGAATAAATTGCATAATTTTTTCTCATATCTATTTTTAATATTTATTTTATTAAATTAGACTATATCATCTAAATTATATTTCAAATTTAGTTATACATTTAGTCGTTGAGAAAGGATTTATATTAGTAATCCTTTTTGCTGATTTATGTTTTAACTATCTTTCAGCATTTTAGTATAATTTTCTTAGTATTTCAACTAAGCCGCAGATATATTAACGGCAATAAATGAATCTTGTAAAGTCATTTGTGAACTATCAAAGAGTCTCATTGGATCGAGTATATAATCAATACAAAGACAAAGTTTAGAAATCATATTGAGAATTAAAATAGGTCTTATACTTTGAAATACCTCAGAAACATATAATTCTAAGATATGTCTAGACTTCGGATCTGCCACATTAACTAAAGTATTTGAGAGGCTTCCGAAATCAACATGAAGATCTATATTATATTCTTTATTATAACTAGTAAAGACTTCATTCAATTTATGAGTTAATTCTAGTGCTTTTTGTTCTTTTTGATTACTCGCAATAGCACTAGCATCCATAATAATATTGCGAGCCGTTTTAGGGAGTACTGGAGCTGACCCTATAATATTTTTTAGGTTTTTAGATACATCCTCTTCCGGCTGCAAAATCTCATAATCTCCCGGGTCATCAACAGCTCTCCCTTCTTTCCCTAAAATTTGTTTCTTAAATTCAGGGTCACTAAATGGGTTAACTGTTCCTATCATACATTTATTATTTTATAGTTCTCGCGCTTTACAACTATCAACCGTTTACTTTTTGCACCTAGTGCGATTAATCTTCGGTTGTAAAAATCTAGCGCGTTTGTTCTATAGAGGAGATTGATTACACTACCTCTATAGATTATTTCTTTTACTTCTTAGATCTCCATTTTTTAGCAAATTCTTCTTTTGTCATTTTTCCATCTGCTACTTTTACTCGATCTACTGCTAATTTTGTTTTAGTATCAAGACTACCACTATGTTTTCTAGCAAGCTTATTAAGTGCAACACCTGCTCTAGTACCAGCATAAGATCCTGCTGCACCTGAAACAGCGCCAATTCCGGCTCCAATAGCTGCACCCTTTTTACCACCAACTGCAGCACCTAATATACCGCCACCTATACCACTACCAATTGCTGCATACTTAGCTGCCTGTTTTCCGTATTTATGAGATTTTCCATCTTCATAAGCTTCAACAAATGCTTCGCGATCCTTCTTAGTAGTCAGAGCTTTATTCAACTTAATATTAATCTTATCACTAGTTGTAAGTTTTGGCTCATCATCTTCCTCTTTTTTTTTATCAGAGAAATCCTTTTCTTCCAAACTTTCTGCATCTTCTGCAACACTAAAGGTTCTCTCTTCCTCATTTTCCAGTGTTACATCAGTAGTAGAGAAGTATCTCTCTTCTCCTGTCTCATCTTGTAGTAATGAGAATACTTTACGTCTAATATACATACTTAATTACTGTTTTTATTTGATTTATATTTAAAATATTTTTTAAGAGGTTTTATTACCTTCTTAATTCTATCACTCTTTCGTTTAGTTACCCCAAGTTTATCTGTTTCTTCTAAGGTATCTACACTAGAATCAAGAGGATCAAGAATATATCTTGTAATTACCTGACTTGATTTTTGATAAGTTACACCTTCAGGGGCAGCTTCTGAATAACCGGAAAATCTTTTAATTTTCATTTTATATACGGTCTTAGTGGATCAAATCCTTTCTCTTCTTGTTCTTTAGAATCTTCCACTCCTTCTGTAAATGTCTTTTCTTTAATCATAATCTTACAAGTTTGTTTTCATTGATACTGTTGGCGTAGGCTTTGATTTTGTTTTGTACAATCCTATATTATTTACTTCCTGCCTACTATTCTGAGCGTCAATTTTCTTTACATTTAATTGATTATCTTTTTGAGCTTCATCCTTTTTCTGTTCTAGTTTCTGAGTTTGATTGACTTGCTTCATTTCTTGCATTCTTTCCTCAGCTTGCATTCTCTGTCGCATTCTCTGAGTTTCTAGGATTTGACGTTGAAGTCTCATTTGTTCTATTTGCAAGTCCTTAGAAGTCATTTCTTGTTTAGCTAGACCAATTTCTGGAGACTGTTCTGGAGTGGGATCATTAGAAGCAAATAATTTACGTTTAATTATCATCTTCTTTGAATAATTTTAACTGAGTCCAAGCTGTTCTCGTTGTGCCTGAAGTTTTTGATTAAGAAATTCTATATACTGCTTAATCGTATCTTCATTTATTAGAGATTCTGTACTTGGGTCAATATCTTTAAGTAAGTTTTGAATATAACTTAAATATGATTCTGGTTCAATTAATGGAGTTGCTTGTTCTAAAGTTTGGAGTGCATTAGATAAAACTCCAGAGATACCTTGAACTAAACCACTAACTGATTCAGCTTCATTTATCTGATTGTTATACTCTACAGTTGTTTTCTGGAATATATGAATTTGAACTAAACTTGGATCTAAATCTTCATTATATATTACCTTATAAATACTACAAACAAGATTTACTATTGAATCTTTTATTCCTGAAATTAATGATGTTACTCTTGAATTAGCTCTTTCTGACTGTTGAAGTACTGCAATGATATCTCTATAATCTTTTTATTATAGTTTAGAATATAAATTCAACTTTTTATAAGTTGGTAAGTCTTTATTCGTTATACCTTAATTAGATTAATCTAAGGCTTGGTATTACTAGTATTAATAGTTTCACCAAATTTACTTACTAATTATCTAAAGAATTGCTTCTCTAGACGGCCAATTTATTAACCACTTACTGCCAGATGTTCCATCTAATATAGTAGATGGTAATCCAAGAGGAGAAAGAACACTATTTCTTACATAATCAAGATTCTGTATAAGATCTAAAAGTTTGTCTGTTAATTTATCAAGTGGGAGTAGTGAAGTCCTTGAGGTAATGGTACTATTATAGTCAGGAAAAACCTTAACATTTTGAGTTAATGCAGACTCAATGAACGAGGTGACATCGAACTGAGATGTGATGAATGAAGACAACTCATTCGTATTGTTTGCAAGTTTCTGTAATCGAGCGCATAATTCGTTCATTGTCTCTAGAGGGACACTTTTCGAATATTAACAATTATTTAGTTAAACTAGACTATATCTTTAAGAATTTATATATAAACTCTCTCTTTGTATCTAGTCGTTGAGAAGGTAGTTTTTACTATCTTTTGCTGATTTATCTTTACTTGATCTTCCAGCAATTTACAAAGTTCCATTAGATTTTATTTATCTAATCCGACAAATTTTAATCGGTATTTAATCCCAATAATTGAGGCGATGAAAGATCTCTTAACGAAATAAGAGATATCAAAAGCTCTTTTATAACTAATTCTTTTATCTTCAAAATACTTGAATAAAATAACGGTTCAGAAGCCATAAATGATTCTTTCCTAAGAACTTTATTTCTATTTTCTGATCCCTTATTTCTTCCTAATTTTGGCTTTTCTGGTTTAGACTTTTCTTTCCATCCTTCTTCGAGATCATTTGTAAGTCGAAGTTTAGGATTACTTATATATATTACCTCAGTACTAGGAATTTCATATAGATTTCCATCATCTCCGATTGCTAAAAATATATCTTCTATATTTCCATCCTCGTTCTTTTTCTTCTTTATAACTACTGCATTTGGATTATTAAGTTCTTCTGTTCTAAATACAAGATGACCTTTTTCATCTCTTTGAGTTTGAAGCATACTATAATAACCTCCATAAAATACATAGTCATTTATATGGTCTCGTATATAATCAATTATTTTAATATCTTTTAAAAGAATCTCATTTAATCGAGTAGTTACAGCTTCATTATTTGTAGAATCTTCAGGATTTAATACAGAAACTATTTGTTGGGTATCTTGAGATATAAAATTAACTACATAATCTGAAAAGAAATTTGTAGCCATCTTTGTAATATCTAAAAGATAATATGACCTAAGCTCTGCCATTCTATCAAGATAACCGGATAACCTAGAAGAAGGCTGTGAATTACCAAGTAAGGGCGAATTTCTTTCATTATCTAAGAATCTTCCATTTCCAGTTCCTCCAATAACAGAATACCCTCTTCCCCCACCTTTACTAAATACATTTGAACGTACAATTTATTTTAATATGTTTTATTAAATTTAGACTATATTATCTAAGTACCTACTATAGTCGTTGAACTCTATTTTTAATCGATAAATAGAGATGCTGATCTATATTTTATATTTTCCAGCATTTTAAGGTATTTTCTTAAGATTTTATTCTATCTTAAGCCTCTACTACATAATTAAAGGTATACGTGAATTTCCAAAACTAATTCCTGAAAATAACTTTTGAAATATTGTTTCTGATTTTTTCATATTTTATATAATTTTGAATAATCTATAATAGAGTTTATATCCTCTCCATTTAAAATTACTCGATTTAATAATTGTTCTACTTTTTCATAAGTGTTATATGTATACGGAATTTCTATAAGGATGATATTATTCTCTTTACAATATTTTCTAACTTCATTATCTCTATTTAATTGTTTAAGAAAACCTTCATCTGTTTTATGAAAATAATCTACTTTCTTATAATGTTGTAGTCCATTATACTCTATCCACAAACAACAATTATTATAATTAAAAACATAATCTATTCTAATGTTCCTATTATTTAATTTTATAGAATATTCCCTTGTATAATCAATTTGATTTGTTTCTAACCACTTTAATACATTTAATGCGCTTTTTCCTCCTAATTTATTACAATCAAGACATCCAGATCCATAAACATGATCATAGGCTGTTTGTTTAAAAAACTTTCCACACCTATTACAATAGATGTCTAATTTTTCATGAGATTTAATTCCCTTAAATTGATTTTCTGAAATTATTTTATCATAATTATATAAATCCCCGTGCTTCTCTTTTGCTCTTTCTAAAAAATCATTAATAGATGATTTAGGAGTTCTTCTATTAATATTATCACATTTATTACATCCTCCAAACTTACTATACAAATGATTAAATGGAGTTACTTTAAATATATTTCCACAAATATTGCACTTTAAAACTATCTCTTTATACAGATTTGTATACTCTGTCAAGTATGTAAATCTATCTTCTCCAAATTTCTCTTTAGATTTATTAATAAATTCTTGATTACTCATTTTAGTAGAATCACTGAGTTTTGTTGAGTTAGATAATTTACAATAATCATGTTTTAAAGTAATAAATTTTTCAAATGAGGTTTTATATTCTCCATAATATTTCCCAGTTTTTGGATTGATTTCTAAAACGTCAATTATCACTTTCTCAGTTCTAGAATTTATAATTTTTGGTAATTTATCAAAACTATAATTAAATTTATACTTAGATCCAATTCTAGAAATTTCGTACTGTTCAATAAAATCTTCTTTTAATATTATTGAAGATTTACATTTAAAAGAGGGATCTCTCTTTAAGTTATCTATTAAATACTCTTTAGTATATCTAAATACTATAGGATATTCTAATTTTAATTTTAAATCAATCCAGTCATCTTCTCCATAATCTACAATTGTTTTATATAACCATCTACCCTTCCAAACTATTAGATCTATTTTTCGTAATTTTAAGAATCTCAGTAAATTACATTCTAAAATCCACTTTCCTTCTTCTGGAATATAAATTAATTTACTAAATGGTTTGTTACTTGGAGAAATTTCCATTACAATCGGATAGGTGTACTTTAATGGTACAGGTAATAATTTATCATTTTTAGACATGTTATTTAATTATCACTTCGCGAGATATCAATTATTACGTAACCTTACTTAGATTTAAAGTGAGAGGATAGAGTAGCTAATTCTATCCTTTTCACTATTAACATGTCTAAATAAGTCTTTGCGATATCTCATCGTTGACTTTTGTAGTCCTAAGGAGAATCGAACTCCTCTTTCGAGAATGAAAATCTCGCGTCCTAACCGATAGACGATAGGACCACATTTTTAATAAGACTTCAAAGCCTTATATATGTTAATATAAGAATTTAATCTTCACAATCTGTGTTGATTAAATTTGCTACGCAGAGATACATGGTTCGTGAGAATAGTGTATCTCATTTTTTTATTATTAGAAATATATAATAAACTGAATATCATTCCTTACTACATCCTTAAAATGGAATAGGTATTCAATTATAGTAAAAGTAATTTAAAATTAAAGATAGTTTACTTCTTTTTCATAAATGTAGTATAAGCATTCTTACCATACTTAGACTCGTAATCCTTTACTATATTTTCAGCACGTTTCTTTGCTTTATTTCTATTATATAATCCAGATATAGTTGATCCAATCACAGCCCCTGTAGCAGCTGTTTTTAAATTACCCATTGCTAATCCAGGCAAACTCCCAACAAAACCACCAATAACTGCTCCTGCGGCTCCAATCTTATTATGAATGTTTTTATCGAATTTTGAAATTTGATATAATTTAGAATCCTGCATAAACTTATTAACACCATTCATAATAACCCATTCACCATCTTTATACAAATAAAGATAATCTCCAGATTTTGCTTTATAAAGAGTACTTCCATCTTCCAGATTGCTACCTGAGTTTGGATTTATATTGTTTTTATGCCACTCTATATCTGGTTGAGTTTGAGAAAATCTTTTAACTTTCATCATAATATTATTAAATCATCTAAAGCAAATCTTTTTATTCTTCTCTTATTTCTCCAGTCATTACATCAACACTATTACCTCCTCGCCGAACATCACCAAATATATAAACAGGACGAGTATAAGATGGATGTAATGGATGTCTGAGAACTACATTTCTAGATTTAATAATCTTTTCTGCTTTAACTAATTCTTGAAAAGCATCTTCTAGAGTCATACCTACATAAGGAGTTATAGATCTATCTTCAAGCCAGTTTTCATTGATTAGTTTAAATTCATAGGCTTCTTCCGACTCGGCCGCAACATTTACAAGAAGCGTTTTTCCAAGAGGTAATGAATAAACAATTACCATTCCAGAAACTTCATATCTCCTACCTATTTCTTCATAGGATAATTTTTCTCCAAAGATTAGTTTTTCTAATTCTTCTTTTGTTACATTACTTAATTTACTTTCATTCATTTATATAAAATCTAAGTTACATCCCATGAATCATAAACAACATCTTATTAATTCTACTTAAAGAGAGCCCCGTCGAGCTCTCTATATTTTATATAAATGAATTAATAAGGAATCGATTCACATCGTTAACTTATCGTACGGGAAGAGGGTCTCGAACCCTCATGCTAAATTAGCATAACTTTCTAAGAGTTACTTGTCTACCGATTCCAACATTCCCGTAAAAGCGTTAAAAACCTAACACTATAACTACTCAATTTCCTTTATTCTGAGATAAAAGTACTAGTGTAAAAATTTTCAAAATATCCGATTTTCATCGCTTCTAAAATTAATCTCTTAATGTTTATTTGCATGATAAGCGGCTAGAGCTTTTTCAGCATCTTCACGGGTATCATAATGTGCATCCCAATATTCGGCCGGAGAAGTTTTCAGGCTAATAATTCTCCAGGCACCATTTGAATCTTTTTGAACTACTCCAGATTTTCGTGCCTTCTCTGCTATAGCCTGAGGTACTTTTTCTCGGCCGGAATAATTCTTTTGCCTGAGGATAATCATAATTAATGAATATTACCTAAGAAATCATTAAGAGTTTTTAATGCATCATTTCTAGAGTCTAGGTTAGAATCTCCAGCTTCACGTGCTTCTGTTTCGATTGCTTCTTCAGCTGCTTCAGGAACTATTTCTACTTCTTCTACTGTTTTATCAATTTCCTGAGATGCTTTTTCATAACCTTCTTGAACTGCTGATGCTTCTTGAGCCGGTTTCTTTTCTATTTCGGCTCTTTCATGGCTATACTCTGGACTTCCAGGAGCTGCCGCAATATTCGCAATTTCTTCTTCATGCGAATAGGTCTTATTTCTAAGTATAATCATAATCTTTTTATGTATATATGGTTAATTTTTATTTTTCTTCCAACTTCCTAGTTTTATATAGGACCACCAAGAATAATGTTTTCTGGTTTTTAAGTATTCCAGGTCTTTATCATTTAAGTGTGCTTCTTCCTCAAGACTAATATCATGATAAGCATAACCAAAGCTAAATCCTGAAACTAGGAGACATAATAACCACTCCAAGAAATACCATACATAAAACCCGATGTAAGCCATTTCCTTCATTTGTGCTGTATGTATCTCTTCATGATTTAAGTCTTCTGGTTTTATATTAGCATTCTTTCTTACAAATAAAATTCCAAAGATATTTACTGCTTTATAACCTGGAAAAGGAATAATATTATTTCTTATTATTTTCATGATTTATGTATTTACTTATATCTAATAATCCATTATCATACTCCCAATGATGATTAGGACATAAACCTATTAAATTAGAAATATCGTTAATTTCTGATATTAATGAATCCTCACTAAAATTACTAACTGCCTTTATATGTGCTACTTCCACATGATTGGTATATCCACAAACTATACATTTAGGATCAAGACAATTCTTAAAAAATATTTTTCTTGCTGAATTTTGAATATTAGATCTAGCGTTCTGCCAATTAGAACGTTTTTTAAATAAATCTCCTTTAGTTACAGATAAAATTGGTACAGTATCTAGTTGATTTTGTTTAAGATTTAAATTTATTCCCAAATTCGAACATCTTTTTCTTATTTTATCCCTAATAAATTTAGATCCATGTTTATTATATCCAAGTGAAACTAATATATCTTTCCAATTATCCTTTGTCTTGATAATTTCAATAAAATCATTATCAGATATGAGATCTAATTTACTATTATTAGAATTTTGTTTTTTGTTAGCTATATGAATCTGTTTTCCTTTATTAAAAGTTTCATTAGGATTTATATTTCTTCTCTTAGGTAACACTATTCCTAACTTTTTTGCATTCTTTCTAATAGTATTTCCAGATACTCCATATTTTTTGCCAATTTCTTTATAAGATAAATTTTCTTTAAAAATTAATCTCTCTAATTCATCTTTATTGTACTTATTCATATAATTAAATTTACTACTTCCCGTAATATCAATTAAAGTTCTTTTTTTTATTAATAGAAGAGAGTCTTACTAAATCTCTCTTCTATATTTTTATAAATACAATAAAGAACTTACGATATCACATCGTTAGTATGTATGTAGCAGGAGCTCGATTCGAACGAACAACCCAAGCTTATGAAACTTGTCAGATACCATTTCTTTCATCCTGCGATATATTTTTTTATTAATTATTTTCTTCCTAGTCAACGAAGGGTATATAGGAATTTCCTATATCCCATAAATTTCTATTATTTTTTTTACTTTTGTTGATCTTTCCTCTTTTCATACATCATTTCATAGTACTCTTGAGGAAAAGTTCCAGTCATACAGATATAATTTCCTGTTTTAGCAGACTGAGTAAAATACCACTTAACCGCTCTCTTAAGAGGGTTAAAGATTACTTTCTTAAAAATTGTTGTCATGATTAATTTAGTTTTTATTAGTTAAATTTAGTTGTAATTTATATTTATTTGTTTCCCCTGTGTGAATCGAACACACGTTATGGGATTAGAAATCCCAGGTTCTATCCGCTGAACTAAGGGGAAATTAACTAATAATCACTAAGTCGTTCTATAGAGCTAAACCAATAACTCTATAGATTATATTTTTATTCTTTATTTTTACTTTTTCGATATCTTTCTTTTCTATCACTATTTTTGTTTCTAGATTTATAAGTATCCAACTGAGAATCACAATTAGGACATATCAATCTAAGATTCTCTCTACAATTGTTATTAGCATGTCCATCTACATGATCTAATATAAAAGTAATAGGTTTACCGTTCCAAGAGTCTTCCATACCACAAATCTCACATTTATGATCTTGCTCTTCTAAGATATATTTTTTAGTCCACTTCATACATTCTTTTCCATAGTATGGTTCTGGATCTTTCAAATAATTCTCATATTTTTCTCTAGATTGATGCTCTTGTTGACACTTATTACAACAATAGAGTCCATAAGAAGTTTTCTTAGGAGTAAACTCTTTTCCACAATTCTTACAGATAGCCTTTTCCTTCTTAGAAACTCCTTTTCTAAATGTTTCACTAGAGTTTATTTTCCTTTTCTTAGGTAGCTCTATCCCTAACTTTTTAGCTCTTTTTACAATAGCATAACCAGAAACACTATATCTTCTACCTATCTCTTCATAGGATAGCTTTTCTTCGAAGATTAACTTCTCTAATTCTTCTTTTGTTACATTACTTAATTTACCTTCGTTCATTTTGTGAATAACTAAGTTACTTCCAGTGAATCGTAAACAATACATCTTATTAATTCTATTAAAGAGAGCCCCGTCGAGCTCTCTATCTTTCACAAAATGAATTAATAAGGAATCGATTCATATCGTTAACTTATCGCGGAGATGTAGAGTTCCGACCTCTAATCGTAAAACACGATCGATCTGCTTAGCAGGCAGTCCCTATTCCATTATAGGTTACTATCTCCGTTCCTATTATTTATCTTTCTTTCTAAGTTTCATTCCAGCTGCTATACCTGTTCCAATTAAACCAGCAGTCGTAGCTATTTTTCCAACTCTTCCTGTTCTTTTGGCGATATTTGCATCTTTATTAGATATTAAAGTTTTCTTAAGAGCTTTAACACCTGATTTATAGGCTTCATTATTTTTAGAGGTAGCTGCTTTATATACTTGATCTGCTTTCTTGACTTTTCTTTTGTGGAAAATTAGATCTAAAGCGCTTCCTGAATTAGTTTCACCACGAGCTACTTCTGCTTTAAAATTATTAGCTTTCCTGGTTGAATCAAGTTTCTTAATACCTTCTTTGAGAGCCTCTTTTGCTTTCTTTGATTCCTGACTGGTTATATACTTTTTAGCTCCACGTTTTATTAAATCTGTTGCTCCTATAGTTCCAGCTGTTCCGACTAGTGCAGTTCCAATAGCTTCTCCTACTTTCTTTGGAGTTTCATTATCAGAATCAGAATATATTTTGTTTCGTAGTATTTTCATATCGAGTTAATTTGTTTATAGTTTCCCAGTATTTTTCCTTGTCCCCAGAGAAATATTGTTCTTTTAATAGTCTAATCGATGTAAGATCAGGGAACAGATTATAAATACTCCCAGATTCTTTATTTAAATCCTTTGTTAATATTTCTTCAGTAAACCAAAAAACATCTTCAAAGTAATCCATCATAGTTTACCTTTCTATTAATCCAATCCGCAAGTATCTCTATAATTATTGCCATAATAATATTCTAATTCAAACACTCCATGGATATTAACATAAGAATAGTATATTAATAAATCTTCAGTATTCTTTTTATAAAAATTCAACCCTAAAATACCTCTTACTCTATTTCCAAAATCCAAATCTAATTCATTTAATAGAGTAGAAGACATTAGTTCTCTATTAACTCTAAATTCATTTAAAACTTTATCTCTTATTAAATTTTCTTTAATAATCTTCTCTTTTAAAGAATCTAGATCTAATATTTTTAATGTTTCAGTCAGATTATTTATATTAATAAATATCTCATTATTAAAAAAATTTTCAAATGTACTTATATTATTATATAATCTTTTTAATAAATCTATATATTCCTTCTCATCTCTTATATTAGAATTATTCTCTTTTATTCTAAGTAAAAACTCTAAATTCTCTATTTCTTCTTGCAAAGGAATAATAACTTTTTCCCTCTTCTTAAAAATATTAGAAAATAAATTATTCACGTTTTCTTTGTTTTATCAGTTTTCTTCATTTTTCTGAACAGCTTTCTATTAGTCTTTTCTTTATTTATTAACTCATTTATCTGTTCAGAACTTGCATTCTCTGGGATAGGATAACGATAATGAGGATTTATTGCTGCTACTCCTCTTCTAGAAGGAATCTGTACTAAATTAACTAAAGTATCATTTATATTAGCATCTGCATTTGATTTATAAGTTTCCACAGATAAATCAGCTCTCCTATTTGTCAAATCAAATGTCTTCTTTTTTGCTCCAATCTCTTTTAACAAACTAGTTCCATTATTCCAAGCTTTTCGCTCCTCTATTGGAGTTATTACTCTATTTGCAATATCCCGACCTAATTGTTTCATTACTTCTGGACGATCAAATGTTTCAGGAACTTGATAATATTTAGGCCTTCTATCTGTAGGTCTAAGTAATTTATAATATTTATGAATTGTTCTATCTAATAAACTTCCAGTACGATTCATTTCATGACCCATCTCATGTGCTAGTACATTTGGATTTATATCTCCAGTATACCTTAAGTTAATATGAGATCCACCATTCTGAGATTTTATAGTATTTACAACATCTGAATAAATAGGTGTTGTTGTATTTGGATCTATAGTTTCTAAAACTTTTTTAGCGTCTGTATTTGTAATTTGATAATTACCTGGACTTATACCAAGTGTTTTTGAAAGTCTATTTTCATCAAATATTGAAATATTTAAATCACCAGCTTTAGAATTTAGTTTATTAAAATGAGGACCGTAACTATAATTCATCTCAGATCTATTTAAAGCACGAACTGCTTTTGTATTTCTGGCTGTATTGTTTCTTAAATTCTGAGTCAATTTATTACCAATTGCTCTTCTAGCTTTCCCAATATACTTTTTATATGTTCTACCTAAACCAGAATGATATAAGTCAGATGTAATTCCAAACTCTTTTTGGATATTCACTAACTTACCTTTCTTCTGATATTTCCCTAGAATTTCTTCCCAACTCCAAGAATATACTCTAGATGGGGTTTGTCTAGTTCCAGTTCTATAAGTTCCAATAAGTTTTTCTCTCCCCAAGACTTTAACTGCCGCTATAAATCTGAGCCGAAGTTCTTGTAGATACCAATATTCATCAGGGAGAACTAATGCCTTCGGAGATTCTATTATTCCAGGTTTTATTAATGAATCGGCTCTTCCCATTAGCGGCTTGTATATATAATAAGTGGCTCCTTCTATGTTCGTATCCTCTCCCGGAACTGCTGATATTCCTGAAAGTGCTGATCCTACATCTGGGTACAAATTAATTTTCGGTTTTATATATTCTCCATCTAAGTCTGGTCTTGATGATATATAGAACAGATCGGAGACACTTTTTGTTTTTCTTTTTATTATCATATGAACATAGTATCAATTTTATAAAGAACTAAAAAGAAGAGGTCGGAGCTAAATCCCGGGATACAAAATTAAGTAACCTACTTAACCCATCTCCGCAGCAACTTTAGCGCCGAACCTAATCCCTGAAAACAATTATTATCTTAAAAAATATAATATCGATTTCTTAGCATAAAAGGAAGAATCTGTGTCCATTTATATGTGAGAAATAAACAAATTATTAACAACTATGAAAAAGAATTTACTTAGTAGAAAACTAATCGCTATTAGTAATATATGGATATGAAAAACAAAATTATTACCACGTTTTGGAAAGGAGGGAAGGACACAGATTCTCCTTATATTTCATGTATAAGGCTTACATTGAATTTAACATCAAAAAAGTGGGTTATTTTAGCTCATTTTAGGGTAAAAAATAGTAAAAAACATCAAAAATAACCCACTTTTATTTTTTATCTCCGAAATTGATGGAAATTTGGTAACTTATTTATGAGGACAAAGGAACCCATTATTATACCTTCCGTTCACCATTACGCACAGCTTCAGGTTCACTCCAGGGCCCTACGGGCTCTAGATT